CAGCACGGATACCGCGTCCAATGATAGCCAATTCAGGAACGTGTAGCATTGTAGCATTCACCCATGAGAACTTGGATGTATGTCCGAAGTGTGGTGCAATATTCTTGTTCAAGATAGTGGGTATAAATCCTATGATGCAGTTGCAAACGGTATGGATAAAACTTCCAACGAAACAGTCAGCCTTGGTACCGGGAACAGAAAACAATTTGAAGTCAGCTTTAGAACATGCCAGAACGTTAGATGAGATAACAGGGAGGAAACAGTAATGGTAACGATTAAGAAAGTACATATTCCTAGTGTTGAGGAACAAGTTGATATTTTGGAAGAACAGCTTAGAAAAACAGTATATGAACTTTATAAACTTGCTAGTGGTAAGCATCGTTTCATTCCGTTGAAAGGGAAAATAGTAGTGCGCGTCCTTCCGAAAGACATGATTACGTCCGGAGGGATCCTACTTCCAGACACAGCTCAAAACAAAGTTGTATATGAAAGTATAGTTATATCAGTATTTGAGCCGTGGGTAGAAGAACGGCAAGTTAAGAGAAACGGTAAGATGGAGACAGATTATATTCACCATCGTTGTCCAGTTCAAGTAGGAGATAGAGTTGCTTTTCCGCATTATATTGGTATGCCAGTTGGAAGTTACTTGGACGATAAGTACTATCGTATTATCAATGCAGCAGAAGTGTTGGGTGTAATCTATTTTGATGGTGATGAAGACGTTAAACGTATATTGCGTGAGAGCATGGTTGATATGAAATCTGTTACTACTTCTGGGGCATCAATTTCTCGTGGTTCTAATCCCGATGAGGTGGCTCGGTAGTTATGGCCGGCATTTCAAAAATTAAACGCCGTATTAGATTAGATTTTCCTCGCTATGGTAAGTATTTAGTATTCAAACGTTTTCTTAAATTAGTTCACTTTGGGGAGGAAGATGAGTGTTGGGAATGGCAAGGATCAATTCGTGATGATGGATATGGTTATTTTTGTTGGACAGAGAAACATATTCAGTATGCACACATAGCTTCGTATGAGTTGTTTGTTGGTAGAAGAAAAGGTTTAGATGTATGCCATTCTTGTGATAATACTAAGTGTGTTAATCCATATCATTTGTGGTTAGGTACCCATACCCAGAATATGCAAGATATGTTGCGTAAAGGTAGAAGAAAAACGTTATACGGTATAGATAATCCCAGTTCAAAGCTGACAAAAGAAGTTGTGGAAAAGATTAGATATTTGTATAATGAAAAACATTATACACAAAAACGCCTTGGTAAAAAGTTCAGTGTTACCCAGGCTAATATTTGGAATATTGTGCATAACAAGACATGGGCATAGGCCTTTCACCACCAACGTTACAACGCCCCCCTGTTCCTTATGGCTTTTCCCGCTCGCGTTCTGCATACACAGGCCCCGATCCAAAGAGAGTACAAGATCAGTTATTCCTACTCCAGTCTATGTGGCAGAACTACGGAGCGAAAGAGTTCATGTTCCGTTTCTGTTGGATTCAGAAAAAACCACATAAGGAAGGTGAAGACACTTTACTAAGTAACGAGCTGAAGTTCTGGAACAAGAACCTAGTCCCTTTCCTGATGAATAATATTCAGCAGGATATCGAGAAACGACTTGGAAAGAGAAACATATTCCTTAAGCCTAGACAAGCCGGGTATACCACCTACACCGCCCTACGTAGAATCTTCATTCCCTGCATTCTTAACCCGGGTGAGAATGGGTTACTTATCTCCCGCAACGGGACGACAGCCACTGACTGTTTCATAATGCTGAAACGTTGTCTCCAGCATTTCGCTGAAGTCAATCCATTCGATAAGGCACAGAATTCCTTTGCACGAGAATTGAGGCGGCATTTACTTCACACGACGTACTCTAATCGTAGAGAATTAGTGTTTGACGCTATAGACGTTGCCATACGTTGTGCCAGTGCAGAGGACACAGAAGCCGGTCAAGGCTATACTTATTCTCACGTAATGGCAGATGAAGTCGCACGTTGGGAACATAATCCAGAAGAAACAATGTCCAATATGAAGGCCGCAATTCCAGATGAAGGAACACTGGATCTTGTTTCCACAGCAAATGGATTTGGTGGGTATTTCCACGAAGAGTGTCAGCGTGCGATGGATACTGGAAAAGGGTACCGTGAGTTTGTTTTCCATTTCCATAGCTGGAACATGCACGAAGAATATCGTGAAGCCACACCGATCGATTCTAAGACGTTAACAAAAGAAGAATTGCTATTTATCGGTGCCCAAGAGAAACTTGGTCATACCGTCGACATGTACCAGATGCATTGGCGGAGGAAAACAAAGGAAGCGTTTCGCCATGAGTTCGATGAGAAATACCCGGAAGATTCCACGACCTGTTTCTTGAGCACTGGTGGAGCCTTCTTTGACAGTGAAGTGGTTCGGTACCGTTACCAGGAACTATTGGTATACACTCCCCATGAAGTCCACCCGAAGTTGGAAATATACAGGAAAGAACGTCCGCATCGTATGTACATTATCGGTGCTGACGTTGCATCGGGAATCGAAGTTGGCACCGGAAAACTAGACTGGAGTGTTGGAGAAGTCATCGACCAGGAAACAGGAGAACAGGTAGCAGAATATCGTGACCAGGTTTTGCCGGAGGAATTTGCGTGGGATCTGGCAGTGTTGGGTCGCAGGTATAACGATGCGTTGATTGCAGTAGAACGTAACAACGAAGGTGGTGCGGTAATCCTCACGTTGGAACGTGCAGAGTCGTATATGAACCTGTACAAGCATATTGATTGGACTCTTGCCGGGTATTGGAAGAACGTTAAGGCGGGGCATTCCGACGATGGGACTACAGGCGGAGGCAGGATGCGTGAAAAACTCGGGTTTCCCACCACCGAAAAAACCCGTCCTCTTGCATTGAATCGTGCCAAGGAATACGTCGCTTCGTTTCCCAACAAAATCTATAGCGTTGGCCTGCTCAAAGAAATGACAACGTTCGTTCGCAACCAAGAGAAAAGAGGAAGACCAGAAGCCATGCCCGGTTGTCACGACGATAGGGTTTTGTCCTACTCCATTGCCCAAATCGTCCGCCAAGTACAACTTGGGTATTTGGTGCCTGAGCATATTCGTCGCGAGAAGTATGGTGAGATTCCACAAGAGTGGAAACCGTCCACAGATTAATCCTCTAAACACCTTATAATTCCTGATTGTAATTTTCCATTGCACGTTTCTGTATAATATCATATAATGAGCAATGCACGAAGTGTATCAGCCAGGCCGTCACAAAGCCTGGGATTTCTATGTATGGAGGTTGTATGCATTGGCTACAGTTTGAACAGTACAAGCAAGCTTGGTTGTTGAGAAAATTCGCTCCAGAGCTTCATCACGGATATTTAGCGTTGATGAAGTATTGGTTTCTGGAGCCGGGAAGATGAAGAAAAACAAACCACGTCGTAAGCGCCATAAGATTCCACGCATACCGCGGAAGATAGAGAACTATTTCTGTACTGCTCCGTCGTGTATGCGTGATCACTATCGTGGACTAACTCCAAAACGGAAGTTTGCTCGTCATTACATTCTGTATCGGCAGAAAGAAGCAAAGTTGGCACCCAAGACATCGTCGTTGCCAAAAGAACTGCCAGCAGTAAGCTTCACCGGAAAGACAATCCATCTTCATCCGGAGAAACGGTCGGAGAAAATAGAAAAGGTAATCCGATTTCTCAAGCATCGTGTAGTCGGTCAAGACGACGCCGTGGAATCGTTTGCCAATCTAGTGGCCAAGATCGATGCCGATATCTGTGACCCGTACAAGCCGAGAGGCATTTACCTGCTTCTCGGTCCGACCGGAGTGGGCAAGACGAGAATTGCAGAAGCATTAGCCGAGTACTATTTCTCCAGTCGTACGAAGATGGTGAAATTCAACTGTGGAGAAATGGCAACGATGTTTTCCTTCCGCAAATTCGGGGACAGGTTGTTTACCGACGAAAATATTTCCCTTTCCACTAACACGGGAAAACCGTTGGGTATTCTCCTGCTGGACGAAATCGAGAAAGCAACTGTATTGCTCTACAAGTTGCTTATGGGAATACTCGACAGAGCCTCGCTTCGTATAGACGATCAAGACGTCGATCTGAGCCATACCGTTGTAATCATGACGTCAAACCTTGGCTCGGAAGACATAATGAATATCCTGAAAGAAGCGAAAGGAAAGTTGGCACCGGATGTACAGAAGAAAATGCGTCGTGCCTCGATAGAAGCCGCGAGACAGAAATTCACCCCAGAATTCTTTAACCGGCTTGACGAGGTACAGGTATTTAATCCTCTTTTGCATGACACGTTGCAGAAGATAACGCAGATGGAAATTAGTAATGTTGAGCAGCGTTTGATCGCACACGATATCCGCATCCAGTGTACAGACCTTGCCACAGATATGTTGTTGAAAGAAGGAACGGATGTAAGATATGGTGCCCGCCACTTGCGGCGTACCATCGAAAAGATGATCGTGCAGCCGATTGCCCACATGATCGCTTCCGGAGAACTTGAACAGCATTCGCGAGTCCGTATCATCGCGAAAAGCAGTGGATTGGCATTCCGGAAAGTGGTCGATGGGAAATAGCTGAAATTCCAGTAAACACTAGTGCTTTTAATTATCGATCACTCCGGACCCCTATAAACACAGTGAAAAATAATCGTTTTTTCTCTTGTATTTAATTCCCGATTCCACTACCATAAGACCATGCACGAAGTGTATAAAGGGCATCCGAAAAAGATGCCCTAAACGTGCGAATATGGATGTAGAAATCAACGTGAAAATAGGAGGCAGTATGACAAACAAACAACGTGCAAAAGCCGATGCAGAATACGAAGCAGAAAAGATTGCCGAGATCAAGAAACTGAATGTTGGAGACCACGTGAAAGTTACGTACTGTGGTTCGACGTTGTACAAGTGGAGCCGTGCAATCGTTACAAGAATCGGTCGAAAGTATGCCTATGCAGAAAGTTTGCAGGGCGGTAGTGGAACAGTTTCCACCGTCGGTTTCATTCGTTTTGTGAAGCTGTAAAAGTTTGGCACCTGACTCACGTAGTTTCGTGGAGGAGTTATGGACCTGAGCAATATCACTCTAAACGGAGAAGCACTAACTTCGGCGTTAGTGAGCAATCTCCACAGTCGTCCTAGCCGGCAATATGTGAGTGAAGAGGAAAAGTTGATGCGAGCCGTTCGTGTACATACCACCACCAAACGTTGGAACAGCAGCCGTTCCCGTAGTGGCAAGTGTCGTATCGTGATGGCAAACGGCGTGTTCGTTGGGAAAGTTGGCACCGCGTGACGCAGGAAGAGATTAGACGTGAAGCAGATAAGATCATCGAGATGTATTTTGATGGTCTTATCACGAAGGAAGATTTTGCAGTGATGTTTGTGAACCTTGCACAGAAGTTGCAGTAACAAAAAAAAAATCAAAAGGAGAAAATGGAAATGTCAAGCAAATCGAAGCATTCGTCGAAGTCTGGATCGAGCAAGAAGTCAGTGAAGTCCGCCAAGTCAACCACCAGCAAAAAGACCAAGAAGGTTGTTCCCATCGTCGACGCGTTGAAGGTGGATTGCCCCGAGAAGCGTTGCGGTTCGAAGAAGGGTCACCGTTGCGTTTCAATTCACTACAACAAAGGTGCAAAGCGGAACAATCCCCACCGTGTTCGTATCCAGCTCGCGTTGAAAAAGTTGGCACCGGCCAAGACGAAGAAACACGCTGCGTAGTTGTTGTGGTGAGTGGGGTGCGAATACTATAAACGCACAAATTTCTTACGTGAGGTGTTTCTATGGAGCGTCTAGTTCAGGACCCGCGTGTTGATGCTCGTATCCAGCAACGCATACAGCAATGCGCTCAGGAACGTGTCGTTGAGTTTCACAATCGCTTGCTTCGAAACGTTGAAAAACTCACGTGCGATGTTCCCCAGACAGATGCAGCCATTGAACGTTTAATGACAAGTTACGAAGAAGGCGGCTCTCGTGAACTCCGAACGTTAACAAAAGTTTTGTGGTTGGAGTTGCAGCAGGTTGTTAAAGCCGTTCAAAACGCGAAGTAGGAGGTCCGTATGACGTATAGTGAAGACCGGTTGAGTCCGAAGTTGCAGGAGCTTATCAAACGAAGTTTTTGTCCGGAGTGTGGTGGAGTGTTCTTTGCCGGCTCAACACTCTCGTACGAGCATCGTGACGCTATTTGTTCGATGCGTTGGGTTAATCAGCAGTGGGTTCCAGCCGATTCGCCCGAAGCCATTGCCAAACAGAAAATAGTAGATGGGTTGAGAAATCAGTAGTACAAAATTCAGTCGTGTGGAGAAAAACATGAAAAAGTCACGTAAGTCGGAAGATGTCAGCCTCAACGTAATTTGCCCAGTCTGCTCTGCGTGGAAGAACAAGCCATGCGTCCATACCAAAGGTGCCAGAAAAGGAAAGCGTCGGGAAGAATCCCACAGTGATCGTACTCGTCTTGCCCGTGTCAAGTTGTCCTCGTCGGCAAAAGAGAAGTTGGACAAAGCCGACCGTGAGGTAAAGAAGGAAGACCGTCGTTCAGCTCGTGCGAAGTCCCGCAACGAGAAAGCATCCAAAGCCAAAGAGCGTCTCACCGACGAGCAGCAAGAAGTTGTCGATGTAATCAACGAAAAGATTGAAGTCCTCGGCAAACACGCCCAGTTTGTCGGACCAGTCAGCGTCGGTCCAATCATCAGCACGTACCGCTACCTTCCCCTCGCCAGAACGAAAGTCGCCCACCTTGAAAGTATCCACAAAGACGTAGCCGTAGCCCTCGGAGCCGAAGCCGTTCTGATCAAGAGAATGCCCGGTGAGTCCGCAGTCGGTTTCTTTATTCCCAACAAAGAGCGACAGATCGTGCAATTCCGCGACACGTTGAGTCATGCCGTGGAGTTTATGCAAGACGCTCGTGATCATTCCGAAGACAAAAATTGGCACCTGCCGATTCCCGTTAACTTCGGTATCACGGCAGATGGTGAGCCGTACGTGGACGATTTGACGTCACTTCCACACCTGTTGATCGCCGGAACGACCGGTGGCGGAAAGTCTACGTTATTGCACGCAGTTGTGGATACGGTTTGCTGGACGATGTCGCCGGACGAAATCAAGTTGATTATCTCCGACACGAAAGGTGTGGAGTTCAAGCATTTTGACGCTCTTCCGCACCTGTGGCATCCGATTGCGACCAATCTGTATCACACGATGAACTATCTCCAGAATGCGATTGACGAAACACAAGACCGGCTGGATAAGTTCGGTATGCAGGGCGTTCGCAACATTCACGAGTACAATGAACGGCAGCCAGCAGAAAAGAAAATGCCGTACATTATCATCGTGATCGACGAACTCGCGGACCTGATGGGACCGAGTCTGGAACGTAGTGAAGCGAAAATGAACAGTGACAAGCTCAGCACCGTTGTCGCTCGTTCTCGTGCGAGTGGTATCTATTGCATCGCGGCCACTCAACGTCCAGACGTGAAGCAGATCAAGGGAAGCATCAAAGCCAATTTCCCCGCGCGTCTCAGCTTCCGGTTGCCGTCGTTGGCAGATTCCAAGACGATTATCAATACGAAAGGTGCCGAAGGGTTGATGATGAAGGGAGACATGCTTTACATGAGCTCCACGTCGCCAGAACTGAAAAGGTTGCACGCTCCTTACATGACGTTGGAAGAATCGAAAGACATGATTACCATGATCGTCAAGCGTCATGCCGTAGAAGAGACAATGGAAAACGTGCTCGGTAAAGTTGGCACCGAGCAGAAAGCGTCGGTGAACTAATCGTGATCACGAATCTATTGGATGCAGATTACGCTGAGATGGAACGTGACTACCACAATCAAGAGTTCCTGTTCAAGCATCCACTACTCTACCGGGTGGTGGATGCTTATTATACATTGAAGTCTCGTGTGTTGTTCTACACAGTGTGTAAGTTGAAGGGACACGACTTGGTTGATAACGGCTACGCGACACCTGACAGTGGTTGTATCCAGATGGATTGCAACCGTTGTGGTTATTCGTGGCCAACACATTGGTTGTACTAGGAGGAGACATGGAAGAAGTCTTGGGTGTATTGACGCTGCCGGAGATCAGATGTATGTTATCCGATACTTCCCTTCCAGACTCCCTGCGAAAAGAGCTGGAAGAAATGTTACGTGAACCCGAACCAGAAATGGAGCGAGACAGGAGATGATCCACTTCGACGCAGAACGCATCCGGATGGTCTTGGAGAAACCGGAAGGTAAGCTAAACGGTTATCCACACTCCAAGATCATCTGGAAGATGTTACAGGGCTTGTACAAGCGTCAGACGAGTATGGAGAAGGAAGTACAAGCCACAATCGTTGACAATGGAATGGGATTCAATGGCTACGACGGGAACTTTCTAACCGACGTAGCACAAAAGTCTCTCAAGTACAAGAACCTTACTCCAGCACAAACGAAAATAGTAGCAAAGAAATTGAAGAAATACGTTAAGCAGTTAGTCGAAATAGCAAACGAGCACCAAGACGTTCCCGCTCCTTTGCCAAAACGTTCTAGTAAACGTGTACCGGAACAACAAACGTTCGAAGACATTCTGGAGGCTTAGTGCAGACATTTCTTCCGTATGCTAGCTTTCAAAAGTCAGCCGCGTGTCTAGACAACAAAAGACTTGGAAAACAACGAGTCGAAGCCATGCAGATACTTAACGTGCTGCAAGGTAAATCGAAAGGCTGGCAGTATCATCCAGCTGTGAAAATGTGGAAAGGATATCAGCCAGCTCTTCGTTACTACCTGCGTTGTATGATTCAAGAGTGGAAACACCGTGGGTATAAAAATACGATACCTATTCCACGCAATACCCAGGTACGTTTTCCGCCTTTTGTTGGAAACAAGAAGTTTCATCGTTCGCATAGAAGTAACCTGTTGAGAAAAGATAAGCTGTACTACAGCCAATTCAAGTGGAAGGTTCCAGATAATCTTCCATATATTTGGCCTAAACGTTAGCAATACTGGAGGCTTAAGATGACAAGATTAGTCGGTCGTATGGACAATTTCCCACCGGGTCATCCACATGGAGTCAGTCACGAAGAGCCAGGTGGTGAGATATACGAATGTGATCCCTGCAACTATATGTTGCGAAAAGAGGAAGTCAAAGCACACGAAGCGAGCTGGCAACACAAGAAAGCCGTCAAGTTGTTTCCAGCTGACCCGAACATACACCGTGCCCAATGCGACAAGTGCGGTGAACCAGCCACGCATATCGATACAGATGAGTCGGTGAATTTCTCGCTTTCGTATTGTGACAATTGCCACATGTAGAAACGATCAACCAAATCTGTATAATATACTGAGAGGAGAATTATGCCAGCTCTAACATTTGCGGAGAAGAAGCTGCTGGCGACGTTGACAGAGAACTATGCCGTCGCCCCTAACGAAACATTGATGGATTGTTTCCAGCGTTTTGGTAAACAAGAATTCCAAGACGTCTTGCGTATTATCCTTCCCCACCATCTTGTCGATGTTTCCATGCGTATGGCGATACGGCGTTGTATTTTCAAGCAGAAAGAAAAAGCAGCCCAAGAAGCGTATGAGTTGTGGTGTGAACAAGATACGTCGAAAGCGTTAGATGCAGCTGAAGGGATATTTCTATGAAGCTATCCACAGAAGTTATCTCCCAGTTGAAGTCATTGCGCGATGAGATCAAGAGTAAGCAAACGGAAGAAAAGAAACTGTGTGAGCGTATCAAGCGTGCAATGAAGTTGCAAAAACTTAAGGTATTCAACCCGAAAGATAGTGAATGGAAATTTCTTTACACATCTTTCAAGAGAACGAACGTAAGTTGGCACCAAGAGTGGGAAGTTGTCGCGCGGAAGCTGTGGGGCAAGCGCTGGAAGTCGTACGAGCGGCGGTTAGAAAAAGAAAACCGAGTACGGCAGGTTTCGTTGAACATTGAAAAGAATGAGAAATTCAAAGGAGCAAAGTAATGTGCAATGCCTTTAGTTGTATCGTTGCCAGAAACGCTGCAGTCACGTGGAAGTTTGGAGTTGACTCGCACACCGATCTTTTGGAATTGGCCAAGTTCAAAGACGAAACTTCTGATCCTATGTTGATGGAATTTGCCCGTGTTGAGATAAGTCCGAAGAATAACAATTACCTTGCTCCAGATATATGGGAGTTGAAAGTCGATCAGGCTATTACTCCTGCGTGGTTCAATGGAAAACACAAAGAGGCTGCGTTAGCAGTCCACAAGAAGTGGGAAACGAAGCTGTATAAGATTTTGGTAAAGAAGCAAATTGTTCATCCGTTCAAGATAACTCCCCCAGTAATTACGAAGCAACATATTCAGTTGCTTCGTAAATGGGACAGCGTGAGGGCCAGCGTGAGGGCCAGCGTGGGGGACAGCGTGTGGGCCAGCATGAGGGCCAGCGTGTGGGCCAGCGTGAGGGCCAGCGTGAGGGACAGCGTGTGGGCCAGCGTGGGGGACAGCGTGTGGGCCTATATTGGATCGTTTTTTAAGATACCAAAGTGGAAGTATATCAAACATCCACGTGGGCAGTACCCATTTGGTCCAGCCGTACAGTTGTGGATGTTGGGTCTTGTTCCTAGTTTCGATGGAACGACTTGGCGGCTACACGGTGGTCCGAAAGCTGAAGTGTTGTTCTCTATAACGAAAGAAGAGTTACAAGGAAAGAAAAATGTTAAAGCGTGAAGCTTTCCACGTCGGTATAGTAAACCTACTCCAGCTACAAGTAAAACTGGAACGTCCACCGAAACGGAAGTATATAAAAGATTATGTTCATACACTAGTAAAGGAGGCAAGCTTACGCGAGGATCCTAGACGACACTATTTTGAGTTATTAGCAACGTGTGCATTGATGGGAGTTGAGTCGATGTATAATGCATACCACCCAAGGAGGAAACATGGCAGTAAAAAAGAAAACAGAAGTTAATTGGGAACTTAAGTATGCTGAACAAGTTGCTGCGTTGAATCGTAAAGTACGTAAGTTGCAGAAAGAGAATCGTGAACTACGTGCCAAACTAGCAAAAGAAATCAGTACCCACATGCCAGATGTAAATGAGCTCTTAGTTGCAGTAGAAGAAACAGAAGTTACCGAAACCACAACCGAAAAGGAGAACTAATGAAGACTGGAAACGTTGTTGCAATCGAGAAATTGGAAACAGAAGAAAAAGAAACGAAAGCTAAGACAGACAAGAAGTATCTCAACCGAGCGGACAAGATTGTCCGGCGATTGGATAATGCTCTCACCGAACTGGTAAAGATCCAGCAAGACGCGAGAGAGTTGGAAAGTCAAACCGAAATTCCTTCCACAGAAGTCAACGACAAGGACTACGATCGCATTACCGAAGTCGCCGATGTACTCGAAGGGGCAACGAAGATTCTCTACCATCTTTGTGCCAGAATGTCCCGTAAGTATGTGGGTAAGGAAATCGAGCCAATCGATCAGTCAAAACGGAAATCGCTTAAAGAAAAGTGAGGTGTCTCTGTGAACCTTCGACTTCGACGATGAAGACTACGAAGATCCACACCCAATAGTATTATCGTGGGACGAATCCTAGGACGTTTAATGAAAGATATGAAGACTATACCAGCTTCGTATTGATTACCCACGTGGCGCATTCCAGTGCGCCAGCTGCATTCAAAACGATGTCTGCGATTAGAAAGAATGCATGTAAGGCCGCCGGACAATCACTGAGTGCAGCTGGAGCAGTTGAATAAAGGAGGAGTATGGATAAACGTGCAAAGAAATCAAAACTTAAGTTGAGCATTGACTTCCAGATACATAAACCAGTATTAACGCATCGTCTGCGGCGTCAGTTGAAAAAGTGTTTACTGAAAGTGAAGCTTACCAATGAACAGATACAGGATAAAGTTAACTCTCAGGCAAAAAGACTAGAACGTAGAAATAGCATGACACCCGAAGAGAAACGTCAACGTCGTATAACACTTCGTTCCAAAGGTGGTATTCATCCAAAATTTTCCGAAGAACGAGCACGTGAACAATTACAAAATCAAATGAGAGGAGTAAAGCTATGAAAGATATCGTTGTACCATTTTTCTTGTTGATAGTAATGGTAGTTGTAGTGGTACAGTCAATCACTTACCTAGAAACGTTTATTAAACAATCATTATTGGCACAGTAAGGAGTCTTATGACACCAGATGAGATACGTAAGTTGGGAACGAATCAAGCCGGTAAGTTGGAAGCTTACTTTGTTCTCTTGCGTGAAGCGTTGGCCCAGTTTGCCGAGTTTGTACAAGAGTACAAGAAACAGGAACAACCGTCAGTATTCAAGCGTGTGTTTGGGCGAGACGTATAGGAGAGATAATGATTCGCTTCTGTACTTGGTATATTTGCGATCTATGCAACAAACCAATTATCGACGCTCCTGTTGTCGATCCAAAAGCTGGCTACCATCCGTGGCCGGCCCAGTTGCCGGAGAACGCCAGACAGTTGTCAGCACGTCAACCGCGAGTAACGTATCACGTTGAGTGTGCGAAACAAGTATTCAAGCACATGAAACGTGAGAAGCGTTACAAGCATGTACCCAGTGACGTGAGAGCCGCTGCCGATCGTATATTCAAGCGGATAAAGAAAAAGAAATATACGCTTGAAAAGTTGGCACTCCGGTACAAGAGAAAAATCAAGCTTGACATAATCAAGAAAGCGCTTCGTGTCTTGCGACGAGAAGAGAAGATACGAAAGCGTAAAGGAGGTTACGTTGCACGATAGAAAAGTACCAGTCTCAATTCGCCATACGAACTATATTCGTAGGTGTAAAGCCGAATCTGAGTTGCACGATGGGATTGCAGCTGTCGAAAAGAAATACAAGTTGACGATCTTTGAGTTGATTCAGTTGTTGACAAAGATTGTAGTCGGCTTTGTTGGAAATGGGATTGAGCTTGAAGAAGAGGAGGCGTATGCTACGCAAGAAAACAAGAACGAAACGAGTACGTCCAGCAAAACCGATAGCTCCTCCAAGACCTAAGAGACCACACCGTGGAGAACTCATACGTATCTACAAAGGATACCTTACCAGTGACATAGGCCAGCGTATCCAGGTTTTAGTCAGAGCCTTGGACTGGTACGATAAAGCCTACGTGTACGTAAAGTACAAAAAAGAATCAGGTGTTGGATTCAGTCGTGGTCAGTTGGGGTATTTGAATGAGATGCTGCGAGCTCGTTCAAGAGCTTTAGAGATAAAATCTCCATTAGCCAAATTACCATTGTACACTGTTGCAATTGTATCTTATGAGAAAGTATTGAAGTCATATAAACCACCGTTGTTCAGTAAAGTCAATCGCTTGTTCAACCGGAAAGAGAAAAAACTTTCCGTAAGACGTGAGAAGCTGACCGACAAGTACGATCGCTTTATCACGATGCTGCAAGACATGCTCAAACCAGTCACGGTAGAAGATAAGAAATTGGTCCTGCAAGTCGACAAGTTAAACGCTCCGTACAGTCTAGACGCGGAAGGGCATCTAACATTCGACAGGAAGTTAGTCGTAGGCCTGAAAAAGACAGCACGCTCGAAAGGAGTCCTGCCAGCAGTATGTCAGTTGCTTCCAGTCTTATCCGAAGCCGCTTCACAGGAAGTTGAGATAGACAATTTGGGATATCAAACAGGAAGACGAATAGTGAATAATAGTAGACGTTACCAAGCAGTGTTGGTGTTGTTGAACAACCTTATCCAGTATTCGATGACGCCCGATGGGCCGAGAACTTTAGTACGTAGAGCGAAGGAGGAGAAATGATATTGCCGGATAATGTATTCAACAAACGTCTTAGGATAGCAGCAACTAGTGCTGCTGAAACTATAGTTTCTAATGAGTTGACAAGTACACGTTTAGCTCATTACTCTTGGTCTACACTTCCAAATGAAGATAAACAGTTTTTAGTTGAGACAATAGTGCAGTCGATTCGTGTCCAGATGCATAAACCATTTAAGTGTAGGGAGGCACAATGAAGGTATTATTTACTAGTCACAATTTGATAGGCGACGGCCTTTACGTTGGGCCATCATTACGCGAATGGATAGAACAACAAACACAACCAGTTGATGTGTGGATGTCAACGCTTCCAGATCACGTCGCGTGTTTGTATGAAGGTATGGTACGCGATTTGTGGAATCCGGGAACGTTAATTCATACATTCGGAACAGTATTCAATCGGCCAGAAGGAATTACTTTCGATTTTGAACACGTTTTCGACGTCAACAAAGCATTCATCGTAAGTCGCGATAAACAACAGCACCTAGCACGAAGTTATGCTGATTTGTTGGGCGTAAAGTTGGCACCGGGCAACGAAGCAGTAAAGCCTATTTATATTCCAGATACAACCGCTCAAGGAAAATGGATGGAAGGTCCACATGAACCATTAGGTTTATTAGCTGGTTGTATTATCATTTCCATGTTCTCTGCCAGTTGTGAGAGCCGTGACAAGAATACTCCCGGCCTCCCACCTAATAAAATGCTTCCCGTTCCAAAGTGGTTACCAATGTTGCGTTTGTTGAAGAAAGAGTTTCCCGATGTACCGATCCGCTTCGTTGGAGCACCAACAGATATACTACCAGATGGCTTTGACAAGTTTGGAGATGCAATGTTTGGTATCCCACTAAATCGGTTAATGTTAATTCTCCAGAAAGCCGCGTTGCTCGTGACGATTGACAATGGCGTTAGCCACATGGGAGCGTCCCAGGAAACACCTACCTTTCTTATGTATCCTCGTTGCCTTGCTCCTTACTACATTTTACCTGTTGGTAATCCAAACCTTTCGTGGTGTCACATTGACCCAGTATACGTAAGCCCGGCACAGTTGGAGTTTCAGTTGAGTAAAACAATTCAAAAGTTGAAGGAGAAACAATGCCGTTAGCACGTAAAAACCACTCCAACCACCAAAACCACTATAAACGGAAAAGTATTCGTCTCAAACCACGTAAACGCAGGCAAACAGCATCGTACAACCCACTCCCAATCAAGTATTCGTGTTCAGTATGTGGGATTGAGCATTCTTACTTGTGTGATTGTGGTTGTCATCACGAATCACATCCATTTGGACAAGGGTGTAAGTTCCATCCAGAATGCGAACGGTACAGTCAAAAACATCAACGTGTAGTCGGTGAGACCGATGAACAGTTCAACGAAAGAATCTTGAGTCCTAGGAGCCGAAGATGACAAGTGAAAAGATTCGTAAGTTGGAGTTTGAATCAGACGAGTCATATGTAGCTACACACGAAGACTTTAAGTGTTCCATGCTCCAGGAAATAGCTGCCCAGTTAGCCGAGTTGAATGAACACTTCCGCAAAGCCGACGAATCCGTATTCGGTGTAAAGGATAGAAAAGAATGAGTCTAGATAATTATTGTAAATTTCGTGTATTCAAAATATCAAGATATCGTTGGGCAGCTATTGTAATCGAAACAGATATAATCGTGGTACGATGTGGAACTTGGGCAAGAGCTGTAAAACAAGCCATTAAGTTTAAAGCTGTTCAACATAGAACAAACGGACGCGGATGGAGTATGTCGAAAGAGTTAGAAGTGATCAACGCCAAAAATTGGGCTAAATATGAAAAAGAAGAAACTTAAGTTGTGGAGTAAGAAGAAACCGAAGAAGAGTAAATGGAAACGTCCGGCTGCCGGAGTAAAGCCTGGTGGTCCGACAAACCAGATAAGCCCCCACGCTGGTCCACGCTTTCACGTTGGGTATGTATACGACAAGCTCAAGTATACAGTCCTAACAATCAATCAGATGTCGAAAGTAGACCGGGAAATAGTCATTGGCACGTTGAAGACAGTCACGACCGGAGCACACGCCATGACGTTGCCGAATACTCCGGGTTGGAGAACGGAACGTCTGGACATGTTGGGACGAGCATTGGTTGTTTCCTATCACGGTATAGAGGTCGCTGTATTCTTTAAGCGTCAGTTGTCCGAAGTACGGTTACACCCAGGTGATCGCTTCCCAGAGGGTTGCCTTCAAGAATCAGAAGATGCATGGCAGCGATTGGATTTGTTGGGACAGAGTGCGAAGAAAGCAAACCTAGTTCTTACCACCCAGTTGAAACGGTTGGAAGAAGAAAATAAGTTGATGAAACAGCAAGTCAGTACGGCCGATGAGTTGGTACAAGCCGTAGAACACGAGAACAGAAGATTGAAAGCTGAGTTGGAGAAAAAGCACAAACGGAGGAAACGATAATGGATGTACCAAATGTTATATGTACAATACGAGAGGGTGGAGTTGAGTATACACTTCACGCACATAGTGCAACGATGTTGATTTCATTGTTGGAGACGTTTGTTGCATCTAAAGATAAGAAATTTGCGCGTGAGGCTTTATGTACACAATTAAAAGTGTATATAAAGGATCGTTATGGGGCAACTGTTCCGATTCCACTTAGTCAGGTAATATATGAGAATGCGTTAGGGAAGAATCCAATTGACAACCATACCCAGAACGTACACGAACATCTTGATAGTAAGGAGGTAAAGTAATGCCTTGTAGCAGTGATGGATGGCCAAGCTCTGATACATATCGTGAGTTAGAAAATGCAACTCAAGCCGCATGTGAATTAGCACGAGCTATTCGCAGTACTAGAGTTGGGTCTACGCTTTGGGATGAGCTCTCAAAGAAAACAAAGAAGTGGGTAGAACGGCATGATCGCATTGATCGTCAACGTATCAAACGTGAGAAAGAAGAGAAACGAAGAAAGAAGTTGAAGAAGCAAGCGTTGAAGAAACTATCCAGAAAAGAACGAGAAGTTTTAGGAATAGGAGAATGAAAGTGGAGATAGAACATAAGATTGAACATCTAAAAAGAAATAAAGAGGAATATTTTCATTACCATTTCCGCGATAGAGTAATTGGTGTTATGACGTTGTATGCAAAACAGGGTTGGAATATAATCAGTTTGCAGTTTGTTTCGTTGGGATCATCAGATGAAGCTTTTATTACAATGCAGTTTAAGAAGAAGGAGACATAATGCCCCACGTTACGTTGAAGTTAGAGCAAGACAAAGACTGCAAGCATGTAGTACGTTTCGCCTCTGATGAAGAAGATTTGTTGTTTACGAATATCTACATCAGTAAGGAACAAGCCAAAAAGCAGTTGAAGGTAAAGGACCTAACCAAGGCGAAAGCCGTAGAGGTGACTGTGAGGGTAGTCGAGTGAAAGGTAAATATCCACCATTCGCCAGTGTTGAACAGTTGCAATCGTTGTGTGTAGTTACAAAGAAACCGACCTACCCTGAATTGGCAGATATTTTGGTTGAGAACGGATATGCCTACAAAGTTAACGGAGTGTATGGTATATCCGAAAACGGAATTATCGTACTTGCCAATTTGAATCTATTACCAGGAGACTAAATGAAAATTGTTTTGTGTTGTGGAGACCGAGAATGGGATGATGAGGATAAAATCTTTCGTGTGTTGAAAAAGGAACACAAGAAACACCCCATTGCGTACGTGATCGAAGGAGGAGCGTTAGGAGCGGACTATTTATCCAGAGTTGTTGCTCAGAAGTTAGGCATTCAAGTAATCGAATGTCCGGCTAATTGGGATTTCTACAAGAAGGCAGCCGGTCCAATCCGTAACCAGAAACAGTTGGAGCTTTTGTGTATGTTAACAAACTTGGGAACGTTGGGTATGGATGAAGATATTAAAGTAAAGGTACTCGCGTTCCATTCCAATATCAAACAATCAAAAGGTACGAAGGATATGGTCAACCGTGCAAAGAAAGCCAAAGTGAAAGTGAAGGTGATCAAGTGAAAATAAAAATATTAGTTGTAGTAGTATTCGTTGTAGCAAGCGGCTACATTCTCAAGTTATGTTTTGATGGAATGAATCGTCCGTCAGACTTAACTTACATCGGAGGTATTCTTGGAGTCTGTTTTTGGTTTTTGGTTGGAGGTGGTTTGGTATTGAAATTTGTACAAAGGAGGGTTAAAAGTGAAGGTACCGAGACAATCGACTTATCCGAATCAAATGAGTCAACCGAAAAAGGAGATAAACATGAGTAGGACTTTGCAGATCATTGGGCTTGGGATATGTGCTGTTGTGGTATTGATTCTGTTTATAGTATGTACCACCAGAATTGGTCCGGGAATGGTTGGGATAGAAGTAGATCAAAGTGGAACACAACGTGGAGTACAGGATGTAACGTTGAAGACGGGACGTGTTTGGTATAATCCTTATTCCACGTCGATTATCGAATATCCTACGTACATGCAATCGGTAACGTGGACAGCGGATACGAAGGAAGGTAATCCAGTGAACGAAGAGATTACTTTCAATACGAAAGATTCCATGACAGTACGTGGAGACTTTAATCTTTCGTACACGCTAACGGCGGATAAGGTCCCTGCCTTCTACATCAAGTTCCGCAGCGACGATCTGTCGGCATTCAACAATGGATTTCTTCACTCCGTTGCCAGGACGTGTATTAACGATACAGCCGGTTCGTACAACATCGAACAGATCATGGGAGATAATGGACCGTGGTTGAAAGACAGTGAGAAATGTTTAGATGAAAAGCTAGACCAGTACGGAGTAAAAATCGAGCAGTTCGGAATCATCGGATCACCAAGACCGCCCGAAGCAGTGATCCAGTCAATCAACATGAAGGTACAAGCCACACAGCTGGCGTTACAGAAACAGAATGAAGTCGCCCAAGCCGAAGCCGACGCTAAGAAGGCTGTAGCCGAAGCTGAAGGACAAGGTAATTCCATGGTTGCTCGTGCGAAAGGAGAAGCCGAAGCCAATCGTATCAAGTCATCTTCTATCGATGACAGGTTGATTTCGTGGTACAGATTGAACAATCAACACGATATGATTTGGAAGTGGAACGGACAAGTACCAAGTGTACAGGCAGGCGGGTCTGGATTGTTGTTGCAATTGCCAGCTGAAAATAAGTAAGCTGTAGTTATATAGCCGGGAGCCGGAGCATCGGTATCCCGGCTATTTTTGTGTCTAGTTACGTAAAGAACGTAGAATACGTTAGTTGTACTTATTACGCGTACTTGCTATATATTTAGGTAAGTCGGATAAGAAGAGAAGCTTAATATAGGTAAGTCGGTGTGGCTTTTTAATTAGTTCTTGACAGTGACGTTGCAGTTTGCTAGTATGAGGCATCGTCGGAATACTGTCATGAACCTTTTGAAGATGCTTTGGAAGTTCCTCACGTCTTGGAGGGCAGACCTCAAAGCCAAGACGGCAAAGTATCTCGTCACCAGAGAAGTCATAAAGCTTCTGCAAGTCACCCACGCCCAGGAATTACTCAGCACTCCCCGTAACGAATGGGCAATGGTAAAATCCCGCCAAGTCGCGGAAATCGAAGCCGCGCGAGACGCCAAGCAATTCGATATCGTCGATAGGCAGTCGTGGGCATACCCGTACATGCCCGAAAGTTTACATCGGTTGAACGTCCCTGTACTCAAAAATACTCCCTATAGCATTCGTCGATTCTCCGAAACACCGATTCCTCGTCGGGCGATGAATCTGGTAAAGAATTCCGTACTGCAGTTTAAGTGGCAGATCAAACCCACCAAAGAATTCGTCGACGATAAAGATCCCGACCGTGAGAAGCGTATACGTATCGCCACAGAAACGTTGAAGCGTCCGAATAATACCGGAGAAAGTTTCCGTGATCTGTTGGAGATGGCACTGGAAGATTTCCTGTTAGTCGGGATGGGAGTCATCGAGCATAGAACGACTCCGTATTTCAAACGTCCAACCAAGATGTGGGCAGTCGACGGAAGTACGATTCGTATGTTTTTGGATTGGACCGAGTCAGCTCCCGACAGACCACGTTATGCCCAGATGACGGGACTGAAAGGCGAGCGTGGTATAGTTACATTCCTTTCTGATGAGCTATTAGTCATTCGTGACAACATCCGTACCGCCACTCCTTTCGGTCTGGGAAGGATGGAAGTTGGATTCAACAGCGTTAACGCGTTTCTTGGTGTGCAAGATATGTCCGCGAAAGCCGGAGCCGATCAGATACATAAGACATGGCTCTGGTGGGAACAGACAATCAATACTGCCCATATCCAGCAATTGCGTAGACAAGTAATGAACGAATTGGAAGGCCAGTCGAAGCTGGCAATGGTAGCCGGAGTCAAAGCACCAAAGACAATCGATATCAAGCCAGTCACGATAGAAGACTTCATGCTTGACTGGCAGAAATTCCTAATCGTCATCATAGCCGCCGCCTTCGACCTTTCCCCACAAGCATTAAATCTGGACGACCATCAAAACAAAGCGACAGCGCAAGTCATGGCGGACTCTGACTGGAAGAACGCAGTAGTCCCAGTCGCGACGAGGTTTCAAGCAGCATTTACCCGGCAGTGGTTGCATGACGACTTAAACTGGAAAGACCTGGAATTTGAGTTCCAAAACCTTGATGATCCTGATCCTATTACCAGAACGGTTATCGACCAGCGTCTGTATACGATGGACGCCATCACGAGTGATGAAGTAAGAAAGAAGAATAACCTACCACCGTTGCCAGGTCCTTGGGGACGTTTGACCATGATGCAGAAGCAGTTACTGTTGGTAGAAGCTCAAGCCAAGATGACAGGAAGTGCCAGTAGCTCAGGCGGTGGCATGGGAATGGGAGCACCAAGTGGAGGTATGAGAACGGGAGGTGGAGCATCTTCACCGGGATCGTTGGGTACGGGAAGTATGAAGTTCAGTGCCCAAGATGTTGCCAACCTTTCCCCTGAGATGATCGAAATGTATTACCAGCTAGGTTTGTTGCCTTCACCAGATACGCTTCCCGATCAAATGGAAGCCCAACAGCCTGGAATTCTCGATACCATATCAACAGAATTACAGGAATATTTTGAAAAGTTAAAGGAAGATAAACTAGCCGACGAGGTACTTCCCGATCCAGTCACTGCGTTAGACGAGAAAATGCAGTTACGGAAGTTTTACAACGATGACGCGGGTGACAGTCTTCTGGAAAAAACAATAAATAAGCGTGGTACGTTGGGACCGAATGCCGATCAGCGAAACAGGAAGAATGCAGTACGTGGCATTTACAAGCGTAAACCAGATGGAACACTAGATGACAAAGCCGGTAAAGATCGGGTATTGCAAACAGGGCAGCCGTTGAGACGCTTCCGGCCCGGCCCAGGGAACAAGAGGATTTAAGGTATGGACCTACGTACTACAATAACGTTGCATTGCGGTGGTCCCGGCAGTGGTAGACACAAGGGAACCGGAATGACCGATCAAGAGTTTACGCGTTTTGCAGAGCGTATCGGTAACCAACTTAATTTTAGGCGCCCCGAAGAAAATGTACATAGAGCGGCTGGTCGTAACGACGAAGCAAATGCTATTTATAACGCTAATAAAGAGCAGGTTAAGCATACTCTTGCAAACGCAAACGTTAAGCCAAAAGATTTTGACGATCACATGAAGAAGTTGAGTAGCAGTGTTGGACGTAGAGTTAACGTTAAGATGAGTAGATTGTTTCCAGATTGATTATGAGACGATTCGGCCAAAGGCTATTGAAAGAATGCGCATGCGGCAATGAGTGCGCTTGTAATCTAGCCAAGAAAGTGTACGCTCTATATGCCGGATCAGTCATTTCATTTTCTAAAGCAGCACAAGTAAAAGATCACGATAATAAGCTTCCCTTCGATGGAATATTGTTAGTATGCGATGAGCCATCGAACAAACCACCACACGGTTCGGAAGGACACAGGATTTTAGTACGATCGGAGGTAGCAAAGAAACTACTACCAACGTTGCCGGGGATGGCGATTAACTACGATACACATGATCTTAATTCCCACGCAACACGCCACAAAGTAGGAGTCATTACCAGGGCATGGATGGATGGAAAGAATGTGTGTGTAGCCGGTTATTTATGGAAAAAAGATTTTCCGGAGATAGACAAAGATCTTAGAAACAGAAAAGATCTAGGAATGTCAATGGAATTGAGTTCCGTTTGGGTTGATGATGAGAAATCGGAAGTTTGGGATTTGTCCAAGTTCACGTTCACAGGCGCGACGATATTACGTAAAGATGCCGCCGCGTACAGAAAAACTAGTTTAGTCGCTCAATCGCTCGCCGCTGCTGCGAAGGCCGCGGCAGAGGGCGAAGAAGGAGAAAAGGTAATGAAGAAACAGAAGAAGGATAAAGTTGCCGCGGCCTCACGACAAGATTCAGGGAACATGGCCCTAGTGACCCAGGCAATTACTACGTCCCTTACCAGTGGTCTGAGAGAGTTTGGGACAAACCTTGTAAACGAAATCAAAGCCAGCAACGAACGAGTATTGGAGGGAATGGATGAGTTGCGTAACTTGCATCTAATCCAGGCCGCTTCCGATTCCGATAACGACGATGACGAAGAAATCATCCTTCACGCCAAAGGTAAGGACGAGGATGACGAAGACGACGATGATGACGATATGGCTGCAAAAGGTAAAGATGAGGACGAGGATGACGACGACGATGACGATGACGATATGGAAGCAGATGCTCAGGATGACGAATCCGATTCATCTTCGTCCGACGCTTCCGCATCAGAAGTAGATGCGATGGAGGATCTGGAGATCGACCCAGCCGACGAAGAGCCTGGTGAAGTCAATAAGGACTCCAAGAACAAAGGCCGTAAGACGAAAGTCACAAAGCCTCCACATCAAGGAGAATACATGCCAGGTAATGTCGCGAAAGGCCGGTTGCATTCCAGTGCCCGTAATGAACGTACTTCCAACCGTGTTGTAGAAGCAGCAGCACTCCAGTTGCAAGCTACGACAAAGCAGAACAAACAGCTGAAGAAAGCACTTGTTACGATGAAAGCAGCCGCCGAGAAGAAGATCGGTAAGTTGCACACTCGTATCGGAACGATGGAAGCACAGTTGGAAACGTTCGCAGAAAAAGAAGACCGTCGTTCAGCTCCTTCCCGCGATCTAGTCGTACTCGCCGGAAAGGCTGGATACAACCTTGGAGAAATCAAAGCAGCAGGACAGAAGTTTACCAACGAAGCCGTGGATCACATTTTCGCCAAAGCCACGGAGTCAGGAATGGTATTGCCAGTCGTTAAGCGGATTGAACTCAAGAACAAGTTCATCCAAGACGGGTTGATGGAAGACGACTACGTAACGCAGGGCGGACGCTAAAGAGCTTCCGAAATCAAAACAGTAGGAGATAAAGTATGTTTCTCGGACATGGTAGAGCAAGGGCAATCGGAAGTTTGCAAGCTGCTGCTGATTTCATGGCTCCAGGCGCGATTGAAACGAATAAATACCAAGCCGAAATCTTTGATCTGGTAAAACGGCGCGGTGTTTTCGGACAGCGTGTGAGTCAAACTCCAGCAACAGGACAGCCTTCTCGTTACTTCGAGCAGACTGCCATTGAAACCGCTACGGTAACGGATCCACGGGTGATCGTACCTGTAGCCGGACAACCAACCCGTCAAGAAAACGTAGTCACGTTGAAAGCACTCGTTGCCCAGTTGAACTTTTCAGTATTCGATGTTGAAGTCAACCAGCAACAAGGACAGTTTGCATATCTGGAAGCCAAGGATCTAACCGATGCTGTCGATTCAGTCCTGAAGCTGCACGACCAGATGTTGTGGACTGGAACGGATACGAACCTGATAGTCCCAACATCACTCCAGTACTTCGGAGTAAGCGGTCAGATCGTGAGTGCCCCAACGTTGATTGTCGGTGGTGGAGCGCCTCCGGGATATTCCCAGAACCTGAATATTCCTGCAAGCGGTTCGATTATCGACAACATCAAGACGCAGGTCGCCCAGATGGTATCCCGTACAGACTTCGAAGTGAAGCCGAGTGCGTGGTATTCGTCTCCGATGTTCTGTGATCTAATCGACAAGGAAGCGAAAGCCTTCCAACTTTATTATAACGAAACGGAGATATCCCCCGGAGTTATCGTGAAGGCAATACCTACTCAGGCGGGACTATTACCACTCGTTCCAGAACCATTTCTACCTACACTCAAGTCAGTGGGTATTAACCCAGTAACCAATTCACAGTATCTGCAATATGAAGGTTTCATCATGTCGGAGGAGTTCGTTGAGGTGCATTGGTTGACTTCACCAGTACCTAGAATTTGGCAGTTGGGATTGGTGGGAAACCTTGCCGCACAGTACGTGATCCTGAAATTCAGTGCTGTTGTGGTAAAAGGCGCGAGCTATGCACATTCGCACTGCTTCACGGTCCGGTAATTATCGATAACGTAGGAGGCGGTGTAAAAGCCGCCTCCGAATCACATTGGAGATAAAATGAGTTCTACTCCACAACCGCTCCCGGCAAGAGGTTCTTTTGTACCGAGATTTATTTTGCCGAACGAGCTGCGAATGTACGACCTACCCGACGCAAACCGTCAGCCGGCGATCCTTACGTTGATAGACGCGGCATCGGTACTGATAGATGTACACTGTGGTCGGGTAGACGGAACGGGACAGGGATCGTTGGTATACAGTACGTATTTTGAACGTCTTTTGATGCAAGCCGTTTCTCGAAACATAGTCCGATTGACGTTCAAGCCTCTCGTTGCAATTCCCGTATCTGTGCAGCAGCAGTTGATGGCCTCTGCTAACTATATTCCCCCGACACCGAAAGGTTTCCCAGCCGAGGGAAAAGACCTGTTGTTTACGAATTACTTCTACACAGGTTTTACTCCCAATACGACACCGATAAGTGGAGTACCGGGATCGACGATAAGCCCAATCATTGGATTGAGTGGAAGATACAGTTACGGTCGTCGTGACAATGCAGGTATTTACCCCGACTTAAACTACGGTGCAAACATTCTCCAGGTAGCCGCTTTCTTCGGTGGTCCACCGAACTGGACGAACATAGACATTACGCAGTCAGACTTCGATGTACAGACTGGGGAAATTTGGATACCAGCCGGGTTATATTTAGCTCAGTATAAGGAGATCGTCGCGAATTACTCGTCGGGTTTTCATCCACTTTTTATGCCAGCACCGATAAAACGTGCTTGTGCCGGTTTGGTTAAGAACTATCTAGCCCGTGGTGGTGGAGTTACTGCATTGCGTTCGATTTCGTTGGGCGGGACAGCCAACGTCAGTTTTACTCCAGATTTGATTGATACGTACATCGAGCGCCTGTGTGATCCGTTTAAGACTGTGATGTGTTATTGAGGTAATTATGGGTGGGTTGTATCTCCAAGGTTTGCAGGATATGATGGATTCACAGCAGCGTTTTATGCGAGCTGGCTTGGAAGTGTTTCTCCGTGCACAGAATTTCGCTCCAGAAGGGAACTTTGAGGAGGTAGGCGTTGGATATACTCCAGCCAACGTTGGTGCAGATCAGTCAGGCTTTACCGATATTTTGATTGATCCACCACCAGAAGTAAAAGCCGTAGGATCGGACAATAAGGGATTAGACGCAGCCAGGATGCAATTCGGAACAAAGCTGTTTCGTATCAGTCAAACATTCGTTCAGAACATGATGCAGATGTATCCTACGATACTCGATCCATATAACGTATTCCGGCAGTGGGACGGTGGGACAAACCAAACCGGACCGCAAACAACATCAGTCGTAGGTATTGTGTATGCCGATAGATTGTATTCCATAGAAAAGATAGACCGTGATTCGGCAGGTGGTAGAACGTTGTTATGGCGAATCACTGCAACATACCACGAGAACGAATTACCAACCAGTGCAGGAGAGATAGTACAGCCCACTTAGGAGAACGTTAGGAGGAACGTTATGTCTACCATTCGCGATTACATGCAAGACGTAGAAGACAGTCAGGAAGTAATCCAGTCATTGCAGGCAGGTGGACCCGGTAGTGGTCGCAAGCCACAATGGAATAGTTCAGAGAAAGAACAGTTGAATAGTCTTCATAAGGGGATGGCAGATCGGGGATTTAAGTATCATCATTCGTCAGGTTCAAAAGAAGAACATGGTATGATTACGCATACATATTATAAAGGTAATCCGGCTAGTTCAGGTGGAAGACAATCAGCTATGATTCGAGAACGTGCTAATGGAGAACACACCGCTACTAATTTTTAGTAAGGAGGAACACATGAATCTTCGAGAATATGTCGATAGTCGTAGTCCAACAATTCAGGTACCGAGAAGTATCAAAGTACAAGATCAAGCTTTGATACGTAGAAACACAAGTCGTACAGGACCATCCACCAGTGAAGTAACAGTCTGTACTGTGTTGGCCATGAACGACGAAACCGCAACCGTAAGCATTCGTAAACCGATGGGAATGGTAGAACGGAGAACAGTACCTGTCTCAGATCTATCCCCCGTAACCGAATCATTCAAGCGTAGCAGTACCCAATTCAACCCAGCCTTTCGGGGCAGAGTCTAAGGAGGAGAAATGTCAATCAAAGAACTGTTGAAGTTAAAGTACGTAAAGATGTCCAACGAAGAACTGCTCAAGGAAGGTTTTACCCAAGCTCAGATCGACGCTGGAGAACATCTTCCCCAGGTTGGTGGTGCAGCTTCGAACTCAACCACCATCATTACCGATCTTAACTCAGTCATTACAACCGGATTTAGTGCTACCGCCCAAACGAATGCACAAGCCGCCGCTGGTCCTCTGCAGGATCTGCAAGGCATGGTGTATTCGTTATTGCGTGACGCACAGTCAATGGCCGCGAAACTTGCATATCTCGTAGGAGGTTCACAGGTTATCGCTTCTTACACAGCACCAACCGGTGGTCCGATCACGAGTGCAGCTGATTCGGCGATTTACAACAAGTTGGTAGGTATTCTCCAGATTCTCCAGTAATATGATACCGACGATATCAGGTACGTTGTCGATAGAAAGACTTGACGAGTTCCTGCTCGAGTTTGCAGAACACGACAAGGAGATATCCGTCGGTGTCGCTGCTACTGGAGATGCAGCCGCCTATGCAGAAGTGTGGGAGTGGGGTTCGGCACGACAGACAAAGCCTGGTCCCAAGACCGTTTTGGGTACTAATCCAAGTGGAGAACAAGTCTGGTTAAGCATACAGGCCCCATTCGGTTTTGTGTCTATTCACGAGAACGATTTTTGGGATGCGTTAAGTCAAGAATTAGAAAGAGCAAAGTTTTCGAGTACTAACCCGAAAGATATTACTACAGAAATACAAAAGGCTGGAGTACGAGCCATGAAGTTGTGCAAGCAGTTACTTCAAGACTCTGCTCCAGTCGATACGGGTCAGTTACGAGATTCTTTCCAGGTCATTGAAGATGGGGATCCAATTCTTGACGACGTAGATGACACTAAAACGTTGGTTCTTGGATAAGAGGTAGGTATGGGACAATTTACGCGGGAACAGTTGGAAAAGATCTGTAAGGAACGTAAGAAGGATTTTCGTAGCATGTCACTACACGATTGCGATTTCACCGGAATGGATCTTGAGCGAGCAGACTTCCGTTCTGCCAGATTGCCATACAGTAAGTTCGTGAATTGCAATCTTCGTTACGCCAACTTTGAAGGCAGTAACGTGATGTTTACCACGTGGAAAGGAGCAGACCTTCATCGTTCCAATTTCAAAGATGCGATTATGTCAGACGCAGACATGAGAGACGTAAAGGATTTCTTCGGAGCTACATTCACAATGAATTGTAACAGTTGGAAGAATCTCAAAGTCAGTGAAGGCTTCTGGCTGGGATTTTTATTCTATGGTCTGCTCATGGAACCACCGTCGGAAGAATGGAAAGAGAAGTTGCAGTTGTTCTTTGGACCGGAGAAGTATAGTATCTTGAAAAATCTCTACATGACACGACAGATGTGAGGAAATAAATGCCAAGTGTTGATGCAGTGGACAGCTTCTACCAGTACTGGCGGGCACGTATCAATGCGGTAACGAAGCGTACTGTATTGGGACTGAAAGCTGGTAACGTAGTCGCCGGAATGTTGGACGCACAAGACTGGCCAAACAAGAACGTAAAGTTCGACGCTTTTTATCTCCTTAACGTGGGAGATGTTCCAATCGGAAGAGACGGTTATTCGACATATATACCGATTTTGCTGCGCCAAGTTCAATGGGTCTGGATCAATAAAGGACAAGAGCTGGTACAAGGGATACGTCAGGCGAGTCGTGGGACGAGATTCAGAACGTTGGAAGCTATGAAGGGCGAGTTACTCTATGCGTCGGCTCCAGGATATGCTCCCAAGCTGAGTTGGGCGGAAGACAATAACGATAATTGGACTGGTACTCCTTTGAATCCTCCGGAGGTAATCGAATGGAAGCCACTGGAGTTTCATTCCAAGCTCGACAAAGCAACTGGAGTCATCTATGGGTCGGCGATGACCCGTTTGGTAGATATGTCGGATGCGATTGCGTCGTAGGGATGCAACGCTAATCCCAGCCGCCTAAGGCGGTAAAAAGGAGAAAGAAATGAGTTTTCCAAAAAGTTTACAACAGCCTTAACTGCGGGGCTGGTTAAATCTTCTCTGATTGACTCGGACGCTGAGATGCCAACGAGGGCCAAGCGAAAGCAGGCTGAGAGACTAAGCGAGAAGACACCTACGGGTGATGCAATAGTCCGCTCATTACGGGAATGACAACCGTAAGAAGCTAGCAGAAATGACTAGCTCCTTCCAGTATGGAAGAGTAACAAATGGTTCAGAAAAAATAAATTAGTTGTAGGTGCTGGATGGCGCGCTTACTTCATGCCGTATAACTATGCCCAAGGATCGGCCATTGCCAGTACGTTAGTTGGGCCAACCATCGTTGATATGACACAGGGTCCATTCGATTCGTATTATCCACCGTTTGGTATGGCAGACCTTGGGTGGATTAAAAACTTTAAGCTGACCGTCGGATCGAAGATCGGTCAAGTAACGTCTGGTTATCGTGGAGCCATTCGTGCACAGTACCGCGGTCAGGTAGCAGAATCGTTCGAGTGCCAGTTCAACGAGTACGGAAGAATGCAGTGGAAGTTGGCAACAGGTTCCAACGTATTCAACATTCTGGCAGCCACTGGTTTGGCCGGTGGAAACATTGGACCGTTGTCAGCATCGGGTTCTCCATTTGCAATCGCCACAGTCTACAACCCAGGCAGCCCGGTAGCCTGGAATGCACCGCAGAACACAGCACCAACGTTAACGTTAGACCGTATCCCAGCCACAGTCCAGATCTATGTAGGCAGTTACATCGCTATGGACATCGACTATGTAGTTGGAACATTCGGATCAGCATTGTCGGATGCCGGTGTTCCTGTATACCAGAACGCAGTAACGGACATTGACTACTTTAGAAAGAATACGGATTACGTCGCAAGGGTAGTCGGTATAAACGGGTTGACGTTGACACTAGACCAGCCATTCGTTGGTGGTGGATCGTTCCCATCGTCAGCAAGTGGTCCAAACTTGAACACACAGACAGGAGCCTTTGCCGCTGGAGCACAGTTCAAAGTTATTCCGATCAAAGGATTCCTAGCCAGAGAAGGTGGTACGTTTATCTCTGAGTGGTCAGGTTTGTTCCAATCGAACACAGTTGACACTGCTCAGTTGGTGATCTATTACCCCCACCTGTCAATTGCCCAGAACAAAGACATTGCTGCGGACTGGACGATTGAGAACTCTGGTACTACAGACCAGCATGGAAGTCAGTTGGATGCACAGTTCAACGCACTAGCATTCGACGACCCGCTTGATGGTGAAACTGTGGTAGCCTACAAGGGGTATTACATGCGTAGCAACGAGGCGGTTGGTATTTAAGTTGTTCTGTGTTTTCTGTATAATAAATACAGAGGATACGTGACAATGAAAACGTGTAAATGCAAACCCGAGTGTGAGGCTGTAGTGAACCAAGGAAAAGATTACGCCCGTGGTCATAATCCAGCCTCACACGCTGCTTCACGACACGCTTCTGCTAAAGCTATTAGAAAGTTGATACGTAGGAATAAATCTGCCAAAGGACGTAAAGCTGTTAGTGATTACTACAAGAACACGTCTAAGGAAGAATTGGAAGATAATTATGCACGCCGCGTAGCTACTCGTCGAGAAACAGGCGTCATAGAACGTGTAACAAAAGCAATGATCAAAGGTCAAAAGAAAGCATGGAGGAACAAAAAGAAACGTGCAAAGCGTATTGCAGCAATGAAAACAGCCTGGGCCGATCCAGTACGTCGTGCAGCGCGTCTTAAAATCCACCACGAAGTCACTGTTCCAAAACTTAAAGCTACGATGAAAGGGCAAGACCCAGTCGGACGACCGCGCGGCCCACGTACGGTTTGGTATAATGGAAAGTGCGGTCGTATAGCAATGCGTTGTAAGTCCGAAGTAAACTACGCTAAATATCTTGATAGGAAAGGAAAGAAATGGTTGTACGAAGCGTTCACTTTTGATGTTGGGGTACGTCCTGTTAAAACTTGGACACCTGATTTCTATCTACCAGATGAGTTTAAGTTTATAGAGGTCAAAGGTTGGTTGTTACCACATATCAAACGTAAAATTGAACGTGCGTTGAAGCATTATTCCAGTACAGTGTTTGAGATAATCAGCAGTAAACATCACCATTGTAACTAGTTGTTCCTAATTAAGCAGTTTAGACTGGAGATCAATTATGGAAGAAGTAAAAGAAACCGAAGTACAACCTGCCACAGTAACACAAACACCAGAATGGATTGAGAAGCACCGTATTCGGGGAGAGGTGTATCTCGAAGTACGTAAAGAATGTGAGATGTTGTTGAAGGTATGGAAAGATGAAGAGCTTGACGGTGTAAGAAAAGAGTACGAGAAAGTAATGCAAGCGGAGCTTACGCGCATACGTACTCAGATCGAAGAAGAACAAAAACCGCCCACGCACGAAGATCTCCAAGCACTCTTATCCCAGGAATACGATACGTTCACGTTGCCAGTAAACGTCGGTAAGACACATGAAGAAACGAAGACGTTTACCATTCGTGAGCTTCCCCAAGATTCCGAATTGAAGTTCTACCACCAGTTCAAGGAAAAGTTGATCGAAAAAGCCCAATCGTTGAAAGCTTTTACTCAAGCGGGTATGGATATGCAATTTGAGGATAAAGCCAAAGCCGTTCTTGAGTTGATAGACGAATCGTTGGGAGCCTTGGCCGATGCCGTAGTTATAGTCTTGAATCCATTTGGAGATGATCCAGAAATTACTCGTAAGTGGGTACAAAGCAATATCAGTTCCAATCGTCAATGGAACATCGTTGAAGCCCAGTTGAAGGTGAATAGAATACGGGATTTTTTCTCGCGCGTCTCCCTAAGTGGCCTGAAGACAAAGACGATGTTGGAAGGGCCAAGTATCCAAGTGTAGCAGCAGCTTGTTCCTTGGTGGAGACATTTCAGTTGCCGTTGCGTGAGATACGGAAAAAGTTCACAACGTCAGAATTAGTATTGATGGCATGGAGATCACAGGAACAGCATTTCCATTTCAAGAACAAGATCAAGACAGACGAGACAGAAGAAGATGAAACTGAAGTACAAGAAGAAGGTACAATGAAGAAAAAGAAACATGGAATCTACGGACCAAACGATCACATTCCAGCCGACTTGCCGGAGAAATTCTACGCGAAGGAAGATATTTACGACGCACGTGGAAAACTAGTCGCGAGGAAAGGAGAAATTGTTCTATCTCAGGTTACAGGCGAGGAAGCTAAGAGGTATTTTGCTTGCCTGAATATTCCGTTCCCCGACATGGGAGCTATTAAGATGGTTGACGAATCCGATCCAGTCACCCAACAGATACGTGATGCATACAAACTTAGGCGATAGCTATGGCGAGTGATATTACCAAAAAGCTCCTGATAAAGTCAGTCATCGATACCGCTGGGTGGCAAGCCACTGTCCGTCAGATGCGTAGTCAGCTTGACGCTATAAACCAGAAAGCCAAAGCTGATGCGACATCGATGAAGAGTATTCAAAAGGAGCAGATTGATCTCACTCGTAAGCAGATAGAAGAACAGAAACGGTTAACGGCAGAAGCGAGAACGTTGCAAGCCATTGACGCCGCAAAGGCTCAGTGGGAACGTAAAAATCAAGAAACGATAAAAACCACCATCCAGCAACGTGCCTTAGAAACAGCCGAATCGAAGAAACAGCAAACCATAGCAACTGGTAACTTACGTCTTGAACAGGAACGTCTCCGCATTCTCCAGCAACAAGTCAGGTTGTCAGAACAACAAACAAAAATACAAGCACGGGGCGCAGCCGGTACAACAAGAACGGGAAATGAAGGCGGGTTACTGGCGGGTATAGGAAGGTTTGCCAGTGGACTGGCAGGAGGGGGTGTACTTGGAAGTGTGGCAGGTGGGGTATTAGCCGGAGGATTAATCGGTGCCGGTGTAATAGAGCTTCTTGGTAAAGCTGGAGAGAAGATACACGCTTTGGGAGAAGCGTTAGTAGAAGCCACTGGTCCGGCAGTTCAGTTGCGAGAACAGTTTGAGAAACTTACAGCACGGGCTGGAATATCTCCAGATGAGTACTTGAATAAGTTACGTACTGCAACACGTGGATTGGCGGATGACGTTCAGTTGTATCGTATTGCCAATAACTACATGCAGCAAGGTCTGAAGGTTAGTACAGACGATATAGCCAGATTGGTAAAAGCAACTGTCGATCTTGCACGTGCACAAGGTAAAGACGCTACCCAAGCAATGACCGCCTTGGAACGAGCATCGAAAACAGGCCGTACCCAGATTCTTGCAATGGTCACAGGCCTTACTAGACAAGAGCTCGCTCTGAAAGGAGTAAGTGCAGCAACCGATGCTAACACTAGAAACACAATGCAGTTCAATCAGGTATTAGCTGCGTTGGAAGCCAGAGAAAGAGCTATAGGTACTCCTGCCGCAACGCTTCCAGAGTTGTTGAAGCAATGGCAAATCGTCCAGAAGAATTTGATGGACGATATGGCTGTTTCCATTTCCCGTAGTGAAGGATTTAAGAACGTAGTTAGTGAATTATCGTCAATCATTACTCAGATACAACCTAAGTTGTCAGCATTTGTAACTTGGATAGGAACTAAGATCGGCGATACGTTAGAAGTAGTCACTCCTGCCCTGAAGTTGTTTATTGCTACTTTGCATCTAGTCGGAGCAGAGATAGATGCTTACTCCCGTCTCGCATCGGCATTGTTTGGTGTTGGAACATCGTTAGATTCGCTGCAAAAGAAAACAGATCCATTCCGTACTTTTATTTCCCAGTTGTCCATTGGTTTCCTTACGATGGCAGAATACGTAAACGAAGCTGCCATCAAGATAAGTCATACTGGAGACATACTCGATGCAGTGATGCATGGTAAGTTCGATGAAGTAAAGAAAATCCGTACAGCAATGGAACAGGAGATAAATGATTCCCGTATCCAGTACGGAAAAGACGTATTAGACGCGGCCCAGTTCAGGTATGGTCAAAAGCCAACTCCAGCAGCAGGTGCACAACACGATTTGAATCTTAACATTCCGGCGTTAAAACAACAGCAACAGTTGGAGTTGCAGATCGCTAAAGAAACAGCCCAGTTGAAGTACGATATTGAAGTCGAGTACAACAAACGTAAGATCGATCTTGCAAAACAGGATTACGAAGCCGGACGTATTAGTCTTGAACAGCAAGTTACCCGTGAAAAGCAATTATATGCCGAGCAACATGCTGCCAGACTAAAGCAGATCGAAGACGATAGAAAAGCCCAGATTGGTTTCATAACGAAGACGGCAAAAGATACAGCCGAACCACATAAGATTACCCAAGAGAAGATTGAGAAAGAGAATCTTTCTGCTCAGGATAAACGTGAGAAAGAAAACACAGCGTTTCAGGAAAAGAATTATGCTGCGGATCGGCAACTTGAGCAAGACACAGAAACAGCAAAGCGTAGTCATGAAGAGCATCTAACAGCGATAGTTAAAGAAGGTATCGCCACACGTCAAGCTTTGTTGGAGAAAGATTTCCATGAAGGTCTGGTTTCTGCTGACGATTATCTCGACAAGCGTAGAACGTTAATCATAGCTGAGTATCTCGCAGTTAAGAATGGATTGGATAATCAGCTAGCCGTCGCAAAGAAGAATAGAGCCGAGACACAAAAGATAGAAGACGAGCAAGATAAAAATAGAGAAGATAGAAACAAGAAGTTAGCTTTGTTGGATCAGTCTGAAGATGAGGTACGTTTACGTGCACTACAAACCCAATACCAGTTGCAAACACGTCCGTTACAAACACAAGCACAGATAGCAGCCGGAGACATAACAGGCAGATCGTTTGGATTGGAAGTCAGTGCGAAACAACAGTTAGCTTCGTTAGCCCAACAGCACCTGCAAGCTTTACAAGCACAGAAATTCGCACCAGGATCAGACGCGGAGTTAAAACGACAGGAAGATATAGAACAAACGATGTTGTCGATTCAGAAGTTAACGCAAGAATTGATTAAGTTGAAAGACGTATCGACGCAGTTGAGTGGTATATTCGGATCTATAAGTGGTTTGGCCGGAGTCTTTCCCAGAAGCAAAACGGCAGCCGGGATATCAGAATTATTCGGGCAGATGCAGCAATCGTCTCAGAATATTGGAGTATTCGGTCAACGCCAGGATGCAATAAAGCAGAAGCAACAAGAGACTGGGGAAGGGCCATCCAATATTTTCAGTTCATTGGGTAAAAGTTTTACAGAGCTATTTAATTCTTCGAAATCGGCTAGTGAAAGGTTGAAGCATTTTGGTGACGACTTATCAGGTGTGATTCAAGGAGTAATGGGGCTAATTCAAGGACTCACCGCCGGTAAGTCGGGAGCTGGTGGTGCGTTGAGTGGTGGTATGGCCGGTGCGGAATTTGGTTCTAAGCTTGGTGTTCCGTTTGGCGGATTGATTGGGTTAGGAGTCGGTGCAACGTTAGGCGGTATTTTCGGTTCCAAGAATAAAGAATTACAGCAAGATATTCACAAGATTCAAACACAGTTGCAGTCAATAGTTTCCGATCTACAAGCTGGTACGATATCGTTGACGCAAGCCATTGCAGATCTAAGAGCAGAGAGACAACAAGCAATAGCGATGTTGTCATCAGGTGGAGCTGGTAAAAAAGGTGGTAAAGGAGGTGGCGCTAAAAAGGGATATACCCCATCCCAGGCTCAAGCAGTAATACAACAGATCGACTCTCAGATTCAACAGTTAGTAAACGAACAAACAGTGTTGTTGCAGAATCTGAATCAATCACTTATCCAGTTGTCAGCTCCGATCCAATTCCAAGAATACATCCAGTCGTTGGATACGATCATTCAAAAGTATCAGCAATTCGCTTCCGCTGCGCAAGGCAACGCACAGGAAGTAGCAAATGCCAACCAGTACCTAACTGCCAGTCTGCAACAGTACGTTACAACGTTGAGTAATCAGCTTAATACCGCACAGCAACAAGCGATTCAAGATGGGTTGACGTTAATCAATCTTGAGTACCAGAGACAGCAGTTGATAAATCAGGAAGCCCAGTCGGAGTACGACGTATTGACGCAAGGAGTATTGACTCGTCAACGTACAACCGCAATGACGAAAGGACAAGAGATCGGTGTCCTCCGTTATCAGCGTGACATGCAGTTGGAACAGATCAACGAACAGATTAGTATGGAGCAGTACAAGGTTCAAGCCGAAACACAGATATTCAATCTAGCAACTACCAGAATAGGATTGGAGAATCAGTTACTCTCAGCACAAGAATCACAGATCAACGTTCAAGTCGCTCAGATCGCAGCCTTATCCCAGATAGTATCTTCGTTGGGAACTGGACTGTCAACTGGTAGCATAATGCAGACGTTGACGAGTATGGAGGCCGGAGGAGCATTACCAACAGGAACAGGAATACTTTATGCGTTGATGCAGATGTTGGGATTATCTCAGTACGTTCCACCCGGTACGATTACCGGACAGTATGGGGCTACGAATTGGTTATCTCTGGTTCCAGCCACAGATGCTAGTGCGGCTCAGTATGTAGCTTCACTCGATCCGAATTTTCCTAATATGATTTTGAATAAACAGTATTCGGCCGCAGCAGCCGATGCGTCACAGTACGTATCTCAGGGAGAAGTCGAGGGATACGATATGACGGGGTTGGTGAGTTGGTTGCAGAGTGGGGGAACGTCAACAGGAGGGGGTACTCCGCCGGGTGGAGGAACACCCCCAGGTGGATTGAATCAGTATCCAAACGCTCCTCAGTATGCTTTAGGTGGAGAAATCAGTCGTACTGGATTGATATTCGGTCATAAAGGGGAATGGGTCCTTCCGAAGCCAATCGTTAGTATGATAAATGGGATTCATAGTTTTATGATGGGACCAGTTGCTACTCCACAAATAAAGTCGTCTGCAATATTTGGTGGAGCAACAGATAGTACATCATTGACAGTACACAACCAGTTGTTTAATCTTACGAATAAACGTGCGAATATTGAGATGGCAGTTATCACAGCACGGCAATCCCAGTTAGAATCGGAAGCTGCAAACATTAAAGCCCTGCAAAGTCTTTATACAAGTATGAGTGTTGGTTCGAGTAGCGGGACAAGTTTTGAAGCAATGTTGCAGAAAGTGTACGAAACGCGAGGTCGTTATGGGAGTGCGGGATTTAGACGAGAAGGTGTATAAACTGCCGTTTTTACGTTCCAACCACCAAAACCACTCAAAACGGAAAAGTATTCGTCTCAAACCACGTAAACGCAGCCACGATGCCTTTAATAACCTACTCAAATGAAGTTTTTAATCCAAGTCGCAAAAAACAAGCCTGCGATTGACTATACTAGGTATGTAGTTGATGGTTCTGCGAATCTGCAAGACAGTATAAACGTTCCTACGTTATTTTCCTTCCAGTTAAGTAATGTAGACGCAGCATTCGTCCCTCCACCACGTGGTTCATACATAACAGTACAGTCGGAGATATTCCCAAACAAGATACTATTCACGGGTTTCATAACATCTGTTCCAGAACGTAGTTTTCTGGGTCTCAGTGAAGCATCCGGAGTCCAGATACAGTATCAGTTGTACAATTACAACGTACATGCAACGTCGGATGAGTGGTTAATCAACTGTAACACAGTTTCTTTCATTCCAGCATTCGTAAACCAGACAGATACACAAATACTCCAGTCTATAGCCACAGCATTGGCTCCGGGAATCCCGTGGGATTTTTCAGGAATGGCCACAGGAACGTTAGTTCCTTATTACCAGTACGATCCAGCCCAGACGTTTTCCGATATAGCCAAGACATTCGCAGATCAGAATCGCTACTACTATAAAGTAATAAACAAGAAAATCATCTACCAGCCATTCGGTGACGCTCCGTTGGGTATTGCCTACGACGACCAGAACATGAAAGAGCGTCAGTTGGCACCGGCTCAGTTGAGAACAAACGTTGTAACCGTTCCACCAGTAAACGATTGTATAGTGTTGGGAGACACGGAGCCGCAGACAAACTGGGATAACTACTTCATAGGTGATGGTTTTACAAGTAACTTCCAGTTACGTCATCAGGTATTTCAAGGAACGTCTTTAACGTTGTTGCAGGACGATTGGACGGAAGCTAGTTTTACCCAAGGAACGTGGACTGTCAACGATCCGTTGGGAGTAGAAATACTCACCGATAGTAACGGAAACGCTCTTGGTGCTTTGAATATAGTCCAGAAAGGGTTAACCGGAGTTTACTTACCAGTTCAGAATGCTACGTATATTCAGGCGCAGAATGGTCTTGAGCTTGGTGGCGGACTCAATCTCCAGCATGGTTCGATAACGTTTAACGATGCCTGTAACGGTTTGATAGGTTCAGTATTCGGTGTAAATAATTTCATTCCCGGAAACGTTTTGTGTGGATTTGGAATAACGGGACAACAAAACCTTGGTACGTTCGCGGTATCAGGAGTACAGATAGTCAACGGTAACACCCAGCTAGTAAATCTAATCATAGCCGGTACAGCACCGACGAATATCCTTCCCGGAAACGTTCTGAACGCTTCGTTGTTTACGAATGCATCGTTCCTGAACGGACATGTATTTACCGTCGTTTCAGTAACACAGGGAACAGGTAGTTGGACATTGATAGTCCAGAGCTCTGCCATATACGCGAATCCGTATGGACCGACAGCGGACACGGGACAGATATCATTCCCAGCAAACGCGGTATTCGTAACAGCATCGGGTGCAGCCGGTATAGTAATCCAACCAATATTCAGTGGAGCTTACGTAGGACAGCCCATAGTAACGCAAGTAAACCACCAGTATACGTTGCAGACGTGGATAGGAGCCGGAGCACCGACAAGGTTTACGCGTCCGTATACCAATTTAACGCAAACAGCAACGTATGGTGCCCAAAATCTGACTTCATCGGGAACTATTACGTGGGTAATTACTGACGTTAGCCTAGGTCAGTATGTTATAGAGCAGAGAAATCCGTTATTTGGACTATTCCCAGCCGCTCCTCCGCCGGTGGTAACGAAGTTTTCGTTGACGAACATAAATCTGCCACCGTTTGGTCTGTACTGTCTGGTAAACTGTATAAACTTGAACTGTTCGATAAACTATACTCTGTTGAGTCTACCGCCGCAGGGATACTTAACAGTTCAATCGTTGACAGGAGCATCAGGTGGGAACCTGCCATGGTTACCATCCCAGTTGTCAGCACCGATAGTATACCAGTTGGGAGTCGGACAGGTAAATCAGTCAGCCCAGATATCGCAGCAAGGAGAGGTATTTGAGTTATCGTTCTATACCGACGATATTCCGTCAGTCGGAGCCAGAATACGGTTCCAGAGTTGGGCAGCAGGCCAAAGTGTCGCCAGAGTCACAGATCCGATAGCCATAGCCAACGAAGCCGTGATTTCCGGAGATAATGGTGTACGTGCTGCCATAATGTTGAATTTGTCTCCGTTGCCCAGAACGTCAGCAGAGTGTGAAGCCGCAGCCGCAGCAGCGATCTTAGACAGAGAATATCCCCAGTTCCAAGGAACGTATACCGTACAAACGATACCGAATAAGTTTGAATCGTTGTATGCTCCTTCGTTATACGATTACCCGAGAACGGGTAGGTTCCTGTATATCAATTCTCCGAACAGAGGAATAACAGGACAGAACTTCTACGTAAATACAGTCACGATCCAGTTGATAGAACTTCGTCAGGAAGTAATGACGATTACAGTCGATTACGGTCCTGACTTGTACTTGGAGAAATTACTACCAGCATTTTTAGAACGAGACCAGAACGTTCTAACGCCAAAGCAAACAGTCCAGCCTCCAAATCCGATAACACTACCGCAGGTATTGAACGCTTTCCTGCCTACGTTGGATAATGCCGTTATAGTAAATGTAGTCGATTCGTTGACGGGAAATTATGTAACGGTAAATCTTGGAGCACCGCCGATTACAGCCTGTGAAGTCAGGAATGTAGATTCAGGATGGGGGATAGCGAACCAAGGAAGAGTCGGATTATTCACCGTTCCAGTATTCACGTTGCCGAGAACGAGTAGAGATCAAACGTGGTATCTTAGAACGTTGAATGGTTCTCAGTTTTCACGATTCAGTAAAGCTCTGCGTGTCCAGTATCCGTTAATACCGAATCCTCCGACATTGGTAAGTAGTGACGCCTCGAAAATAGTCACTGATTACGCCGGAGATGTGCGTGATATTTATGGACTAGAACTTCGTGCGCTGTCATCGTCAGGTTTTGCATTTCAGGAAATAGTTGAGATACCAAATACCAATCCAAGTCAGTTAGTTTACCAGTTTTATAGAGATGCAAGACCAAATACGTTCCCACCAACGTCATTGTTTGCAGAAACAGGACAACCTACAACAACGATATACGTGTTAGCGGGATCATTCGTAGGGGGAGGCAATAATCAGATAGATTTTATAGAAGGAGATATAGTATACGCCACGTGTCCTACAGACGCTTCGTTCAATGGTTTTCGTATAATTGCAGCATCGGGAGTATTGAGTGTTTTAGGATCGCATGGTGTTCAATCACAGACAAATCCATTCGTTGGTACGATAGAATACGGTCCACCGTATCCAGATATCATCGGTAGTTCATTGGAGTCTCAGAACTCAAGCGTTGGTACGTTGCAGTTAGTTTCAAGAAACGGGTATAATCTCCTAGCCAGTGGTTCGATAATAAATGGAATAGGTACAGTTTATACACAAGGGAATCATGGTTTTACCCCAGGACAGACAGTAGTAATTGGGGCATGGTATGGAGCCAATCCAACGTTCATAGCTCCGTTTTCACAAGCATTGACAAATGGTGCGGTATTCAGTACGACAGTTGTAGTCTTAGCAACACCGACACCGACATCGTTTACCTATGCAACAAGTCTTGCAGGAGGGGTACAGTTAGTACCGTTGGTAGGATTAGTCGCGGGATTTTCTTCCAGTGTAATCATAGCATCGTTTATTCCGGGGGCACAACCGGGAACGTTAATACAGCGCCCAGTATTCGCTCCGTCGGATTTGGTGATTGATTTAACGCAACCGGATATAGCTACAGCGTTGGGATTGTTGGAAGCCCTAACTCCAGGTAGTCGTATAGGTGGATTGGCGGTATATTTTTTCAATCTACAGTGGGATTATTCGCTTACGACAGTAGTGCCATCGTTTACAGTACCATCGATTTCAGGATTAGCCGTTGAAGTACAGTCACAGAATTTGACGTGGGGATTAGCCACAGGACTACCAGATGGGCATAGAGTAGAAACGTTCGATGTATCCAGTGGAGTTGTGTTAAGTAAGTACACAGTCGACCACCCGTCGAACCCGCAATTACTTAAACAGTCCCCACTTCCGGCAGCTGACTGGTTAAGTCCTCGTCTGATAAAAGTAACTCCGTTTGACGGATTGGGAGATGGTATTCCGTCAGTAATAGTTTGGGGAGGGTCGTCAGGTATACCTGTAATAGGCGGAGGTGGTGGAGGAGCGGCAATTCCACAGAATCAAGCTCCATGGAATTCCGTATTTGGATTTATACTTCCATTCGATACAAATTCTATCAGTAACCAGAATGTGGCTTGCCAAAGTCAGGTAACTTTCGGGCAGATTGTTCCAATGATTCGTATGGTATTACCAGTTGAGTGTACGTTCAGTTCAGCTACTATATTTGTTTCCAGTGTACCATCAAGTACAGGTCATTTTTCGTGTGGTATTTATAGTATAGATGGTACTACGTTACTAGCTAATGCCCTATTTTCGATTGTTGGTCCATTGGCTAATGAAAACGTAACTGCTACATTTCCTCCAGTAACATTACCAGCTGGAGCATATTGGTTTGCGTTTACAACAGATATACTTTTAGCTATGCTAACACACGCTGGATTTTTATCCGTTGGGGCGAACAATCCTCCAACAGCTTCTGATTTTATAGATTGGTTTAGAACAGGCATAAATAATGCTTTTACGAATTTCGCCATAGCTTTTACAGTACCAGTTGGAGGAGCGCTACCAGCATCAACAGGTGGAATTGTTCCTTGGACATACGCCAATGTTAAGAATACATCAATAGCGATTCCTTACGTACTTTTCCAATAACTCACTGTTCATCAGCATAGAAAATAGCTTTTACACTTCTGTATAATATAAGCATGGGAGAAATTACCATGAAGGTTATGCAGGTATGGCGAATTGGAATGAAGCATACTCAAGGACAAGGGGCAGCCGATGAGGCTGAGACGTTGGTTGTTGCTCCGAAGAATTTACGTGCGATTGAAGTACGGAAAGCTTTCTTGGATCAGTATATTTCTTCCGAACAGTGGCAGAAAGATGGAAGTGTGGCTTTGGGTAATATTACGATAGCTGTATCTACTTGTTACGTTTTGGAAGGATAATGGAAAAAGTACGTATTAGAATAAAGAACAACGCTGCAGTCTTCGATCCAGAGTACGACTATACTCCGCTACTTCCCTATTTTAGTTTTAGTGTTCCAAACTACCACCACATAATTCGTAGTCGTCCACATTTCAGGCAGTGTAAAATTTGTCACCAGTACCCAGGCAGGAACCACAGCGACGATCACGATTACGTACCGAGCTGGGATGGTAAGATAAAATTCCTAAAGCGCGGAAGACTTCCCGCGGGACTATTCTGGGCTCTCCGGAAAGAGATAGAGGAGAAGGAAAATGTCAAGTTCAAGATAAAAGAGAAAGTAAATGTACCCCGAACTACAAGTAATAGGAAATGGTTGGTATCAGAAGACCAGTATGACTTCCAAAACGCATGTGTTGATATGGCTTATGGGACAATCAGAAAGGGAAGAGGAGGTCTTATCCTCTCTGCCACAGGAAGTGGGAAGACACGGATAGCGGCTGCAATCTCCTCCAGATTCAACTGTGAAGTGTTATTTATAGTTGACCAGCTAGTGTTACTAGAACAGGCCCAGAAAGATATCGCTAAGCATTTAGGTGAAAAGGTAGGATACGTAGGTAAATCAAAATTCAAGCTGCAACGTGTAACCGTAGCCACTATCCAGACATTACATTTACATAGAAACGATAGTAAGTTTTTGCGTTGGTTCAAGAACGTAAAAATAGTTTTCGTTGACGAAATCCATGAGGCACTTAGTCGTAGAAACTTTGACGTAATCAAGATAATGAAACCACTTTCCGTAATAGGACTGACCGCAACGTTAGGTCTTAGCAAGAAGCCGGTACGGCTAAATGCGTACGCGTTGACTGGGCCGGTCATTTACCAATATCCAGTCAAGACTGGAATGAAAGAAAACGTACTCAGCAAAGGTATCTCCGTTAGTCTGGAGTATAGTAATTCCTTTAACCCAGACAGTAAGAATTGGAAACACGAGGAGGCGTACAGTAAATACATCGTAAGGAACGGAGAAAGAAACACGTTAGTCGTTAGGCTGGTAGAAAGAGCCATAAAAAAGGGAAAGTATGTAATTGTAGTGGTAGACAGGTTACGTCATCTGGAAGAAATAAGCTCTAGGTTGAAAGAACGGGGTATCAAGTACGGAATAGTAAGTGGAACGTACAAAGGAAAAGGTATAAAAGTTGAGAAAAGGTTTGAACGTAAGGACAGATTCGAGAAAGGAAGTATTAGGTGTCTAGTGGTAAATAAAGTGTTTAAGAAGGGAGTTGACGTAAAGAGAATAGACCTCCTAATAAATGCAAGTGCAAAACCTAGTACGAACGATGCCGTACAGATATTCGGAAGAGGAGTACGTAAGCACAAAGACAAAAAGGGCTTCATTCAGATAGACATAAGTGACGTTAGTAGCATTCCAGAAAGTACGGTAAGCCCCAACTGGTTCACCAAGGCAGCCAAGAAGAGAAAACGTGCATTGAAAAAAGCGGGAATTGTTGTAGTCAGTACAAAATTCAACCCAGACCTAAGTATGAAACAGAATGCCAAAGATGTGTTGCGATTCAGTGAAAAACAATTTCGAGAATTTTTCCCTTTATTCCGTAAGGAATAAACCTAAGGTATATTCGTAGAAATATACCTATTAGTATTATAACGTTAGGTATAGAATACCGGATATATATATATACATATGGACCGAGAAGACGTAATCGAACAGGAATTGAAACAGTTAAACAAAACAGCGTTAAGGTACGCCAAAAGAGTAGAAGACTATCTCCAGGTATACCAAGGCAAGAACGTTAGGAACGTAATGTTGTATCTTAGTGAAGGTGACCAGTTACGGTTACTGACGCTACGAGCATGGGAAATGAAGTATAAGGTAAGTTTGAAGTTCATCCTCAGTACGTTGTTACCGTTCTGGCAGTCATTCCTGAAGAACAAAACCAAAAAGATAAGTCGTGGGTTGGGTGTACGAATCAGTACGTTGACGGGAAAGAAATCAGAACAGATTCTCCGTGACGCTATTTCCAGAACATACCCCGACAACGAGAACGTACTCGTATGGATGGCAGAACGTCGGGAAGAGATCATACAATGCGAACTAGAGCGTATGCACACAGGCATACGAATCAAAAGCCTTCTCAAGTTCAGCTCTCCTCAGAAATACTTCCGCCATTACCAGAATCGAATACAGGAAGAAGCCTTATTGCGAGAACAGATCGAAGATCGTATGAAGAAATTCAATTATCGTGACAATCCATTCCGTAGTGAAACGTGTTTCAACCAGCAGGAGGAGTAGTGAAAGCTAAGACAGTAACGCGCGAATATATACTTTGTCCTAATTGCGGTAAGTCAGAACATCAGGTAGATCAAGTTGAAATAGGTAGAACATTCGGACCGTGGTATTGTGATGAAGATGATTGCGGTAGAAGTTGGACTGGAGTCAGAACCAGTGATGGTGCGGAACTTACTTTCGTTGAAACGAACAAGCGAACGGTATTCATCGAGCTTCGGTACTGTGACGATCCAAAGTTGAAGATTGTAGTCAGTGGAATGGAATTTCTAAATTCGATAACTTTACCAGGAGCAGTCGGTGGTGGAACGACGGATCCGATAGTGTATCCAGATCATCATGAGTACTATTACAACGAACATACGTGCCCAACAAATTATCTGGGTGTAGAAGAGGTAAGGTATGGAGACGATTACGATCCACATGGTGTATTTGAATTTGTACGAGTCTTGACCGAAGAAGAACGTCAACAGGTAATTGTCCGATGAGCTACATGCGTGATGGAGACTTCCAGGAAAATTTATTAGTTCCCGCATGTAAAGACAGGAACTTTTTGAAACGGATGTCGGGTATACTTTCCGAGAAGGACTTTACTCCCCGTAAAGGGGAAGGTATGCAGGAAGCGTATTGGGTCAGTCAGATAGCATTTAAGTACTGGCGAGACTATCGGGAACCGATAGGAGGAATGCTAAGAACGTTCGCTTTAGATTTTATTCGCGAACAGGGAAAGCACATAGGCAGGAAACAGAAAGATAAGCTAATCGAGTTAGTAGAACGTATCCGCAGTAAGACTCCAGTAGCAGTCGAGGCCATAGAGAAGAAGGTATTAGATTACAAACGTCGTAAGAACAAAACCAACGCCATTAAAGAATTAATTAATCTCCAGGAAAAGGGGGAATTAAGTGACAGCCGTTTCCGTAGAATATGCCGAGACGCGTTGGAGACATACGATAATTCGTTGAAGGTAAGTAATTTCACGTCGGAAGGTGAAGTCGACAAGCGTATCAAAAGAAGAGAAAAGAGAGCATCAAAACGTTTTCCATTCCTGATGATAGAACAGTTTGACAAGAGAGCCCATACATTCGATAGAGGTCAGTTCGGAATTATCCTCGCCAAGTATAACGTTGGAAAATCCACAGCAGCAGTATTCCTTGCCCAGGTATATGCGTTGCAGGGATACAACGCCTTAATCTTTACGTTGGAAGATAGTATGGACATGGTCGAGGACAGACTCGATGCCAGTTTCGCGGGTATCAAGATGTACAGGTTGGTAGACTATTCCACCAAGTTAAAAAGGCGGTTACGTCGTAAGCTAAAGAAATTGAGAGCCCATATTCGTATAGTCGATGGAACAGACGGTGGGATGACAGTCGGTAGAATGGAAGAAGTCTGGGAAACGTATCGTAACCAAGGTTTTGCCGCCGATGTAGTCATAGTAGATGCAGACGAAGGAATTACTCCAGTCGAGCATTACAAAGGGGACAGTGGAGAACGGAGAGAGATAGGAGAAATATACCGCGACCTGAAGTCCTTCTTTGCTAGACGGTCAGTATGGGGTTGGGTCATGGCCCAAGCAAAGAGAGGAAAAAGCGGAGTACGGAAGATGGTAGTCACCGGAGACGACGCCGCAGACGATATCCGTAAGCTACGAAAATGTGCCTTGTGTATAGGTATAGGCGACGGACCGGAAGAATTTGGGGAGGATGGGAAGTATCTGTTCGTAGCCAAGCATAAACACGGACCACCAAAATGGGGATTTCCATTCATGGGAGACTTTGAGCGTGCTACGTTCTATGACTCCGAGGCTACCATAAAAGCAGTACGGAACATGAACCACAACAAAGATTGAGAATAGATATAGGGTTTCTGTATAATAAGCTTGGAGGTTGGAATATGACGGTAGCTGATCTTCTACTTAAGTTGTGCGAATTTCCGCGAGATCGGGAAGTGGTTTCGTATGATGGTGAGTACGATTCGTACATTGCAGATCCAGAAATTACTGAGCATGTAGTACATGAAGTTCAGAATCATAATCGTGAGGTTATTTCACATAAATCTTTGGTACGTGTGGTGTTGTAATATCCGTGGAGGTTGGAATGTCAGAACATTCAAGTAGTAGTTCAAGTGGAATAGGTGTAGTAGGATTGTTAGGGATAGTATTTGTGACGCTTAAGTTGTTAGGAAAAATTACTTGGTCATGGTGGTGGGTTACGTTACCATTCTGGGGTGGTATTGTATTGGCGATAGTTATATTCGGGTTTATACTTTTGTGGTTGTCACGAAAATGAAAACATCACAAGATATACGAAATCTGTTAGCCGCCAAGTTCAAAGCTGAGTCATCGCGTCTAGCTTCGTGGGGAACAAAAACCGATGAGAAAGCAGCCATAAGCTTTGCCGATGCAGTCACCGAATTCGTTAGGGCTTTGTGTGCCGAATCTCGATACCGTGAGTTGAAACGGGTCATGAAGAAAGGACTTCACCACAAAAAAGAAGGATGGGGTCCTGTAATGGATTATCTCCAGGAACGCCTCCATGCAACGAAAATAATGGCCAAAGCAATAGAGAAGTTTGCCATAGATAAAGAAAGTAAACGTACGTGGCAGTATACCAGTCTTAGGAAAGATAAGAAGAAGAAACACAGACATCATACGCATGGGAGTAAGCATGAGTGAGTACGTCAAAAGTAAAGGTACTACGTTAATTATTGATTTTAATTTGTTGGCCTTACACGTAAGAAATGAGGAAACGTTGAAGGAAGCTGAACAGATATTGCGAGAAAGTTTCAAAGAAATCGCATATGCTATGTTACAAGCCACTGGAGAACCGCATAAAGTATGAACCTTATCGAAGCGTTGGAAGCAGCAAGCATTGATTACCATAAAGGACGAGATAGTTCAGAAATTTATATCTGCTGTCCTTGGTGTAACGATCAAAGATTTCGATTAGGAGTAAACGTCGAAACCGGGTATGCGCATTGCTTTAATGATAGTTGTGAGTGGAGTAGCAAGAACGCAGATTATACATTCAGCAAACTCCAGGACGCTTTAGATACCGGAGAAATAGAAGCCAAGCAACGTAAAAGAAAGAAGAAAAAGAGGATGGAACAGATCGAACTCCCAGAAGGTTTCCGAGAATTACAGCATCCAAGCGAAAATGATTATCACTGGAACAAGGTCGCGTGGAGATATCTTCGTGACAGAGGTATTAGTGGAGACCAGATCGTAGAAAAGAAGATCGGCTTCACGACAGTAGACAAAGACTACTCCTACCGGGCAATATTTCCAGTATGGCTAAGTGGCAAGTTAGTTGGATTCACTGGGAGAGACTTTACCGGGAAGTTGGAACCGAAGTACAAGAATTCCATAGGTGCCAAGTGTCTTTACAATCTGCCAGAGAAAAAACACTCTACGTGTGTCCTCAGTGAGTCAGCAATTCCAGCTCTAGTCATAGAACGTGTAAGTCGGAAGATGGGAATTGATTCCATAGGATTGTTGGGACATTCCCTGCAAGAAGACCAGGTTAGTCTGTTGCATCATTACAAGAGAGTGTTACTTTGGCTGGATCCCGACGGTGCTGGTGTAAAAGGGTTGGAGCATATACACAAACGGTTACGTGACGAAAAGAAATCGGTAAAGGTAATCCTACCAAAAGGTATGTTGAGTGACGATGATTTCGATTCCCGTGACCCAGATGAGTTGGACCACAAGGAAATAGTCAATCGCCTTGAGAAACCGATTCCGTTCACCGATTCGCTGTTGTTGAAGTTACAAGCATGGAGGTCTTCTGATGAGTAGAACTAAAAAAGGGACAGTGCCTCTGCCTCCGCGCCAATGTCCACAACGTTGTCCGATATGTGATTTGGAGTTTATGAAGTCATCACAGATGCGTCCGCCTTTGAATTATAAAGATGTACGTTGTTTAGGTGGTCGTGGGCATGAAGGTTTACACCAGTGCCAGAAACATGCTTGGGGAACATTGCGGCAACGTGGAATTGATTTGGAGAATGTATCGGGAAGAACAGGAAGATATGTTGCTCCTTACCATCAGATACAACCAGAACAACGTGGGCCTACTCATTTGCATCGTTATCCAAATGGTGGGTTATGAGACGAGTAGTTTTAATAGATTCGAAAAATCTGCTTTATCGAATGCAAGCTGTATTCAACAACCTAAGTAGGCAAGATGGGTTTCCAACCGGAGCACTATTCGGCTGTCTTAGCACTATGCTAAATATCAGTAAACGTTTTCCCGACGCAGCCATTGTGTGGGTATGGGACGGGCGCGGTGATACGTGGCGTCACAAATTTATGGGCAGTTTCCCCCAGATAGAAGTCCACAACGAGAAAAAGAAGAAGTATGTTGGGTACAAAGGACAGAGACATAAGAACATCCCAAAGCAGAAAAGTAAGTATCCAGAAACCCCACGAGAACGTGCCCTGTTGCAGTTGCCAGTATTGCAGTTAATCCTTCGTGGAGCCGGTATACGAAGTCTGGAAGTAGAGTCCTTGGAATGTGACGATTTAATCGCCATGCTTACCACCAGAATACACGAGTTAGATAAAAACGTTGAAGTCATAATCCATAGTGGGGATCACGACTTCTACCAGTTGCTCAGTAAACGTGTAAAAATACTCACGCGAGTAAAAGCCGGAAAAGCGGAAATGGTCACCAAGAAAATGGTAATAGAAAAGTACGGAGTAAGACCACGGAACTGGGCCAAGTTCAGAGCTTTTACCGGAGACTCGTCGGATAACATTTCCCATCTGAAGAACATAGGTAAAGTGGTAGCGAAGAAATTGTTAAAAGCAGGTCTTGATCCTTCCGTAGTAAATCTACCAATCAACGAATACGTTGAGAAAAAGTACAAGAAGGTATTTCCAGATGGAGTACAAAAGGTATGGCCAGCTCTGTGTGGAAACTACAAGCTGTGTAAGTTGGTAACAGACATAGATTCGGACATACTTTCGGAAGAAGTAAGGAAAGATCTCGAAGAAATGTTCTCGCGTTTCACGTCAGTAAGAAGATTTAAACGAAGTAAGACAGGAAAGACTTCCCACGCATTTCGTCGCGTTGGATTACTCCTTTCCCAGTACGAATTGGCAAGCATCCTAGGTCGGAGACATATTTTGTTCAGCATCCCCTGATATGCATTATCATTGGAGATAAAAAGACTTGCAAAAGAACGCGAATTTCATTACAATTAAGAGGTCCTTGGAGCTACGTCAACTCCGAGGGCATTTTCATTTTCAGGGCATTTTACATCATCGGAGGCGTCCAATGAGTCGTTGTAAAAAGTTGAGCTCCAGTATAAACCTTGAAAGCTACCGTAAGATGGTAGCACAGCACGCGTGGAGTACATGGAAGAAACTTCCCGCACAAACAAGGTGGTGGATAAGTGTCGAAGACATGATAGAAGACGGTATGGCGATGGCCTTCCGTTTCCTCACGAAAGGTAAACACAAGTACAATCCCCAGTGGTCAACATTCAGTACCGCGTTGTACCATCGTTTACATAAGTTCTACGTAAACGAATACATCGAGAAGTATTTAGCGATGCAGCGTGGTTGTATCAAGGTAAACGGAAAGTTGGTAGCAATACCGCATACGAGTATCCAAGCTATGCAGTTGAAGTTGAGTGTAAACGGAGACGCAAGTGTTGACGATGTAGTCGGAAGAATCCCCGACCTAGTCACTTCACCAGACAGTATCTACAGCAATATGCTAACCCAGTGTTTCGTTGTTCCTTCGTTGGTAAACATCTACCAAAGAGGATCGTTGCATCTGCAAGGTGAGTTCATCAACTGGTTTTGGTACGCAAATAAAGTCCACAAGAAAGGAAAACCGTTCGAGAAAGCAGCAAAGGAGTTCCGTGAGTTGGCACTACCCGAGCAGTTAACGTTGCAAGACTGTACGCATATCATGCGTTCACCGGAATGTCTCAACACGTTGAGCATGAAGTTGTTCGATCTTCCGTATGACCACGCGTGTATGCCAGTTATAGGTCAAATTCAATAGGAGGAAGTATGAAAAGTGTAAGTAGTATTCTAGTTCGTGGTGAAGTTGTAATCCCCGAAGTTAAGAAACAGGTCCGTTCACTAGCACGTCGAGCGCACGATAAGTTGGGGTATACTGTTCTATCCCAGGTGTTACACAAACCGAAAGTGTTGGCTCGTGCGTTATTGAAGCTTGGTATCGAACCATTCTCCAATCGAAGCATCAGTGAGTACAAACAACAAAAGTTGAAAGAAGCCGAAAAACATCTGCAACGAAGTGGCAAGCATTACAAGTTCCGTGTAGCTTGGAGTATGACAGATATCACGAAGTACAAGAAGCCAATTCCAGAATTTGTACTCCAAAAGGCATTGGAGATCAAAGACGTTGTTCCGTATGTCAGTTTTAAAGTTGATGAACTGTCGTATCAGCCAATGCCCGATCCGTTTTTAGTTGCCGAGCTAGAACAAGAACGTTACTATATTGAAGTGTGGGATGAACCGAAGTTCGAGAACGACGTAATTGATGGTGTTGTAAAAGCCGAAGCAATTAGTAACGATGGAGATGATGACGCGAGTGAATCCGAAGACGAAGAGGAGGAGTAATGGCAAAAGGAAAAGGTTTGATGAAGGAAATGAAGTGTTCGCCGGAGCTACGAGATGTAATCAAGGAAAAGAAAATCTCACGTGGAAAGATGATGAAGTTGCTTTGGAAGTACATCAAGAAGCACCGTCTCCAGAGCAAGGAGGATAAACGAATCATCGATTGTGATGATAAGCTGACAGCGTTGTTCAAGAAGGCAATTGCCAAGAAGCGTAAGTTTAAGATGCGTGGAAAGACAATTCGTGTCAGTGCAGGTTCGATCTATATGACGGAGATGGGTAAGCCATTGAGTAAGCATCTTTCGTAGGAGAAAAATATGAGACGAGCACACAGAGTATTGAAGATGGATGAAGCTGATCATGTAAAGCTACTAGCAGCTAGAGAGAAAGCACAAAAAGAGTCAGTCGCATCCAAAGCAGTTGAGGCTGAGTTGAAAGGGAAGTATAGGCCAATGTTTCCAGACCAAGATACGAGACGATGGTCAGTCGAGTTTTCAGATGATGGTCATGTAATAGGTTTCGGTTGGTTAAAGGTTACACCAGACGATCCTACAGATGAAGCGTCAGATGAAGAGGAATAGATGTTTCCATGTTTGTTGTGTTCAGTAAGGTATACGGTAGATGACGTTAAGAATGGGTTGTATTTCCCATCTACCAGTATATGTTTTAGTTGTTACAAGGAACGTGCCAAGTCAAAGCTATTGTGTTTTGGAAAAGAACGTAAGTACGATCCAGATTCAATAGCATGTGGTAGTAACTGTGGGGACGAAAGATTTTGTAGGTTGTTTATTAGACATAAACTCTAAAGGAGAAAATATGGCGCACGATGAAGATGAGTCCGAAGTAGAAAGTGAATCTGAATCAGAAAGTCAGGCCGAAGAATCAGAAGAGGAAGAAGAATCAGAAAGTGAATCCGAACACGCTAAGAAGAAGGACAAGAAAAAGAAGAAACACAAGAAGGAGAAAAAGGTGAAGAAAGGAAAGAAAGATAAAAAGAAGAAAAAGGATAAGCCTGAGAAAGAGAAAAAAGAAAAGAAAGAAAAGAAAGGCAAGTCGGGGAAAAAGCGGGGACCAAAAGGCGCTCAGTGGATGACGTGGAAGATACCTTACCAGGACGAATCCATATTGGGTCAAGCATTCAAACAGGCAGCCGTTAAAGGCGGAGTCGATCTAAAGAAACTCAAGAAGTTTATCGAGAAGGCAGGCGGCAATCCCGTGTTTATTATTCGTGGTCTGCGTAAGGGTCATTCCAAAGGCTGGAAGTGGGACGTGGATGACTCTCACGGCCGGCTTCGTGTCAGTAATTACAAAGTTGGCGATAAGAAGTGGACAAGAGAATAAGCTTGCTCCGACCTGTAAAGTTGGAGCGCGTGTATGTGGGCGAGATGAGGATGGAGTTCGATAATCCATGCGGCCAAAGCCTGACATAGAAACGATGACACGTCATCGGCTAGACTCGGACGGTGAAGTACCTGCCTATGGGGGAATAAAGTTGTACACCGTGTGAGCCACAGGTTCGAATCCTGTCGTACACGATTTGATTTCTGGAGGAAACATGATCGTAGTAAATGTTCCAATTGAGGAGTTAGAAAGTCGGTATAGTGCTCAGTGGGCAAACTGGTTTCACGTTGAGTTGTGCAAGAAGGGATATACAACGATTCCGATACATCCATCTACGCTACGATCAGAAATAAAAGATGGGGCTTTTCTAGACGTGGTTGGAACGCACTACGCTAAAGCTAGTCAGATTCAACGTATCTGCCAGTTAATAGACGACGGTACGATTCCCCGTAACGAACGCGTTGTATTCCTTTTCCAGGATGGATGGTTCCCAGTAGAACAGTTAGCCTACATACGTGACGGATTGAAATGTCACGACTGGAGATTCGTCGGGTTGTTCCATGACGGTAATTGGGACGTGTGGGATTTTGTTACACGTAGTAATATGTATGTGTGGGGGGAGGAACTAGAAAACGCCTGGTTCAAGATCTACGATAGGGTAGTCGTCGCCTCAGAATACCACGAACGGGTATTGTTGGAAACTCGTATAATTCCAAACCATAAAATTGAAGTTATTCCTTGGAAGGTAGAAGTACCAAAAGAGTTGTTAGAATATCCAAGTAAAAAAGAGAACATAGTAGTCTTTCCGCATCGCCTCACCGAAGACAAACAGCCTGAGTTGTTTCGTAAGCTGATCCACGACGAAAAAATTCTACCTAAAGATTGGATCGCTGTACGTACACGTGATGAAAAACTTGATAAGCGAAGTTACTACCAGTTATTGGCGAAGTCAAAAGTTGTTGTTTCTACGGCTTTGCTTGAAATGTTTGGTATAAGTATGATCGAAGCTGTGATGTTGGGATGTTATCCTATTGTGCCAGATCGTCTGGCATACCGGGAAATATTTCGTGATCCATTTCGCTATCGTGGATATTCCGATCTTTGTGATAAGTTACGCGATGTAGTAACGCGTGATTCTGGTTTTAAGCATATAGCTGAACATACACCATTCAAAAGTCAATTCCATCAAAAATTGATTGACGATTCGTTTTTCGAAGATCTATTTGATATTTTGGAGACTGTGTGAAAGAACAATGGAAGGCTTGCCTTAGGGGTTACTACGAAGTCTCCAATTTAGGTAGAATCCGCCGAGCTAAACCAGGTAATGGTACACGCGTTGGTAAGATTCTTACCGGATATTTCGATAAAGATGGATATCTGAAAGTTAGTGTAAGTATATATGGCAAGACAAGATATATTCCAGTACATAGATTAGTTGCACGAAAATTCATAGGCCCACGTCCAAAAGGAATGGAAATAAATCATAAAGATTTGGATAAATCGAATGCGTGTTCAGATAATTTAGAATATATTACCCCAAAGGGTAATCAACAACATGCCGCTGATAATGGTGTAATAGCACGAGGCAAATTAACCACTAAAAAGTTACGTAAAATGAAGAAGATGTGGAATAGTAGTAAGTATACAGTTCATGATTTAGCCAAAAAGTTTGATATAGCTGTAGCTAATGTTTACCGACGTTTGAATGGAGGTAAGACTTGGAAGGGATAAATACGTATCAGCATAGTGAAGGACAAAGTTTCAAACACTTACCAGAAATTTCCAACATCGAAACGTGTTCAGCCTGTAACTTAGAATGTCCAATGTGCCTGCGCAGTACACATCTAGGCCGTCAACCGGGCCTTGTTGATATGAAGTTGTTGAAGCTGATGAAAGAACGCGGGGACTTTGGTGGTAGTCATTACATCGAATTGCAGATGGCCGGAGAACCTACGTTGCATCCAAAGTTGTTCGAGATAGTAAATTACCTAAAGCATGAAGTTGGAGTCTTGGTAGGTCTTTCTACTCATGGCTTGAGTATGGAAAAACCAAGCATAGACGTTACGTTGGGAATGTTAGATGCGTTAACGATCTCAGTCGATTCTGTCGATCCTGAGACATACCACAGGATGCGCTTCCCCGCACATTTGAAAGACCTATACCGTAATCTCGATAAGTTTTTCAAGTTCATCGAAGCCAGAAAGAATCTAGCTCATGGTCGTATTCCAATGATCGAACTCCAGTTGGTGAAAACACCGTTGGTAGAAAAGAGTGGTGATCTGGAAGCGTTGCAGCAAGTCATGAAAGAAAAAGGGTGGGATCGTTTCGCCGTAGTACGTACGATCTACGATTGTTTCGAGGGAATGCAAGATAGAGTAGGCATCAGTGGTATTAACGAAGCAACTAGTCACCTTGGTTTGTGCTTGAACCCATTTACGTCAGTCAGTATAGCACATAACGGGGACGTGGTGAGTTGTTGCATGATTTTTACTCCCAGAAAGGAAGAGATCAATTACTATGGGAATCTTTACGAGCAGAGTCTCGAAGAAATCTGGAACAATCACATAGTTAAGACTTTGCGCCACGAGATGATGGAACACGAGGTAGAAGGAAGGCCGTTACATGGTCAATGTGCCAAGTGTACAGTTCGATCACCAGCTATGATACACAATCAAATCGTTTCTCGATTGGTTCAGTTGAGGGGTTTATGAAAATAGCATTCGTTGGAGCGGAGTGTACGGGAAAGACAACGATGTCAAAACTTCTGGCTGAAAAGCTCAGTGTAGAACATATACCAGATCCGTATGAGGGAGTAGTCAAGAAATACGGAGAAGAATGGGCAGAGTATCGTTGGAACGCTTGGGGTATAAAACTGAAGTTTGAGTTCGAGAAAGCGATGCATGAAGCCCAGTTTGAGCTGGAGAATGGTAAAAAAGATTTCGTAGCCGATAGTGCATCGTTAGTTCGTGCCGCTTGTGGATTGTATTTGTGTGGACAAGACGCACCACAGAAAGAGTTGGAAGAATTGGTAATGAAAAGTTTGAATCACACATTTGATTATGATGTACTTATTCATCTTGATACTGACGCTCCGTACGTAGATAACGGGCATAGATTTATGAATAAGAACGTACGTGAGGGTATTGCTTGGATGATCACAGGTATGTTGCAGTTAATAGATAAAAAGAAGATTGTATGGTGGAGCTTTACTCCCAATAGCATAGATAATCTTGCGAGGATGCATTGTGCAGAAAAATTATCAGCGTCGAAGTAATGCCCGTATCCAGACAATGCTAGATCATTATAACTTCCAGGATAAGAACGTTCTCGATATTGGTTGTAGTAAAGGATATGTAACTAATGCATTGAAACAGGCTGGTGCAAACGTTGTAGGTATTGATTCTGACCTATTATCACTTCTAGTCGCAAGAAATAAGTACAAAGACATTCCATTCATTTGTTCCAGAATATCTTTTGAACAGATAAAGTCATTAGGCAAATGTGATTGTGTGCTTTTATTAGCTGTTCTCCATCATGTGTTGGTAGACATGGGTTGTTACCAGCAGGACAAGATAGGACTACAAGCGGCCGTAGATATACTTTCCGTGATCCGTGAAAAGACTGATACGTTGTGGTTTGAAATCGCTCTGCCAAATGAAGTCCAACGTGAAGGAACGACCCCGCTAACGGATATGGGAAATAGACCGAATATGTGGATCATAGATAATCTTCTATCTCCAGCTGGATTCGATGACGTAATTATATACCCGTATCCTGAGTTACGAGAGAATTTGTTTCAAGCCTACTTACATAAGTCGTGGTACAAGCCTTTGATTAAAGCACCGCAGTTAGTACGCGACTTACTTAAGTTCGACGACCGAGACGCGAGACCGTTGTTCCAGTGTAGGTGATATGAAATTACATCTGAAAGAAGAACGTCCTCTGTTGTATTTCTCCGGAGTGGGCTCGTCTGGAATGGGTGAAGATGCTTTCATCAAAAACGGAGCCAAATACCGCTGTTTCAGTTACGCATACACTTCGCCGGATGGATTCTACTACAGTAAGAAAATAGCCGAATCGTTGAAGATTGCCGAGAAAAAAGGAATGGGTGTAATGATGGATTCCGCGGCACATTCGTTCCATAAGCTGAAGGTATTGGGTCTGAGAAAGAAAAGTGGTAAGTGGAGTGTGAAAGATACGGATAAGCTTCGTGATAAGGTAGTTGAGACCTATGCCCAGTATGTTTTGAAAGAAGGAAAGAAATGGGACTTCGTTGTGAATTTTGATTACGTCCGAGACTGTCCGGTTATCTATGCGATGCAGAAACAGTTAGAGAAACTGGGTATTCGTCCAGTACCGGTATATCACGGTGACCAGCCAGATGAGTGGTTGAAAAGGTATTGTGAGGAAGGACATAAGTTGATCTGTCTAGGATCGGTCAAACGTAGTAATAAGTACATGCGGTATTATTACGACAGGTGTTTTAATATTGCGGCTAAGTATGGAGTGCTGCTCCACGGTCTGGCGGTTACGAGTCTTTCGTTAATGTATGGGTACGAATGGTACTCGGTCGACAGTGCGACGTGGGCCAAAGTCGCGGCATTCGGTTGTATTCTTAGTACCAGTGCGGGTGTTAACGATACGTTTGGGTATATTCATCTTAGTGATCGTAGGCATGGTCAAGGACGTGGTATAGAGTATCTCGATCTTCCGAAGAATAAACAGCGTGAGATAAACCATGAGATCGAGGACAATGGATTCGATCCGAAGCAACTGTTGACAGACGGGGCAGCCAGATCAATGTACAACGTATACATATTCTGTAACCGTATCCAGCATTTGAAAGAGGTTGTACGCTCGGGAAAAACGCGCTGGCAGAGTCTTGCTGTTTAGCTTTTCCATTTCTGTATAATAAGCTTGGAGGAAATAATGCTAGACGCAAAAACGTATGTGTACTGTACGACACGATTTGTAGGTTTTCATAGATGGCCGGATGCACCCAGTGAAGTTAAGTATTTGCGCGATAATCATCGGCATGAGTTCCACGTAAAGGTAACAGTGCAAGTAGGGCATAATGATCGTGACGTTGAATTTATTACTCTTCGTGAAAGAGTAGATGAGCTGTTCTCCGGTGGAAGTTCTATACACCAGTTTGGTGCAAAGTCATGTGAGATGATCGCTGAAGACATAATCTCATTCGTCGAAGCAGATGGAACATACAAGATACATTCAGTGGAAGTCTCAGAAGACGGCGAGAACGGAGCCATAGTCGTATGCTAGTTAATTTAGAGAATCTAAAATTAAAGAAATATGTTCGTTGTAAGTTGTGTAAGAAAAAGTTTGAACGTATTACTAATACCCATTTGAGATATATGCATGGTATTAGTAGTAGAAAGTATAAGAAAAAATTCCCCGGAGCTAAACTTGATTGCGAGTATTTAGAATATATTCGCGGAATAGCTACAAGAGGAAAAAGTTATGAACAACAATTCGGTAAGAAAAAAGCTCGCCAGTTAATGGAAAAAAGAAAGCAAGACGCCATTCTCCAGTTTAAGGATCCCAAGCAACGCGAAATGCGAAGAGAAGAATATACTGGATATAGAAAAAGGGCGTTAAAACATTACGGATATGTTTGTGAACGCTGTGGTATTACTAAAAAAGATTTACATAGGCGTGAGTTCCATGTTCACCATAGAGATGGAGTAAACATATCTACAGAATTAGGTAATAATGCTATTGAAAATTTGGCAGTCTTGTGTAATGTTTGTCACAGAAAGTTACATGCCGAGCAAGACAAAGCCAAAGCAAAGTTTTTTGGTATTAGAAATATCGAAAAAGGAGTACATTATATTTTCAAAGGTTTGAAGCAAGCTTTTAAGTTGAATTTGAAAGATGAGAATTTTAAGGCAACTCCCAAACGAGTGGCACGTGCGTATGCTGAGATATTTGAGGGGGTGAAAGATACAGACGGTCAAGTAAAAGATATTTTAATGGAAGGTTTTCCTTGCACAAATAGTCAAATGATCTTGAGTAAAAATATACGTGCTTTTTCGATGTGTCCCCATCACCTGCTTCCAGTTGATTATCACGTAACAGTTGCGTATATACCATCAAAAAGTAAAGGTGGACGTGTATTGGGGTTATCGAAATTGTCGCGGCTGGTTACTATATTAGCACGCCGCCCTGTAATACAAGAACGGTTTACTCAAGATGTTACGCAAGCTCTTATGACTCTTAAGGGATGCAAAGGAGCTGGATGTATAGTCACTGGAAGACATTATTGTATGATAATGCGTGGAGTAAATCAACCAGACAGTTTTGTAGAGACATCCAGTCTTGACGGAATATTCAAAACAAACCCAACAGTTCGTGCTGAGTTTCTTTCCTTGGCTAAAGATAAAAGTGTAGTAGGAACAACAATAAATTTATGATGTGGACAATAAGACGTAGCCGTTTAATTTCCGCTTTACACTTGTTGGACTTGATACCCGAGAAGGTAGGATTATCTTCCAGTGAATTTTTATGGATACGGGGAAAAGGATCGAAGATAACGATTGCAGTCGCTTCGTATATCATGGGAGAAGTAGGTATAAACGGAGACGGAAAGTGGGAAGGTGAATTTTTTATAGATCGTAGACTCTTCACTCCCTTTGTGTATGCATCCAGAGCACTCAAGAATAAAGCATTATTCGAGTTCACTTTCCATAAGAAACAATTAACCGTTAAGCATGGTTCCCGTTCCGCGGAATTCCAATCCCAGCAAGACATAGTCGGATACGGTGATCTCAAACGTATTCTCAAAGAAAAAGAAAGTGTTGTACCAATTACCGACGATGTACGCGCGTTATTAACCTGCGGACAGAATTGTGCTGTCAGTGATACGATGGTCCCGTACCTTAGCTGCGTCTATCTTAGAAAAGGTTCAGCAGCCATCAAAGCCTACGCCGCGTCTGACAGGGTATATTATTTCGGTACGGGGGATCCAGAAAAGAGTAAGCTTAAATCGTCAATCCCGTTCCCACTCCAGATGATACGTCTACTAACAGAGACAGGACTTAAAAGTGTAAACTGGATAGGGAAGTATGTAGTCCTGAAGTTCGATCGTGGAGTATTGTGGCAACCAGTCAGTGAAGCCGCGATAGAGAAATTTCCCCTTCGCGAGATAACCAAGAACGCAAAGAAGTCAGAAACATTCCCAGTCAGTTTTACCGCCTCGTCGCGTAGAATGTCTCGCATCATGTTGAGGCTTGGTTATTATCTCCAAGGGGCACAAAGAAAAGACTGGGTCGTGAATGTACGTGGTAGTAAGGGAGATAATCTCCTCCAGGTAACCACTAATCTACCGGGTGTTAGATTTAAGGAATGGTTACCGATAGTAAAGCATCTACCAGCTTCGTTGAAGGTAAATTGGCCTCTGGACAGCTTAGAGCCTGTGTTTGGCTTCTTGGTAAGTAAAACGAAAAAACAAGGAATGGTTGTACGTGTCGATCAAAAGCATGGTGTAAGTTATATCACAGCCGGGAAGTATTGGTTGTGTGTCACAAGTAAACAGGAGACGAACTAGTGTCGTTCACCCCACTTATCCAGATACAACGTTCGGAAGATGTATTACCCGGAAAGCCACTCCGTGGAAAGGGGTGCGACTTCTGTCCATTAGATAAAGTACATGGTGTTCATAAGATAATGGGCAAAGTTCGTGGACGTAAGATATTTGTGTGGTTACAATCACCGGGAATGAAGGAGAATAAAAAGAGACGGGAAGCTATTGGTCCAGCCGGAAAGTTTTTGTGGTACGAACTAAGGCGGGTAGGCATCACGCGAGATATGGTAGATATACAGAACGTAGTAAGGTGCGTTCCAGTTGATGTAATGAAAAATGTATATCCTCCGTTGAAGATGCGGACTCCCACTAAAGAAGAAATCAAGTGTTGTTCATTGTACACGGAACAAGCGAAACAGAAATCCAAAGCACGGTTGCATTTAGTATGCGGACAGATAGCAGGTAAAGCCGTACTCGGAAAAGAGTTCAACAATAACAAGCGGGTATTCTTTTCCGAAGCATTGAAAGCGTGGGTTGTTTATTTAGATCACCCCGCGTATTTCATCCGGCAGGGTTATTCCGCAGGTGACAAAAGGCCAGCCAATGATTCGTTGAAACGCTTCCGTTCAGATCTAGATGCTGCCAGAAACATTCTCAAGCGCAAGCACAACGTCAGAGACCAGTTCTATTTCATCAAGACATTGGACTCAAGAGGAGTCACGACTAGAAAGCAAGCCCGTATCGCCTACCGACGTTTGAAACGAGAAGCGTTGAGTGGTCATACTTTAGTCTTTGATACGGAAGAAGGAAAGCTTGACAAACACGGTAAGTCAGATGACAACGGAAAATGGGCATTACTTTGTATAGGCTGTCAAACGAAAGATACGAGCTATACTTTTGCCGTCGATCACCCAGATTCAGGATCCAGTCAAGCAGCTAGGGAGTTGAATAAGAAGTTGCTCCGAAAACTTCTTACGAATCCGAAGATACGGAAATCGGCTCATATGGCGGCACACGATACAGATTCCGCTACCAGGTTTCTTGGTGTTCCAGTAAAAGCCCAGTACGATTCGTTGCTCGGAGAATATTTCCTCGATCCGAATGCTAAAGCCTATGGACTGGAAGCTATTTCCGATCGTAAGTATCCAGACTACATGGGATACAAAGCCATCAAGTATCCGGAAGGCCTTACGTTAAAGTATCGTGAGTTCATAAAAACTAAGAAAAGTGATGCTTGGACTAAAGTAGATCAAGCCGAAAAAACTGGTAAAGTGAATCTTGCAAGACTTCCATGGAAGAAGATGGTGTTGTACAACGGAGCAGACTGCCATCTTGAAAAGGTAGTAGAACGTGGTAATCGTCATGCCGGTAATCCTCCGTTGATGGGAGTTTATATTGATGCCAGTGTAGTATTGTATAGGATGCAGCATGACCGAGAATGCTTTCCGTGTTTTGATTATCGTTGGTACAAGAAGATACGGCCGTTATTCAAAGTCCGTAAACGTCGTGCATCGAAACAGTTGTTAGAATTGGCTGGATCGAAAAAGGTCAAATACAAAAGTCGTAAGACCGGTAAGTGGGTAGAAAAGAAATGGAATCCGGGATCGCCAGATCAGATGTGGTGGTTGATCTACGAAAAACTTGGGATCGAGCCACTGGAGTCGGGAGCCAATACTCGTGCCGGTACGATGGAGATTCTAGAACAGAAACACAAAAAGCTCAAACCAGTCAAGAAGTTCCGTGAAGTAGACAAAGCACTTAGTATGTTGGATAGTTACAAAAACTGTGCTGATCTCAATGATCGCCGCCTACGTACAATCTGGAAAGTGACAGGCACGAGTACAGGTAGGATGTCATCTGGTAAGAGTAAAGAACGGACAGACGACAATGTTATTAACTTCCAGAATATTCATGGTGACCCTTTTATAAAACAAGTCAGTGTAAGTGACGAACGTTGGTGGAAGTTGTATGAATACTGGTTGGAGCACGGAGACTTTACCGATAAGACGTGGAAACAGTTCGCCGATTACGACGTTTATCTTGGATACGATTTCTCCCAGAATGAGTTACGAGAACTAGCTGAAGAATCTGGCGACAAAGAACTGATACGTATTTTTTCATCCAAGAAGAAGTGGTTCTGTAATCCGAAGAATCATGGTTGTGGTAAGTGGCATAAACCAGATCCGCACGTTGATGTTGGTCATGCGATAACAGGATGGAGGAAAGAGATCATTGCCCACAACGATCGTTTTCGTAAGTTGATCAAGAACATCCATTTTGGTATTGTGTTTGGGTTGATGGGTCCCGGTTTATTTGATTTCGTCACAGCCAAAGGTGTAAAGACGACATTGAAAGAAATCAACAAACAGCTGGAAGCATACTTTAAGAAATTTCCGGGGGTGAAGAAATTACAGGATAGGTATCGTAAGTTTGTAGAGAAGCATAAGTACATCGCGAACATCTTTGGATTCAAACGCCAGTTGATGACGGAGGCACAGGAAGAAGCTGGGAAGAGTTACTGGAACAGAAGTGTCAACAGCCCAATTCAAGGTGCAGCACATCAGATACTTACGATGAGTGTTGCAACGATAGAACGTAAACCGGAGAAATACAAGTTGTTAAAGAATCTGGTCAAAGAAGTCCACGACGCGTTGTATGCCAGAGTCAAGTTGAAGTACCTGTTGAAAGCCATTCCGTTGGGATATGAGTTGATGGTCAAGGAACCAGTTAGGATCATCGAACACGATTTTAAGTTGAAGAAAAAGGTACCACTCGAAGCAAAACCGAAAGCTGGATTCAGGTATGGTGTACAGATAGAAGGCATAGGCGAAGACATCAAGACTATTCCAGAATTCCTGAACGCATGGTGCCGAGAAAATCAGAAATTGATGAAAGCCTACAGATACTGCAAGAAACACAAGATTTCTCACGACGAATATATGGCGCTTCAGTACGCCAGAAAATAATGTTTTATGTAATCTGTATAATGTAGTTGAGGCGAAAGTTTATGGGAATTCAACATACGTCATATTTTCAATTTATTAAGAACAAGTCTTTAGTGATGGAGATGTATCCTCGTTCTATTCGTTTATTTCGTTTTATATCTTTTCTTAGTCATGTTGAAATTGGTGGTCCAAACGAGTGTTGGGAATGGAAAGGAAGTGTATCTAGTGAAGGTTATGGTCAATTTCGTTGGCCTGAGAAAAAGGTAAAGTTGGCCCATGTCGCTGCTTATGTATTTTTTATTGGACGTGTTCGTAAACGTAGTGGAAGAAGACTTTGCGTATGCCATTCCTGTGATAACCCGCCTTGTGTAAATCCGAAACATTTGTGGTTGGGTACTCAGCAGCAGAATATAGCTGATATGATTAAAAAGGGACGAGGATCATATCCAGGTCATCATCAACAAAAGTCTGGTGAAGATGCCGCTAATGCTAAGCTTTCAGCCAAAGATGTCCGTAAGATCCGTAAGTTGTATGCTACTGGTAAGTACACCCAAAAGGAACTTGGTAAGAAGTTTGGAGTAATTGGTTGTACTATTGGAGCTATTACTTCGGGATATACTTGGGTAAATTGAAAACAAAGAAATAGGAATCGCGTTTCTGTATAATATACATGAGGACAAAAATGGCAAAAGCGAAAAACATCGAATTTGTTACTTCCCCTGCTGTTGATTCAGACGAGATAGATGAAGTCATTCTACGCCAAGGTAAGTCACAAATTGTTATTACGCGTAAGCAATTAAAGAAAATTAAAAAGAAGTTGGAAAAGGATGGCTTTGAAGAAGAAGCTAACCGGTATGTGTTGAATGGGAAAGCTAAGCAAATAGATTTTGGGTGGCCGATAACTCGTAAGCAAGCTATCAATCTTACGGGAAGTGCAGTTGAATGGGATAAAGCTGATCGAGAAGAGAAAAGATGCAACAAGGAAGCCTAACCTGTGAGTAAGCATCGACAAGAAATCGTTGAGATGTTGGAACAGTCCGTAGACGTGAGACGTCTAGTACGGAAGTTGTTCTTCCGTGCAGATAATCTCGAGACAGCTTCCCTATCCCAGCCAAGTTTGTACATAGAAGCGGGAAGGTTTCAAGCACAGTCGGCGGGAAAGGTCAGCACAGCAAAGAGACGGTTGTTGCGTATCAGTGGAGAAGAGTCAATCAAGATAAGACACAAGCATGACGTTACTACGGAAGGTGCAGTCAAAGCACGGTTGAGTCTGAACCACGAAATACGTAATGCCCAGAAAGAAGTTGACCAGTCGGAAGTAATCTACGAATTTGCCAAGCAGTTAACGGAAGCATACAAGGAAAGACTTTTAGTGTTGAACATTCTCGCAAAGTTGAAAGCCAGCGAAATAAGTTCAGAACTCCGCTCAGTACGGGGACAGGCAGCAACCGACGTAATGCGAAAACAAGCAAAACGCGCGCGACGTCTAATGGAAGAAGCGGAGGAACAGGATGACTAGTTTTACAATTTGGATTTCGATCTGTTTGGTGTTAGTCGGCTTTCTTTTTCTTATCATCATAGGTGTAATATTGTTAAGTGGTGCAGCGCGTAGTTGTATTTCATTCTGGTTTCAGGAACGAGAAGCATCGTTGAAAAGGGTCAGTGGCATAGACGACGAAGTTCTCAAAACGTACAATTAGTGGAGGTAGTATGGAAGTAGTACAAGTTCAGGAACGAAAATTGTGGGGCATATTTCATTTACATACATGGTCTAAGTGGAAAGTAATAGCATCAGGTCCAGTCCAATATGGTCTACCACCACTAGCTCAGATGTTTACAAAAGATCCAAGGTGGTATACCGGAGGTGAGTGGAAAAAGCATAAACGTCATTGTTTGACGTGCGATAGAGTTCAGATTGAAATAACTAAATGCGAGTTTGATTAAGGAGAAACATGGGACATCACGAAGAAGACGAAGAGTTAGCGGAAGTACAAAAGCAAGCTGGGCAGAAAATGAAGCGCGCGGAGATGGGAGGTAAATTCACACTCCAGGAAGGACGTAACATACTCCGGCTGCTCCGTACGCCAGCCGACAAAGAAAGAGACTCTCCATTTATCTACATGGAGTATCAGGAACACAGAGACATTGGACCGAACAAACGACTTGCACGTTGTGGTAACAGACCGGGTGAAGTTGGAAAGTGTTGGTTGTGCAAGAAGCGTGCAAAACTAGAAAAAGAAGGGAGGACAAAAGAAGCAAAGAAACTTGCTCCAGCTTTGAAGTTAGCTGTTAACGTGGCCGTATTTGATAAGGAGTTGGAAGAACTAGTCGGTCCTTTTTTATGGACAGTAAGTCAGGGAAGCGGAACGGAGAACATTGGGTATAAGCTTCTATCAGTCATCAACAACGACAGGAAGGCTTATCTCAATCACAAAGCCGGGTATAATTTCAGCATCCGGCGTCGTGGTCAACGTCTTAAGACGAGATATGGTGAAATCGAAGCTGAAGACGAAAAGACTTCCGTTCCTAAAGGCATCATCAAACAGCTGAAACCGTTTGTTGATTGTAATATGTACCCGTACGACGAACAATGGCAGAAGGATGCGTACTTTGGACGTGAAGACACTGAAAAGGAGAAAGGTAATATGGGACGTAAGAAGAAGGAAGATGAAGAAGTAGAAGAGAGCAGTTCAGAAGCCGAAGAATCCAGCGCCGAGGAATCGGAAGAGGAATCCGAAGCCGAAGAATCGGAAGAAGAGTCTGAATCGGAAAGTGAATCCGAGTCGGATAAGAAGAAAAAGAAGAAGAAAAAGAAAGGTGAGGAATCCGAGAGCGAATCGGAGTCCGAATCCGAGGAAGAGTCCGAAGAAGAGAGTGAAGAAGAGTCCGAGAGTGAATCGGAGTCCGAATCGGACAAGAAGAAAAAGAAGAAAGGTAAAAAGAGTAAGGAAGAGTCGGAGTCAGAAAGTGAAAGCGAATCCGAGTCCGAGGAAGAATCCGAAGCCGAAGAATCAGAAGAGTCGGAGGCCGAGGAGAAGCCAAAACGTAAGCCACGGAAGAAAGCAGCAAAGAAGCGCAAACCGCGTAAGCCACGGAAGTAGTACGGGTAGCGGGAGGTGTAAAAGCCTCCCGCATTTTACATTTGTAAGGAATCGAAAATGGCAAGAAAAAGCACTCCAACCACCAAAACCACTACAAAACGAAAAACATCGCTTAAAACGCGTCCTATTGCGTCTACGCCCTATCAGGCAAGCACTCCTAAAGACACTAATCCAGCCAAATTAGTCATTAAGTGGACAAAGCATGTTCCGCAAGATCAAGTAAGTGTATTTTTCATGCAAGGCATGGTCAATAGAATGATTCATGGATTCATAAAGTATGGTCATGTCATGCGTAAAGAGTATGTACCAGATTCCATCCCGTGTTTGGTGCAGCGTTTGAAGAAATACAAAGAAACGGGAAACACAGAATGGTTGATAGACATTGCAAACTATGCGATGATGGAATTCATGCGACCAAACCATAAGAAAGCACATTACCGTGCAACGTCATCGGAAGAATCTCCAGGTGCAGTATTGGTTGGAGGACAGGTGGTACAAAATTTGTTACACAGGCATCACGTTAGACAAGCACGAGAAGGAGATTAAATGAAGATAATTAAGCCGTATGCGAAGATGTTACCACCAGCAAATGATATGGATTCATTGATAACGGATCAGTTTGAATATAGACATGGTTTGCATTTGTTGAAGCATATAGAATGGTGTGCTAGAATCAGTCATCGTTCGGAGGATGCAGTCACCCAAGATAGTTGGAAGAAGATCATACAGCACGTAGTATTGGAGCACGGAGACTGGTCAGTAGTCGAGCACGCTACAGTAAGTGTAGACGCTTACGTTGATCGCGGAATTACCCACGAGATAGTCCGCCATCGTCTATTCAGCTATACCCAGGAAAGCACGAGGTTTGTAAATTACGAGAAAAAGATTCCTCCCTCTTTTATTTATCCTGTAGTTGGAGTTGAGTGTGAGTTTTGTTTAGCTGGAGATGAAGCCAAACGTGCCGCTGTGCACGATACATTTTGGTCCCATCAACATGGTGGTCCGTGCCTATACGATGAGACGTGGTTAGGTGCGATACAGCATGCAGAAAATGTGTACAAAGGTTTACTAGCTAAGAAATGGGCACCACAACTAGCCCGTTCAGTATTCCCCAACGCCCTTGCATCCAGAATAATCATCACCGGTAACCTGAGGAACTGGAGACATTTCCTAGTGATGCGTACCAGTAAAGAAACACATCCCCAGATGAAGCAGGTAACGATTCCGTTGTTGAAAGAATTCCAAGAGAAAGTGCCCATGATCTTCGATGACATAATCCCAGACCAGAAACAGTCAGAAGCTGGGAAGAGGATGAGATGAGTCGTCACCATCGTAAAAAGAAGATATCCGGACAAGAGGTAGTTGAGCTTATCAAGAAGAATCTTGGGTATAAAAGCCTTGTTAAGCCTCCTTTGCATTGGCTTGATCTTTTGTCTAGTTGGGCAAACAAGGTATTCGGTTCAAAGAAACTTGGTGTACCGTATGGAAAGGTAGTACTTATTGCCGGTCCCCCGTCATCAGGTAAATCGGCGATAGCAGCATGGATATTGGGACTGGCCCAAAAAGACGATGCCGATGGAGCATGGCTAGACGGAGAAAATAGCTACGATCCAATTCATATTGCAAGACAGGGTGTAGATCCAGAATTAGTCGCATTGTTTGAACCGGAGTATGGAGAATTCAAACACAAGAAACAGAAGAAAAATAAGCTTGTTCCATACGATGTGGAAGCTGCCGAAGATGTGTTCAATCGTGCTGAGATGTGGATGAAGTTGATGCACAAGCAAGACCCTAAAGGAAAGCGGGTACTCGTTGTAGATTCCACAACGTCATTTTCTCCAGAAGAAGAATTGATGGCGGGCTTAACCGAGCAAAACATGCGGACAAGAACGTCCCCCGCTGTGTTTTTGAATGCAGTGAGTAAGCGCTGGATGGCGCTAGCAGCTAGAACAAATACGTTGATTATTCTGATCGCGCAGTTGAGAACAAACCCAGGTAAAATGTTTGGCAACCCGGAGTATGTAACAGGCGGAAACGGAATCCAATACTATTCCAGTGTAGTTGTATGGATGCGTAGAATTGCGGATGGGGCAATCATCCGTAAAGGGAAGCAAGTGGGAGTAAAAGGAATTATAAGCAATCGTAAAAACAAAGCTGGTGGTGGTTCAATTGAAAGAAAAAAGACTGGGTATATGGCCTACTTCTACGAACCTAAGTGGAACTTTGTAGATCCAGAAACAATTAAGAAAAAGGAGAAATAACAATGGCTAAGACAGATATTCATGTACCAGAAAAAATACAAGAACCTAAGGAAGATCCTATCTCTACGTTGTTTGGGTATGAAGATAGACATGATGATCTTGCTACGGTAATAGGGCAAGCTCTTCCGTTGGTCATACGCGATGCAAACAACATGCCGCAGTTACAAGTCGCTATTGATACATTCCTTAGGACTGTACCAGTAGGAGATACAGATGAGATTAGATTGAAACGTAGTCAGAAGAAAAGGGAGATACTTGAACAGTTGAGGCGTGGTCAGTTGGCACTTGAGTCGATGGCAGCACGCGTTGGTCAAAGCATCGGATAGGAGAAATATGCGTACATCCAAGGACAGACAAGTACAGATTGATAATAAGTGTTACGCCAAAGCTACTAAGAATGGAGAGCGAACGTTTACGTTAGTAGAGCATGACGTTACATCACCCAGAACGATCTTGTTTTGGATCATGGAGAATTTCGAGACTGCCTCCGAAGCTAAGTTAGAAGACGCATTTGAACTGGCGATGGAAATGCAACGTTCGCAATTCGTAACAAAGAGACGAGCCGACTAAATGGAACATCCAAGCACATACGTTCCAAAAAAGATAGTTGAGTATCACGATAAGATACGGACAGTTGAGCTGCCCCCAGAAAAAACGTTAGAAAGTTTGGGTTTGGATTCGTTAGATGTAATAAAGTTAGGAACATATGTGGAAGAGTACTACCATACGGTAATTCCAGATGAAGAGTATGATCGTATAAAAACGGTACAAGATCTGGTAGATGCAGTCATTAGGTACACGCCGAAGGGGGTGAAGTATGATTCGCCCGTTGTATGAAGTAGAGAAGGAGTATGTTCTCGAAACAGTTAGTCTACTACACGGAGATCGAATACTAGCCGCTAGAGCTCTTGGAATAGGAAAAACAACGTTGTATAAATGGTTGCACGACTGGAGCTATACGTATAGGGGAGATAAAATAAGTCATCCGGCATTGAAGTCAAAGATTTTAGTCGATATTGAATTGCATCAAGTGTTGTTACACCAAGCTTCCGCCCTACGTTCTATTCCAGTACGTTCTTATACACCTAGAAAAGTTCCTATACGTTTGTTAACGATACCATCAACACCAGTCGAAAGAACGATAGCTAAATCTACGATGTCCAAAGTGTGGTCAGATGTTGTTAGATGAGATACGTTTAGTATGAAACCGTCAGACGATCTCGCGTTGAGCATGAGACCTCAGACGTTTGAGGAGTTAGTTGGGTTGGACCGTCTAGTTAAGAAAATACGCGGGCAGATGGATTCGGGACACAGTTCACGTTGTTGGTTGTTGCATGGTCAAACAGGAACAGGAAAAACTACTATTGCAAGAATCATGGCCATTTCACTCCAGTGTACTCACCAGAAACGATTTGGTCATCCGTGTAGAAAATGTAGACGTAGAAGCAGTGCATTCGATATAGTTGAAATCAACGCTTCTGATATTACGGGAATAGACGCGTTGAGAGAAGCTACAAGTGGAGCATTTAATTTTCCAAAGCCAGGAAGCAAGAAGCGGGTATATATTCTCGATGAAGCCCATCAGCTGTCTAAGCACGCACAGAATCTGTTACTTAAGTTCTTCGAGGAGAGTCCAAAGACAACGTGGTGGTTTATTTGTACTACCAAACCAGTCAGTATACTCGACACACTCCAGTCTCGCTGTACGATGTACGAAATTAGTACGTTAGATATTAGTGGAGTCAAGAAGCTTGTCAAGCGTGCGTTGGAGAAATGTAAAAGTGACAAGAGCGTAAGTGAGTTAGCAGATTGTTTGTTGGAAAAAGGAATCACAGGTGGTAGATCAGTATTGCGTGCAGTACAGAAATACATTGAACCAGAAACAACAGCCGAAGAAGCGTCAAAGGTAGCATTAGAAACAGAAGCGGACGTATATGCCATTTGCCGTGGAGTGATAAAGGGAGATTGGGAAAGTGTCGGCAAGCGTCTAATGAGCACTGCTCCAGAATCAAACGTAATCATACGTCGTAGGGTAAGTCAATACCTGCAAGCAATTCTGGTAGCAGAAACAGATTTTTCAGAACGTACAAATGTAATCAGTAAGTCAATTCTGTTGTTAAATTCGGTAGGCGATGACATGCCTGCCACAGTTGCAGTGTTGTGGAAACTCTGCAAGTATTTCAGGAGGGAAGAAAGATGAGTAGATTATTGTGTTTTATAGGTTGGCATAAACCGCAATTAGTTACTGTTAGACGACCACAAGTAGCAGCTAATCCTCTTTCAGTTGGTTTGTATGAGTGTATTAGGTGTTATAAGATTAAAACACCGTTTGGATGGGCAAAAATATAAAAGGAGAACGAACGATGAAGAAGAAGTGGGCAGTAATGTTGTTTTTTAGTATTGGGATTATAGGCGCACAGGAAATACCAACCGTAAAACCGGAAGATCACGTTGTATTGCTTTCCATTCAGCATAAGATAGACGATGCGCAGAAACGGCAAGTACAAGCTACTAGTGATGCACAAAGACTTAATCTACAAATGAGAGAATTACAGCTAGCTTTTGATACCGCAAAAGCTGATGAAGCGAAAGCTAATTCCGAAATGCAAAAAGAATCAGATAAGGTATACGAGCAAGCAAAGGTAAAGAAGGATGTATATTCACTCGATGTTGTAGAAGGGAAGTTTACCAAGATCGAGAAGAAAGAGGAGAAAAAGTAATGGCTGAGATAAGAATTGGAAGAGGAACGATTTACGTTACGTACGTTGGAGAAGGAAGATATACAATGGAAGTGTTGAGTAAGACAGGACGGGATGAGCCATTAGAAATGAGTCGTGCCCAGCTAGATACGTTGGGTAAATCATTTCAAGCAATTGCCAAAGGCAAGAAGATCGACGAGTGAGGATGTTATGAATGAACGATGTGTAGTTGCCATAAAGAATCCATGCGCTGAAGCTCAAGAGACAATGGATCAGAAATTTTGGGAAGGTTTGATAGTTGATGCTCGTTACGTATCGACAATCGTTACAGTCAATAAGTGACTCGATTTTAATGATGGGAGGCCCGTGTGGCATTCCTCAGTTGCAGCATTAGACATGGAGAAACGAAGAACATTGTTGTTGGATGAAGTCTCAGAATCAACGAAGCGCGTGTTGATAAAAACGGCTAAGTTTCTTTTGAGTGGTGTTGGACAGTTTCCAAGTTCAGTTGAAGCAATGGAATTGGCGATACATTACCGAAGGGCTTTAACAGATGAAGAGTATTCTCAGTTATCACCAGATTGGTGTTCTATCCCGGCTGTACATGAAGCTGGTCGTGGAAAAGTGTTGGAAGAAAATACGTAAATGTCGTTTTTAGTTACAGGCGATTTTCAGTGTGACTTTTCAAATCTGGATCTCTGCTCCAAAGCATGGGATCAGATACTGCGTTTGTGCAAGAAGTATAAGCTGCGTACGATCGTAGTATGTGGAGACCTCAAAGCCACATACAATCCAGTGGACGTTAGAGTTGTGCAGTGGTGGCAAAGGGCAATACGCCAAGCAGTAAAACTTGGATACACAGTCATATGTGTACTTGGAAACCACGACAGGATAGGGCAGTACACGCAGGCCAATAACTGGTTTTCAATATTACGCCGAGCAGGGGCCAAGACATACGATAAACCGGGTATATACAACACAGGAGAAGAGAGGTTGTTTATTCTCCCTTGGGATACAGTAGCAAACGTAAAAGCATCAGCCAAGAATTTACTAAAGTCACACCCAGATAAAACGAAAGATGTGTTGTTGTTTCACCAAGACATTAGTGGAGCAAAGTACAATAATTTGGGAGGTAAGTCAGATGCAAAACTTTCTGTGGGCGATCTTCGGGTTACTAGTTATAGATACACTATTGCTGGTCATATCCATCTACCGCAACGTATTGAAGGAACGCAGACGTATTATGTTGGAAGCCCTTTCTGCACAGATTGGGGTGAAGTCAATCAACAAAAACGATATATTATTGTGGGGAAAGATGGGCTCGCATCTGAGCTTTCAACCATCCCAGGATGGTATGACGTCAGTGTCGATGGGTTTGAAAGATATAAGCCTACGAGCTGGACAGGCACCAGGATTAGATATCCCGTGTCCTGTGATGCTAGTCAAGATTACGGTAGACGACTTGAAAAAGCTAGACATACAGCAGAACGAAAGTATAAAGGAGCAGAAATCTTCGTCGTACCAAAGTTCAATGAAAGCGTTAGCGACTTTGGACGATCCAGAATTAGCACATCCGATTCCGACGAAAAGAAAGTACGAGAATTTATTAAGCAAAGCAAGAATGCCCCGTCGATGGTTATAGAGTACATGCTCCAAGTCCTATCCCAGTGTGAAGGTGGTACACGTCAAAGTCTTAGTATGAAGTTTCTTAGTATGAGAGCCAAGAACTTTCTTTCATACAGAACACTTGACGTTGATCTTTCAAGTAATGGTATTACTATTATTCGGGGAGTAAACGAAGACAGAGGTGGTAAGAGCAACGGGTCCGGAAAGACATCATTGTTACAGCCTATTCCAGTCGCTTTATTTGGTAGGACGTTTAAAGAACAGAAGCATGACAGTTGGGCCAGTCGTTGGACAAAAGATGAAGCATACGTTAGGTTGAAGTTACGAAATCATCAAGGTCAGATCATTCAGATAAAACGTGGTCGTAGGCCACCAATGCTACAGATGAAGAAAGATGGAGTAGATGTTAGTTCGGGGATGAAATCAAATGACAGAAAAGAAGGTACTACACAGATTCAAATTGAACAAAGTACAGGTTTTACTTGGCAAACGCTTGCCAACGCCGTTTACATTGACAGATCTGTTGCCAATGCGTTTCTATCTGGAACCAGAAAGTCCAGAACTGAAGTATTGTCTCGCGTCCAAAATCTTGAACGTTTTGAAAAAGCGCTTAAGCTTGTAAAGTTGGATATTACTGAAAATGAAGCCAAGCGTTATAGAATACTTGGGAAGTTGAATGGGGCCAGAGAAGCAATCAAGCATACAGTACGTTCCATAGTAGATCTCAAGTCTATTTCCAGTATTCAGTTAAGGAACGTGAAAGAGAATTGGGAAAATGCCAAGAAGGAGTTATCAAAGATCATTTGCCCCAGTAACAAGAAGTTGGTAAGTCAGATTCATAAGTTGAATAAGCTGAAGGAAAAGTATATAGTCAGTCAACGTGAGTTCGAGCAATATACAGAGGTAAGTGGTAGGTGGTTTAAAGTCGCCCATAAGAAAGAATGTCCAACGTGTTTCCAACCAGTCAGTAAGACGTGGACAAAGCGTTATTCCAAAAAAGTACAAGCCGAGTTCGATCGAAGACGTAGGATATGGGATGAAGCAGAGAAAAGGTTAAAACGTTATGACAAAAAAGTTAGTGTGTTACAGGATAAGGAATACGAAGAACAGGAACAGTTTACTAAACTTAGTTTGCAGGAGAAAACGTTGCGTTCGCAGTACGCCGATATATTGGCCAAGTCCAAAGAATCAAGAACAATCAAACATGCAGAGTCAAGACTTAGAAAACTCAAACGAAAGAAAGCAAAGTTGAAGCTACAGTTGAAACACTATGCGAGAAAATCTAAGGTATATCAATTCGCTGCCGAGGCATTTTCCAGAGATGGTATCCCCGCTTTTCTTAATGTACAGTTGTGCCCAGTACTTAATCGAGCTGCCAGTTATTATGCCGAGTTGTTCAGTGATAATGAGTTACAAGTGCGGTTTGAGATTGAAGACGGCGAGTTTTCTCCTAAGATCATCAACCCAAGAGGTGGAGCAGAGATAGACGATCAGTCAAGTGGAGAAAGAGCACTAGCAGGACTTATTTCCAGTTTTGCTTTACGTGAGGTAGCCCCGAAATGTAATCTTCTGATACTCGACGAACCGGGAGAAGGGCTTGATGCCCAGACAGCCAGACAGTTTGCTCGTTCGTTGCAAGACCTGAAGAAACGATTTGGCGCTATCTGGATTTGTAGTCATAACCGGGAAATACTTTCTGAGTTACATGGAGAAAGAACAATTACAGTACGTAAGCATAATCGAGTCAGTAGATTGGAGGTAGAATGAAAGATTTGCGTTGTATACCAGCAAAGTTTCAACGTGGTGATATTGTAAAAACACCCAAGGGACGTGGAGTTGTTAGTGCCGTTGGTTTACAAGTAGGTACGCTTGTGTACAGAGTTGGTAGATCTACTTATTGGCATCAGTGGCAGTTGACGTTGGAAACAAGACCTAAGTTTATTTCGGAGTTGTGATGAAAGAGAAAAAGGAAAAACCAAAGCCAGTACGATTTGAGCTTATACCAGAAACTGAATCTCCGTATAAGTACATGCGTAAAATGCGTAAAAAGTATCATAAGGAAATTAAGAGAGCCAAAATCGCGTTGGCGTGGCGTATTGCATTGAAACCAGACCGAGACGGTCATCTTATTCTTGGTAAGTGTTGTAAAGCCTCTGATCTACAGCGTGAGTTAGCGGTATACGATTTTGTAATACTCTTGAACAAGGAAGTGTGGAACGATCCAAAGTTCGGTAAGAAAAAGAAGTACGCGTTGATAGACCATGAATTATGTCACGTAGGTGTTATTCTCAACAAGCATTCAAAGCAGAAGAAAGACGAACGTGGTAGATATTTGTTCCGCGTCCGTAAACATGATATAGAAGAGTTTCGTAGTGTAGTTAAGCATCATGGAGTCTGGAAGAGGGATTTGGAGCTGTTTGCCGAGGCATTGTTGAAGAAAAAGAGACGTCAATGAGCTTTGGAGATGATACGTTAGATCCAGCTAATCAAGACGAATATTTAGAACGTCAAAGTCATGACGCTGAGATAAATAGAATTGGTGCTGCTTTAGGATTAAGTAGACCAACAGTTGAAGACATAGTAAAAGAGATCAAGAAAATAAAAGGAGAAAGTTGTGGATAGAATAGAAGGACGTGTCAAGTGGTTTTCCAACAGCAAAGGCTACGGGTTTATTATCCCTGACGAAAAGACGGGAATGACCGACGATATATTCGTACACTATTCCCAGCTTGACGGTAAAGGATTCAAAACGTTGCGAGATGGTGAACGTGTAGAATTCAAGCCAGAGAAAACACAAAAAGGTTACCATGCCCAGGAAGTAGTTGTATTGGAGGAAGTATGAGTCAGTGGAGATTGCCGAAAGGTTACGTTGTCTGGTGTCATATATGTGCTCGTCCTCCGATCAACGCTGTAACAGAAATTGAAGGTATAAAATATCCTGGGGTAGGTTTCAAGACAATAGAAGAAGCCAGTAAACACGATAAAGAATATCTAGTCAAGCATCAATCTACGAATGGAGATACAGTATGAGAGCACTAGTGTCATGGGCAAAAGATGAAAGCTTGTATATCAACTTAGTTCCAGATGCAAACTCGTCTGGTGATGCAATGATTTTAGATATGGCTGTGAAAAATAAAAGACCGGAAAAAGTCAGGCTTGTTATAAATCACAAAGCTTATGATTACGTACCAGTTGGAGGTGGTCAGTGAGAGTAGTCCTAGTCGGAGCCTACAACCGTAGAACGAATTACAATCGTATCAACGCCATAGACATCAAGCTAGTAAACGACATAATCGACGAGGTAAAGGCAAAGTATGCCCACGTCTTATTTGTGATCTCCTCCGTCGATAAAGGTATAGGAAAGGTAGTGAAAGAAAGAAACAGTAAGTACCGAGACCAGAACGGGAAATTCGAGTTCGACTGCCTAATCCTAGAACTGTATCACTGTTTAATTAACGATCTCAGTCAGTCCGAGATAACTAGCCACTGGATGGCCCAGAACGATACGCTGGTAAACCTAGGTGACGAATTCTTTCTCTTCCCAGAGGAGAGAATGAAAGGTGGTACGATGTTCGATCTAGTCAATAAAATTAAAGCCAAAGGACTTCCATACACTATTTATTTACCATCAGGTGAAGTTGGAGCAAAACACCCAGATACGTTGAAAGATGCGTCAAGTCTGCCCTCTACGTAATATTAGGTAAGTTGTAGCTAGGAACAACCTGAGTTTGTTAATATACTTACGCCCCAGACTTCGTTCAGTAGTCTTCGGCAGGAGAAATTCAAATGGCCGCCACAGCGCAAAATAATCAAAAAGGAAACAGTACAAGTCCAGTGGTTCAGCATAGCATAGATCAGAGCTGGGGTAAGCAGCAAGATACGAGTACGTCAGCCGCCCAAGCCCTTGGTAAAAAGTTCACTAACAACCAGGCACCCATCCCTAAGAAGTAGTAACGTAAGGTAGTCGTTAATCCTGTTGAAGGAAAACGAAATGGGCGCCTTCGTGTCGAGACGAGCATTAACCGCAAAGGCTAGAGGTAGTTTAGGTGGTCTAGCAACAGCCAAGAATAGTACACCAGAATTTCTGGAAGACAGGGCCACCAAAGCTGGTTGCCAAACCAGAGACCTATACGGCAGAGATTTTTATAGGTTTATCCAGAAACGTGGTAAACCAAAAAGGTCAGCCAAGCAGGTAATCAAAGAAGTCATCGAAAAGGTTATTCCCCTTACTTCTGAAGTTCCTTCCAGTACAGTCGATCTAATGCAAGCAGCAGCCAAAGCAATAGTCAAGTGAGGTATTTATGTATACCAAAGAAGAGATAGGAAAAGGTCTTGAACGTGCAAAAGATATATATATGATGGTTGGAGGTTGGATGAGTTGAGTATCGATCAGTTGTTTGAAGCAATAGAACAAGCTAACAGACCAGTGTTAGAAACATACGATCCCAGTAAAGTTGCAACTGCCTAAGTATGAGCAAGCGTGAACAAGAAGATTGGTTGGAAGACGAGGAAGAGTTAGAAATCCTGAGTGACGAAGCAAAGAGCAGTAAAGAGTACGAGAGTGCAGGATGGAAATTCTATCTCAAACTAAAGGATCTACTACCAGACTGGTGGAGAGAATTCAACGGGGAAGTAACGTATCGAAAACACAAAGGTTCTATGAACCACCACCGTTGCATAGAATCCTTCGCCAAGAAGAAACTCAAGGACAAGTTAGAACGGAAGTTTTTTATATGGATGGTCTCACCAAAGAAGGTATGGGAACAGGAAGCTCTAAGCAAACACGGAAACAAGAAACGTGTCCCTTGGTTGGGAGACTGGGAAGCAAAAAGGAAAAACGGTTACTGGTTAACGAATCGTGCGTTAGTAGGTTCGTTGAGGAAAGCAGTAAGAGAAAATCTGGAATCAGGAAAAGCAATACGAGCAACAGCCCCTTTTATTATCCAGGTTCTTATGCGTCGTCAACGTCTGGTAGAAAAGATAAATGAGAAATTTCAGGGTGAGCCTTTTTATGCAGACGAAAGACTGGACAGTAAGAACAATCAACGTAGAGTCAATACCTACAGGAAAATGTTACTGGAAGCAGAATCAGACATATTCGGTGCGATACACGAATGGATGAGAATCCATGGTGTGAATCCGAAGAATCCGCATGAGATGGCAGATATGGCAACGTTGGCAGCATTGAGTGGGCAAGTTGGAGCCAGTGCAGCATTGACGGGAATGACAGCCGGTCTTAATATGCAGCCTATTCCAGGACAAAACGGAAGTCATTTACTTACCACGGGAGATGGTAATAACGTTGTGGTAAGTCTGGATGCATTAATGTTAGCCGCTCAGTTACGTAATCACGAATCGACGTTCAAACGTCCGTTGCCAGTCATAGAAGCCGAGGAAGTTCCCAAGAAAGAGAAAACAAACGGTCATGCCAAGCATGCAAACTAAGGCTGGTAAAGTTGTGTGGTATAGAGACATTCATTTCTGTCGTGGAATATTCCATCGTCCAGTGTGGTGTGCAAGTCTACAAGTTGGAATAGGTATAAGTTATTTCCCTAATCCAGGTAGGTTACTTCCATTCTGGTTAAAGAAAGGATAATATGTTAGCATCTTTAGTAGCACCGTTAACGCGTTACGGGTTTTTAGGTATAGACGGATTCGCGGGGATTATAATCGGGGTAATTATTTTGATTTTTCTCTGCTTGATTCTTTTCAAGCTCACGTTCCTAGTCGCCGCAAAACTTGGAGCTGATGCATTGACTCAACAGATCATATACTGGTTTTTGATCCTGTTGGTATTTGGTTTGTTTCTGCATTTGTTTGGTCTGTACTAAGGAGTAGTATGAACGCACTAGATTTGATTCAAAGTAAAGTCAAAGGCTGGGCTGGTATACAGTGTACTCACTACATTTGTTATAATGGTGATGTTCACGTACATCGTGGTATTCCGTATAGCCCAAACGACCCCAAGATAATCACCAAGCAATTAGAAATGATGTTGGATGACGGTATTACGGAAGTAATTGGAACGTGGCAAGGGGCATACGCCACAGCCTGTAATCAGAACGCGATTACGTTAGCCAGTCTTTGCCAGCAAATGGGATTGAAGTTCATGTTTCTGTTAGATCCTTGGTGCGCTAAGTTAAACGCCAAAGGAGTTACGGTTCCATCAACACAGAATGTAGTCGATTCGCTAAGTGCAGCTTCTACCCAGAAAATACTCAACGCTTCCAATTACGACGATCAACGTTTGATTTTAGATTTTAATACTGGTGCAGATCTTAAGGTATTAGCCCAGAAGTTTTCGGGTATTACGTTCGGTAAGCAGGGAACAGATTTTAGTTGGATAAGTATCCCCTCGATAACGGATAGTGTAGCACGAAACGTTGTCGCAGTAAATGATATTAAGGCACAGCATAGTAATTCGTTAATGAAGGTAGCCAGTTACTGGAGCAGCTTTGACGATAGTGGAATGCCGTTGCCCCAAGGAGTACAAAGTCAAGCGGCCTTCGATGCAGCCGGTGGTAAACGTGATTACGCTCAGTCGGTGTGGAGCCCAAATCCAGTCGCAGCACGAATATTGGAAAGCTTCAGTGGAGAATTAGAAACACAGATATTGCAGACCATTACCCCAGTCACCAGAAAAGTAGCACGCGGTACTTGGAACGATTACGATGAGCAGAGTAGTGGCCCACGAGAAAAGGTATTGGCCGAAGAACAAGGCATAGACTGGAGTCAGTTGTAACGAGGGAGGAAGTATGGGAATGTTACCTGACGTACGAGAACAGATTCAAATCAGATATGGGAATAAGTTGATGGAAGGAAAGTCTACCGATTTGGCTACAACAGAATTGGTAACAGAAACAGTCGATGCCGTAAATAGTTTTATAAAGAATGGTAATAGGACTGATCGTGAGGTGGAAGCTGAAAGCAATCCAAGGACATTGAAGTTGGTAAAAGGATAGTTTATGAGAAAATTTTGGTTGTTAACGTTGCTATTCGGAATAGGATGTAGTATCATTCATCCAGTAAGTAGTAAAGCACCAACGCCAAACGCTACCACGTTAGCCTTAGATAATATCACCGTAACTGTCACCCCAGTAAGCTCCACGATTGTGTCGAGTTCAAATTCCAAGGTCGCTTTCGTCGGAACAGCGAAGTCAGATACCAACGCCAAGATCACAACGTGGACATGGACATTCGGTGATGGTATAACGTGTACGTCGCCAAACTTTTGCGGTATGTCAGTCACTCATTTTTATCCTAAGATAGGAACGTACGTTGTACACTTTACCGCAACAGACAGTACAGGAGCAACCGAATCAGCCACTGCAACAGTCAACGTTGTAGCATCATTGCCCAGTACGGGACCGCCATCGTATTCCAACGCCTACACGGGAACAGATATAGTCCAAACACCAGCCGCACCGTTCAACACGAAAATACCAGCCGGGACCTGTGTACAGGATACAGTCCTCAGTAAGTTCCGATTGTGTCGTGTCAGTGACGAAAACACAATGGGTAAAGACGCTAATACCCAGTGGAACAGTACGCCTAGTGGTGGATCGTTCGATCGTATCAGTAACACTGCCACCACAGCAATCACGTTGAAGAGTACGTGGGGAAGTAATTACGTAAGTGGATTCAATCCAGTAACGGACAAAGCATACTCAGGTAAAGTAATCACAGAATGTCCGGATGGTGGAGCACAGTGGTCACAGGTAAATCCACTAATCTGGTATTGTATTCCGGGATTCAGTAACGTTACTCCAGGTGGTACGGGAACGGGTCTCCAGATCTACGCAGTAACGTTTTCAGCTTCAAGTACTCTTTGTGGTAAAGGACAGTGCCTAGATCTAGATAATCCCCCAGTCTGGTCAAAGGTATACGATTTAGCCCAGTGCAAGTTCGCACAACCGGGCAAGCCTATCTCGCATACGATCTTTTCAGTTGGTCTGGGAGATAAAACCTTTTCCAGTGGCATTAGTTGGGCCGGAGCGCAAGACAGTTCCCATTTGTATTTCTATTACGAACCGGGAATAGGCTGTACGACATTCGATACGAAAGGTAATGGGACGAATCCAATCTGGTATGGTCCAGATGGTAGCACAAACGTATTGACAGCAATAAACGCTACGTGGGGAATGCATGAAGCAACAACGATAGGTCCTTGGGTAAGTTTCTCTCCTGCGAGTTGTATAGGAACATCGTGTAATAATCTTGGTCCTTTTTTCTGGCAGCCGAAGACAGCTAACTTTGTTATTTTTACGCCCAAGTCAAACGCTACAGGCCACGGGGCAATGGGTAAGAGCTTTTATTTCAATTCCGGAAATCCTTCTATAGACGAGCACCCATATACCAGTCTTGATGCGTTTACTACCATAGCAACGTTCGACTGTCACCCATGCCAAGAAAACCATTTCAGCGCAGATATCACCAGTGACGTGAATCCGTTGTTAGGTTCATCCGCTGGACCGAACGCAGTATGGGTAGGTCCTTACAAGAACGAATTGTACGGAGTCACTGTAGATGGAACCGATAAGATACTCCGATTCGGTAAGTGTTACAACAGTGGTACTCCCGTATCGAACTTCTGGGCACAGTACTGCATCAGTTCCCCTTCCCAGGATAGAACGAAGATATTTTTCACGTCAGATATGTTGTGTGGTCTTGGTATGACACCAGGAACACCGAGCATTTGCCGTAACGATGATTTCGTATTAGACTTAACGCAATAGGAGGAAGTATGGATAAAGAGATAATTGGATTTGATAGACCAACAGTATTCGGGGAAGCATTGGCGTTGTTATTCTTTTCTGTATTTGGATTTAAACAACGTGACGCTATTATTCGTAACGTGAATCGTTGCCAGCATATTATCCAGCATTTGACGATTGGTCTCAGTCCGAGTAAAGAGATGATGCAGAAGGTAGTTAGTGAGAGACCATTCGCTCCTTTTGGTGTAGATGGGCTGACAAACACAACCAAATTCGATGGTAGTCCAGGCAATAGTCTAGCCGAGAAGTTTCCGGATATTACCAAAGGTTGGTACAGTCGTTGAGGAGTAGTTATGATACACCGTGACTTCGTATTGATAGAAACACCAGCCGGGGTAGTAAGACACGTAGTACGAGTCATCACCCAGATGAGTACGAAGGAACGTCTTGATGCGATACGAGAACGGCCCGATCTCATATTCAAGGTAATAGGAGCAGACGAGAAAGACGTACTAATGGGAGCGGACAAACCAACCGTCGATGCAGATAAGCAACAAGATTACGTAACAACGAAAGGTATTTCCGTACACGGATTATCACTACCAGTCGATCTTGAGAAGATGATTGAGGAGTTGTAGGGAGGAAGTATGGAAGTGAACTGGCTAGCCGAAAACCACGATCAGTTGTTCCGCAAGTTGAATGATATTGATTCCGATATAGATAAGATTAACAAGTCGGTCGATCAGTTGAAAGAGCAGATCGATTTGTTAGTAAAAGGACAGGCGATCATAGCAAGGAGTCAGATCTCAGTCCAAAATGCAGTAGAAAGTACGCAAGACAACGTGAAGTCAATTCTTGAGATTCTGCAACCATCCCAACATCCAGTAAAACTGGAAATTCAGTTTCAAGGAGAACAACCAGGTATGCCAGGTAAAGAAACAGACACTCAGACAATTCCATGTTCTGCGATTGAGACAGACGCCGTAGGCAATTCCGTAACTCTTAACCCAGCCTCGGTAACGTGGGGCATTGACGATCCAACCATAGCCACGTTGACACAGAACCCAGACGGAAGTGCGACGTTTAAAGCACTGAAGGTTGGAACAGCCAACGTTACGTGTACGGATAATTCCGTCAATCCTCCGTTGGTGGGAATGGATACGTTGACAGTCACAGCCGGGCCAGGTACCAAGTTGGTATTGCAATTCGGTACGGCAGCATAAAAGGTTTGGTGCGGAGACCAGCATGTTCTTTATAAGCGTCAATGGTTGCAACGGTGCAAAGCGACGAAGAAACTGGGCCGCACCAAAGTTTTCTAAGAGGATGGTATGCAGACAGTACTAGATCATCAGATACAGGAAGTTTTGGATTATACAGCTACGGCGGCTTGGACAACAGTTATGAGGGCGAAAGAATTGTATACGTTACTGCCTCCGTTAGACAAAGAAGTTGTAAATTGTATTCTGCAAGGAATGCAGCACGATGAAGCCTCTAGAAAATTGAACAAGTCATACAACGCAGTAAAGAACAGAATCAATCGTCTTGGTAAGAGACTTGGGATACATTCGTTGCACGTAACGTTTGAGATCGGCAAGATGTTCGTAGACGTGTTGAATCTCGAACAGCAATCGGTACCGGGACATTTCCATTTCACCCCCAGAGAATTTAGCATAGTAAGGCTTCTGGTCGAAGGAAAGACATATCCCGAAATAGCCAAGAACGTCGGGTTGGCGTCTCAGCAAGAAGTAAAGAATTACCTGCGAGATGTATTCGACAAGACCGGATGTGACAACAGACTAGAGCTGATGTTCTGGTATGAAGCCCATAGAAAAGCTCTCCACGAACCGGATCATGTTCCAGTAATGGTAACGTTACCAAGAGGAACAGTATGAAGAAACTACTCCAGTTAGTTGTTTTGATGCTATTGTTAACAGTCCTGTCGTACGGACAAGGACAAGCCCCACCGACAGGCTTCGTGCAACCAGTTGCATTGTCTGGTCAACAGACAAATGGAATATTCGCCTATCTAGGGCTAGACAGCTCGGGTAATCTTCTAACATCAGGCAGTACGGGTATACGTGCTCAGATAGGCGGCTTCGTTCCCCCAAGTGCAGTAGTAGCCCAAGACAGTGCGGGCAACTGGCATTACCTCAAAGTAGACAGCTCCGGAAATCTTCTAGTCACTTCCAGTGGTACATGCGCTGGTTGCGCGACGATATCAGGATCACCCGCCAATGTTCAGATAGCTCAGTGGGTAAGTGGTACAGCACTGCAAGGAAAGAGTTGGGGGGATTTAGATTCGTCGCAGTACGTAGCCGCAACGGGTTCAGCACAAGCCCAAGTAGTAACATTGGCGTCTCCTGTTACAGCATTAGTTCCTGGATTAGAAATCAATTTCCTTCCGGTAGCAAATAATACACTAGCCGCTCCGACGTTAGCTGTGAATGGTTTGACAGCCAAGCCTATCACCAAAGGCGGAACGACAGCACTCGTAGCGAACGATTTAACTACTACGGCAATCGCATCTGTCATTTACGATGGTACACAATTCCAGTTGCAGAATCCCCAGACTTCCCCAACAAGTTCGACGTTAACAGCCAACGGACAATCCTGTGTGTTAGGTAGTACATGTAACGTGAACGTTGGAGCTGGAGCGCATACAGTAAGTATAAACGAAGGTAACGGAAGTGCAATAGGAGGAGCAGGACCGGGTACGACGAATATGTTGTTCGCTTCAGCCGGAAATAGTGCAGACCCAACGTATAAAAGCTGGGCAGATTTAACCAGTACACAGTACATGGCAGCCACAGGTACTGCCCAAGCACAGGTTGTAACGTTAGCCCCTCCCGCAACATCGTTGGTAGCCGGACTTGAGATAAATTTTCTACCAGTCGCGAATAATAGTGGCGCAGCACCAACGTTGGCGGTAAATGGACTAACTGCCAAGCCAATTACGAAAAGTGGAACAACCGCTCTCATAGCCAATGACCTAGTAACGACAGCCATAGCTAGTGTGATCTATGACGGTACAGAATTCATTCTCCAGAACCCACAAACAATAGCGCCGTTGACCACAGCCGGTGATACGTTGTATATGAACAGTACACCAGCCATGGCCAGGTTACCGATCGGAGGTAACGGACAATTCTTATTCGTCAACAGCACAGTTCCAGGATGGGATAGTAATATTACCGATATAACAGGATTGTTGAGTTATTCTGGTGTGAATGGATTAAGTACAGTGGGTCTTGTAGCCGCAGGTGGTGGAGTAAGTTCAAACGGATCACCGGGAGCTGGAAGATTTTCTTGTGGACAAGGTGCAGATCCTTTTCCTATTACGGGAAACATGGTCGAGATAGTCTGCCCGATAGTAAGTGGAACGTTATACCAGATCGTAGAACCGAATACGTCAGCCACGGGATTTGTCTATAGTACCAACGTCACCCAAGCAACAGCAGGAACAATCACATTCAGCGGCGGTGGTATAGCAACGATTCCACTCAATAGTGGAGGAACATATCCAGCCGGAATGTATCCAGGTAGTGGAGCCGGACCAGCCTGTGCTATTGCTGGAAATGGTGCGAACGCAACGTGTACGACAACGATGAACGGTGCAGGTACAGCCGTAGCCAGTTTTAATGTTGGTGCAGCCGGCACGGGGTATACATCAGCAACAGCATCCGTTCCAGTGCAGTCATTCTGGTCTTACCACACGATCGTAGCCGGTGATTTAGTTCCATGTACAACGTGTGTAACGAGTGCAGCTTCTCTTACCAGTACTGCACTCATGACAGGAGCTGGAGCACAAGCATCGCAGACACCATCAAATACTTCTACGTTGAGCGCGGCTGGAGTGTTAGCGGTTGCAGCTGGAGGATCAGTTGGAAGTGCGGATACGGGAACACCGAAGTTTACATTTTCAGCATCGTTAATCACAGCCAATCAGCCAGTCGCGTTTACTTCTACCACTAGATCATCAGGAGTTTTACCGTATTGGCAGTTGACAATACCAACTGATACTGGATTGACAGCAGCAACGGAAGCGCCTGGGTTACAAACGGTAACTGGCACACGTACGTGGGCTACGACTGGTACCGTGGCAACGCAACGAGAATTCTTATTTGTCGCTCCGACTTATGCATCAGCTTCTGCTTCCCAGACGTTTACGAAAGCAGCAACGTTGGCCGTGAGTGGAGCCCCTATAGCTGGAACGAATGCGATCATCACGAACCCTTTTGCGTTTTGGGTGCAGTCGGGTTCGACTGAACTAGATGAAGGAACAAATGCAACTGCTACAAATATTCCAGCATTAGCCGTCACGGAGACATGGAACAACGCTAGTATAGCAGGTCCGGCCTTTTCTGTTGCTGTAACAGTTACGTCATCATCCGCTACAGCGTTACTAGGACAGTTTTTAGGTGGTGCGGGTGGAGCAACGTCCGAGTGGCAGGTAGATAAGGGAGGTACGTCACAGCAACAAGGTAGTGTAAGGACAATCAATACGGGATTGATCGGATTCAATTCCGGTGGTATCAATACCGCGGTTGCAACAAACATAAACGAAGTCGCATCGGGTTTGCTTGGAGTTGGAACCACCGCAGCTAATACACTTGGTTTTATAAAGACAGCCCAGTTTATAGCTGTAACTGGTGCAGATGTAACATGCGGCACGGGTGGTACACTTACTCCGTGCACTGCGTTGACAACGATCACGGGGTTAACTGCTACGTTACCATTGGTTGCAGCCAATTGGAGTTTCGATTGTACAATTTACTACTCTCAGGCAACAGCTGCTGCTGCAGATCAGATCGGAGTACAGACTGCTACAAACGGAGCTACTAATCTTACGGCTGGAGCAGATGCCTTTACTGCTGCTGCAGTCATCGGTGATGGTGTAATTACAGATGTAGCCTCTACGACTACAGCACAATCAGTAATTACATTTACACCAGGTGGTACGGGATCAAAGCAAAAGATACATCTTACCGGAACGATAGAAGGAGCATCAGCTTCTGGTACAGTCTTCAACGTACTGGGTCTAACGGGAGCCGCTGCTGATTTACTTACGTTCTATCGTGGATCGGGATGTTGGGTATGGTAATGAAAAAGGTTTTACAATTACTCGTTCTCGTGTGTACATTGACAGTCCTATCCTACGCCCAGTTTAACGGAGTAATGATAGCCCAAGCCCCGTTAGCCAGTGGCGGACAAACTGGTACAGTATACACAGACATAGTCAACAACGTTTTTAACAACGCAACAGTCGGTTCACTCGCTTCCAGTATAAAAGGAGTAACGCCGATTGTTTGTTGGAACGTTGTAGATACGGGCGCAACGTCAATGTCGTTGAACTGGACAACGTTAGATGCAAATCTAAACGCCTGGATTAGTAATGGAGCCACGTCAATAGGCATGATAGTCGCTCCCGCGTTGGAAGGCGGGAATAATAACTGTACTCCCCCATACGTTTTCACCCAGACTTATGCGACAGCCATCGGAGCCGCAGCACCGCAGTATATGACGGTCAGTGCAAACTACGCTGGAAACCCAGCCACGAGTCCTTTTGGCAACGCCAACGGAGCGACAGGTTGTGGAACAGGATGTGAGTACAACATAACTCAGTGTATTACAGGTGGGTGTACATTCGGTGGTGGAGATACGACTGGCCTTCCCGTCTCGTTACCAGGACAGCCAATAGCAACAGCATGGCCAGCTTTTATTACTCAGTTCTTTATTCATTTCTCAGCCAGTTGTGCCAGTGGAGTAGGAACGACAGACTGTGCGAACGTCCCTTCGATATTATCCCATTTGAAGTACGTAAAGTTTGGTATGACGCAAGGAGGAGAAGCGAGTGTCTTGGGCTTAAACTTCTGGACAGTTCCAGCGGCATATGCTTCATTCGCTATTGCCTACGCAGGAACGAGCTCAGTCTCTCCAGCTGTTCCAGTATGCAACGTAACGGGAACGGGAAACGTTAAGAGCTATATAGAATCGATGTACATTACGATAGGTAGTTTAATCGTAACGTATGCACCAGCCTGGGGAGTAATTGAGTCGATGCACTCCAACGGCAATCCGCAGAACTCCGCCTATTCAGATTGCGAAGCCTTGTACTCTACCCAGAATAAGTTTGGATTCGGTACGAACGGGTTGCAGAATAGAGACGCAGCCAATTATGCGTCTGGAGATAATGACGTAGACGATACGACTTCGTGTATCAGCGATTGGTGTTTCAATTTTAATTTGTACTTTCTGAATGGTACGATCAATTACCTGCAAACGTTGACCACGACAGATCCAACAAATGGTACAGGAGCACCAGCCGCTGCCTCAGCTTCCAGTGCTACAGGTTCGTTAACATATCTGCTAAGCTTCGCCGCTCAGCGACATGCCAAGGTAGCTGAGATTTATTCATGTGACGCCCTTTTCGCCTTTACGACTACGTGGGCAGGACTGCCAGCAACAGGTAATCCGGGTACGTTGACAAACTGTGCGTCATGGTACAACAGATCATCGGGTGGAATCATAGCTAGTACGTTGGGATCAGGTGGAGCAACCTACGCGATTGGAGACAAAGGAACAGTCACTTGCGGGAACAACGATGCAACATACATTGTGACTTCCGTTAGTGGAACAGCCGTATTCACGTTTTCCATCAACCAGACGGGGACAGCCTGTACCACAGGAAATGGTGTAGCTACGGTAGCAACATCCGGATCGGGAACGGGCTTTACCATCAATATTTCCGGGGTATCAGGAAGTGCGGGTAGTTACAATGTGTCAGGTGGTGGGGCAGGAGTCAACAATCCATACGCCCAAGCCATAGCAAACTTTACGAATCAAGCTCCAAACGGAACGGCGAACATGGCAGGAAAAGCCACAGTCACCGGAAAAGCATCTGTACAATAAGGAGAAAGGTATGAAAAAAGCTTTAGTATTGATGATGTTAGTAAGCAGCCTCTGTTGGGGACAAAAACCGTTAGTCATGGCCTGGAATCTTCCCAACCAAGGCAACGCAGACTACAATGATTTCCAGAAATACGTAGTACCGAACATCGACGGTGTTGTTGTAGTCATGTCGTGGAACAAGATCGAGACATCGCAAGGCGTTTACAGCTTTACGTCATTCGACAACAGCCTGCAAACGTATGTCAACGCCAAGAAGAAAATAGCATTAGTTGTCTGGGCAGTAACGAGTGGCAGTCCGAATACGAGCACACCCAGCTATGTGTTGAAACAGGTTCCGTCCGTAAGTTGCCCCGCCTACAGTAACTATCCTGTCGTATTCAACAGTTTCTTCCAGACAAGATTGCAAGCCTTCCACGCAGCATTGGTTAAGCATTACAATACAGTCAGTTGGAAGAATCAGTTAGCCTACATCAGGTTGGGTATCGGAGGCGGTGGAGGAGCAGTCATTCCGTGCCCAGGGCAGTTGTATCCGTATTCCAATCCAAAGAACGCAAGTGGGTTGCAGAACACGTGGACAGTATACGTTGATGCAATGTATGCAGCAATGAAGAACGACAAAGCTTCATTTCCCATTGAGATATCTATGTATGGTGGGAATGGTCCCCTAGTTCCAATCACGTATCCAGACACTGAAGCTGCTTCTGGATTTAACAATGGACTGGGAATAGGAGCAGAGAGCCTTAGTAATTCCGACATCACTCTTAGCCACTCGAATAATTCCTGTTCCAACGACTGGTGCAACATCTTCATCAGGTATCCGAAAGCCGTGGTATTGGGATTGCAAACAATAGGAGCTTCTGATCCAACAGGAAAAGGATTGACGGGGTCGTTGGTTCCGTTGATTCCATTCGCTGCGACGTTTCATCCCACAACGTTGGAATTATATCGTACAGATTTGGAAATAGCCTACGACCCGAACAACGTTAACTACAAGAAATATGGTGCGGCATACAGAACGGCAATCGCTGCCAGGTAATTATGATTTCAGTATACCAAGCTAACGTAAGTCCGCAAGTTGTAGTAAAAGGCGGGGCAACTCTTGGAGGAAATAGTCAGATGATTTCAGCAACGCCAGCAAAGCTGATTATTACCCAAGGCAATACCCAGACTTTGGTGGTAAACGGTGTATACGACAACGTGTTGAATCAGTACTGGGCCAGTGGAGCAAGTATAACCGGAAACTTGTACGATAGTAACGGAGCACCAGTACAAGAATGTATCAACGTACCGTTAAACTTTGTACCAGGTAGTATTGGGGTATTCCAAGGAAGTTTTGGAGACGCTTCGTTTCAGCCGACAGTGGGAACAGAATATACACTATACTTGGACGGAAGTTATGGAAATGCTGTCTTGCACATGGAGATTTTAGTCGAAATACGTGCCAGGAGCAACTAAATGACAAGGAGTCCAAGCGGATGGTATATAATGTTTATCTCGAACCTGCAACCAACAACGCCAGTGAGTGGTGGAGCTTTACACAGGCTACACTCCAACTTATCGTGGCTGGCTTTATTCTTGCTGCTCTTGGCGCTGCTCGTATTGCTCGCAGAACCAGAGAGAGAACAGTGGATGCCCGTTTTGAGAAGCTTGAAGCACGGGTTGAAAGTACGCGTGAGAAACATGGTGCAGAGATCAACGATACTAGGCGTTACGTGGACATACTTTATCTCGAAGCTAAAGACAAGCTCCCGGAGTATCCAACGCGGGAAGGATAATCGTGGGTATTCCAGAGTTACAGGCGTAGCATTGAGCTTTATTTTGATCTGTAGTTGGCTTGGATGGGGTGGGTTAGCCTGGTATAATCACATACAGATAGTGAAGGATAAACAAACAATCGAGCAGTTGAAAGAAGAGTTGTATGAGATCAAAGAACATCAGAAACAAGTACAGTATCCGGTTACTACTGAATGGAGCATCGCCGTTGTTCAAGTTGAGAACTCATTTAGATATACGTGGCAGAAAGTGACTGATAAGAATCAGTTGATTCCTGGAACAGAATTTACGCACGACATTTGCCCAGACTACACGTCTCCAGAAGAAGATTTTAAGATTGGAACAATATTGAACAGTATGACCCATACGGACGAAGGAAAATGCTGGAGTCTACACCCAGACAAGCACGCTGGATTTTTCAAGCGTCGGGACAGTAGTAAGAATCCGATCTATGTAGCAAAGGAGGCAGTGTATGTCGCTAACTGACTATTGGGGTAACGTAATTAACGTTGGAGACATTTTGTGGGTTCCAACAAAAGTAAAAGCTTTCACGCAGCTTAACACCATCAGTACTGAGTTTACGAATGCAGACGGTACGAAAGCAACGTTAACAGTTGTGCCGGGACAAACTGGTCAGTCAGTCGATCCTTTAGAAGGAGATCGTCCTCCTCACTAAACTGTAGTAATGTTTACAAAGGAGATAAAGCTATGACTGTATTTGAACAAATCATCGCAGGTATGGTTGTAGCTTTATTTGTTGCCTTTCTTGGCGCTATAGGTTTAGTGTACTCCCGTATGAGAACTATGGAATTAAAAATGGTGGAATTGGGCACGCAAGTAAGTCCGTTGTGGGCACAGGTACAAGCTCGTATAGCCAAGGAGCTCCACCATCCACATTTACGCTATAAAGAAATGGATAAGCTTCTGGAAAAGTTAGAAGCCAAACCGTTGACTCTCGCCGATGGCGAACGTACGCGATTGAAAGAATTATTGAGTATACGTGCAGTAGATACGCATCCAGACATTACTCCACAGCAACGATCGAGTGCTGCTTTGATGCTTGGTGTAATGGATAAGGTATTGGAAGAAACAGCACTAGCCGGAGATAATCCAATTCCGGTTCCTGATTCACCGCCGTTTCCAGATAAGAAGGAGAAGTAATGGCAGATTTCAATATTAACGACGCTTCGACATCCTCCAAGCATGATTCACCCGAACAGGTACCCGGAAAGCCTTGTCCTATTTGCGGTAAGGTTGTTCCGGTCAATCCCAGTGCCGGTGATCCAGTGTGGACGAACGATAACAATCGAATGAAAAACTCGTAGGAGGATATATGCCGCGGAAACCAAAAGAAAGGAAAGTCAGAAAGGTAAGTCTCAAGTTACGTGCGGTGACACGGGTAGAACCAAAAGGTGAAAAACCAATTGTGCGTATGGTGATAGACGCCGAAGACGCACCTCCAGTTCCGGTAGAAGAAATACCTGAACCGGTTGAGTTGTTGCATCCAGACGAGCCAGTAACAGAACCAATACCAGAAAAAGCGAAAGTATTAACATGGTGGCAGTCTCTTTGGGAAATAGGAACTTAGAATCTGTATAATAAGCATATGAACCTACAAACAGCCATAACGTTACTGGCAGGCGGACCGGGCAGTGGATGTCATGGTCCGAACTGCGGTCGTCCTATCAAAGAAGGTGATACGGTCACGATGAAACCGGGTACGTCTTCTTACCATCCGAAGAGTGGAGGTAAGTTTGAGTTTCCGCATGGTACCGAATTAAAGGTCAGTAACGTAATGCCGAAGATAGGACACAGTGATCAGATGGTAGCCGTAGAACCACTACACCCAGTAAAAGGTTTGGGCGGTATGGTTCCGTATGCGAAAATGTCTGATCTGGAGTTACAAGAAAGTCACGATAGTAGAACTCCTCCTGTGTTTAGTACTCCGAGTAAGGTAAGTAGATCAGGCAATTTTATTCCAGTCACAGATAAGTCGGGACATATAGTTCCCCCTGATCCAAACGCCATATCAATAAAGTCAGTTCCGAAGAGTCAAGTCATAATGCAGACCAAGACATCGGATGGAGCCAGACTCACTTGGGTCAAGCCAAAGGACGAAACTGAGAACATCAAGAATCTTTCGTCGGAGCCACATAGGTTGAAAGGTGACTTCGCTCTAATCTCCAAAGTCACCAAGACAGTACCAGCACCGGGTGAGTACCAAGGCGAGAAAAGAGTCAGTCGTATTTACGACACTTCCAGTATGCCAGCCCATTTGCACCAAGGACCGGGAGCATCAGTACAGGTAGATGCATATCTCAGCAACGGGAAAATAAAAGGTGTCAACGTAACGGAGAGGAACTACACTACCAGCGCACAACGAGTCAGTCAGGGAACGTTCGAGTACAGAAACACAAGTAAAGATAAAACCCAGATAGCCAAGTCAGTCGGGATGTTGAAACAGCGGTACGGAATCAAAACATCGTTAAAGAATCTCGTGAGGAGCAACTAGTATGACTGGGCTCGAAGTCTGCGAAAAGCTAAACGTAGACGAGTTCATAGCGATTTGTGAACTTGCGTTGCCACATAATTTTGAGTTTCTTTCCATCCGTAGAGACAGTCACGGTCCAGTCGTGTTCATCCGGTTAGATAACGGTCAGCGTGAACGTATTAGTCTGGGTACGTTCATTCATATCGACATGGCTCCCAAGTTCACGTCACAGAAAATGTTTAGAACGAGAGGTTCTGTATAATGAATATCATGCGAACGATCATTGCAATTATCCTCCTAGTCGGGATATGTTCTGCCCAGACATACAAACGTGACGAGTGGCGGGTATTGCAGGAACCACAGCATAAACCTAATCGTGTAGTACATTTCCTGAAAAAGAATATAGTATGGGAACTAGCCGGAGTTGGAATCAGTATAGGTGCAGTCGTGTACAAGCAGCCACATTGTAATAATTACGAGAATGGAAACACTGGTGTAAACGTTCCATGCCCAGTTGAACATTATCCCAGTAAAGGGAGTAAGCGATGAATCTACAAGAAGCCGTCTCCATGCAGCCATTGTACCTGCCACAACCGTTACCAGTGATACCGAAAACGCGTACGAAGCACCAAGTCGGAAGACGTGTATCGGATATGGCCCACATGATTAAGCAGAGGCTTACCATAGCCGCGGGATCGGGAGAATACCTGACGGGAGAACAGTGGGCAGACCGTTGGTTGAGCTCGAAGAAGTTTGTGCTCATGGAAGTAGACATAAATGCCGCCGCATGTTGTAGTAATCCAGCACACCCGGACCGCGTAAAACATTTCATCAACGCCGGAACGATGGCCGACGAACCGATAGTCATAGACCTGAACAAGCGAAAACGTGGAATGACCGCCTTGGGATACATTCCAGAAATAGTCGTACTAGACGGCAAACACAGAACGACAGCCGCGAGACAGCGTGGCGAAGTCAGGATCATGGCATGGGTTGGAACGAAAGCCTTGAAGCGAATGGCTTTGATCGGCCCACCAAAAAAGAACGGTAATGGAAATGGGATAATAAAAGCCATTGGTAGTCCATTGAGTACAGCCTGCCAGTTGCGTGCGGCAGTGGGCATGAGCAGACCAGAACCAGTCGGACTGCAAGACACCGGAGAAGCGGGTAGTCGGCCGCACGATACGATGCACTCGAAGAAGAAAGTAAAGAAACTGAGAACGGCACAGATTCGAGAAAATCAAGGACCGGTACTATCCGACAGTGGCGTATTCTCCAGCAAACAGGAATCGGGAAAGATGGCGAGATCAAGTGGTTCGTTGGAAGAAAGTTCATCCGATAGTCTGCCAATCCACCACCAGAAAAAACTGAAATGGAACGCACGTAAGAGTCAAGTATTCGCACCAGGAACGAAGCCGGGTTATACCGATCGATTCGGACAAGCACCATTGATGGGACCGGGAACGGGAGTAGGACCGAGAGTATTGAATAAAGGCGCTACGAATTCTGATTTCTCCCGCGTCGTTAAGGCAGGTGGTCCCGGCAGTGGTAGAAGGTGCGTTACTTGTAAGGGTAAAGGACGCATACCTGCTAAAGATGAAAACAGTCTTCCCAAGCAATGTCCAGATTGCCATGGTGTTGGAAAACAGTATGATGTGCTAAAAGGTAGTAAGCTAATCAAGAAGATGCGTACCAAGAAGCGTATGAAGTTTACGGCGCCTCCGGGACGAGAGGAACAAAGTTTTGAAGTTAAAAGAAAAGTATGGTGAAGATAGCTCTATCCCATTCCAAATAGCATGGAGTCAACACAACAAGTCAAAGCGAGGTAAGAAGTAATGGGCCTCAAAGAGACAATATTCGAGTTGAAGCGACAAGTAGTATTAGAAAAGATTCTTGAGTGCGAAGGAAACTTGTCAGCCGCAGCACGGGAACTGGAAGTACACAGAAATACAATCGATAGGTTGTGCAAAGACCTTGGTATAAATGCGAAGACAATCAAGTATGCGAAATCGTTAAACGTTCCGACGATGTTGCTCGAAAAGGAAAAACAACATGACAACCCTACGCGATATAATTGACGGCAAGGCGATTGAAAATATACCTGCGTTGTTAGCTGCAACGAAAGCATCGCCGTTGACAAACCACGTCTCCCGTCATGTCCAGGACCCTGTTGGAGCCACCAAAGATCAGTTCGGTAAGCTGCAACAGAAAAAGCTTGAGTACGACATGGCCCGAGAAGAGACCCAGCGTAACTTGGCGCCCGTGCAGAGTGTCATCAGTCATCTGAGCACGTTACACAATCTCCAGCCTAATCAGCAACCAATGTTGGATCAGAACGGACAGAATCCAGATGAGGCACAGGGATACGACGAGAACGGCAATCCTATTAACACTCAGCAGCAGCCGGGACAAACGATGAACCAATCACGTCCAAGTCTAGTCGGGCACCAGCCTGGTGTAGCACCAGGACCGAGTGCGCAGGTTGTTCCTCCGAAGATGGGTGTACCAAAGCCGGGACAGGGAAATGCTTCTACGCGAGCCGGCAATCCGGGACAGAGTATCAAACCCCCCGCCAAAGCTTTGGGACAAGGTGGTAAGGGTAAAGGTAATTCACAGAAATCGAAAGCCGGAACAGGCAGACCGATCAACGTCACAGTCCATGGATCATCTTCCAGTATACCCGTGATCCACGGTTCAAGTACGATCGACACACAGTTCGGAATCGCCAAGTTGAACGCCGCCGCAGATATGGGAGAAAACGATCTACGTAGTCAGTTACAAGAATGTATCCAGAAAAAGTATCACAAGGGCGGTGATAGCTCTTCCCCCAAAGCTGTATCGGGACCGTATCCGTATATCACCGATGTATTTCCATACAAGAAGTATTTTGTATATAGCTGCGATGGAAAAACATTCAAACAGGAATACGAACTGGAAGACAACGAAGTAAGTTTGGTAGGCGATCCAGAAAAGGTAAAAATCCAGTACGTAGCCGCAGCCGGAACGTCAGTAGGAGCAAAGAAAAACTGGTCAACGAGAAACAAAGGCCATATTAGTAGTAAAGAAAAGAAAGCACAGCACGACAGCATGGATGCAATGATGCCAGGGAACATGGGACGTATAACTACACCGAATGGAAGCAGTATGCGTTCAACACACCCGATGCCAATTAGTCCTAGTCCAGTACGCGGACAGAAGATGTTCGCTAAGAAAAAGATGAAAGCTGGGCCTGCCGCGTTGTCCGATAAGGTAGACGATACTGAAAACCAAATAGCCTATAACCCAGTTGTACGTGGTAAAGGAAAAACGATTAAAGTATGTACCAAGTGCGGTGCTTTGCACGCCGACGGAGAAAAGTGTATGAAGGCTAATAGGAGAGCATAATGAGTAAGACGCTCTGTACGTTCAGTGGAAAATTTGGGGACATTTTGTGGAGCCTTCCGACAGTACGAGAACTGAGTCGTAAGCATAATGAAAAAGTAGATATGGGCATCATGCCCAGTTACCGTAGCCTGCTTCCATTACTCCAGCAACAGGAGTATATAGACACTGCTTTCGTAAATGAGCCGTGGGCATGTGAAGGCAGTCCATATGGTGATCAGCCAGCCATCCCGCAGAACGACGAAGCATTGAGATATCAGTACGAGAATGTTTATCACCTTACGTACAGGCATCATCCAGCACCAAATCAACCGTTAGTCGATTTCATAGCATCGCAGCAAGGAATCGTTCTACCCGAGCCTGTTTGTCCTTTTATCAGTACTGGTGCAGCAATATTTCCCGCTCACGCTAATGAAGCAGACAATCAGTATTGGGATTTGATACTAACTAAAGCTGGTAGGTGGAAAAACAAGCCGGAAGATTTCATAGCTTATTCTTTTAACGAGCTGTATGCAGATCAGAAAGGAGCTTTCCTGAACACGTTACGTTCATTGCTCCCAGATGAGCAATTTATAGAAACGAATAAGTTAAGTTGGAGAATGGCTACATTTGTAATAAAGTCTGCCAAAGCATTCGTCGGATGTAGATCAAGTCAGTACGTACTAGCGAGTGGTGTAGGACAAGCAAATATATTTTTATACGAGCCACACCCCGCAAGACATCATCAAGGACAGTTTGGAAGCACATTTAGTAATACACATTGGCCGGAAGCATCACCAGTATATGGTACGCCTCCAGAAGAAGCAGCCAAGCAGTGTGCATTATTCTTTGGACAGCATGGATTGAATAGAAAGTTGGAAAAGGAGAGTGTATGTCAATAATTCGTCCAAAGCCTGGTGAACTTGTAGATCGACAGACGATTTTGGAACTGAAACTGGTTCATTGCGATACGGGAGTCATGGAACGACAACCAGAGATGCGTCCTAAAGCAATGTTGAAAGCCGTAACCCGTCAAGTGTTAGAAGGAGACAAGACAAAACACAGAAATGCCCTGGCCTTTATGGATGAGTACGAGCTAGTCCAAGACTATCTTATCAAGTACTATATTCCAGATATTGCAACGAGTGACCAGATAGTTAGTAAATACGATTCGTTGTACGATCAGCTTTCAGACATAAACGGAAAGATCTGGGAATTGGAAGACGAAGCCAGAATCCTGAGAGACGCTCCAGACAGGTTTGCCGTACAAGCCTCGAAACGAGCCGCCGAAGTTTTGTTCAGTATCAACGATCTGAACGACAAGCGCTCAGAGATAATTCACCAGATCGACTTGTTGTGGAATATAGACCACCAAGAAAAGATGTATGCAGTCAAGGAGATAGCGTGAACCTTGGGCTAAATTTGGTGTCGTATATTTACAACGAGCAGAGAAAGGAGTATGCCGAACGTTCTTTTGCTTCGTTGGTAAAAACAAAGCTAGATTTGAAAGACAAAGTGTTTGGGATGTACTTTACGTACAAAGTTTCGAATATTACATTCGACTACAAGTCTTGGATATTCAAGTTCCCCTTTTCCAGAACGTTAACGGCGGAACAACCGGAATGGATAAACGGATTAGATCCAGTTGTGATATGGACGACAGATCAGATGTTTCGTCATCACCCGGAAGTCACTCACGTTTGTTTGTTGACCGATGATGTCTTGTATAACCCAGATTGGTTAACGGCATTGATAATGCTGATAGAACGTCGCCCTAATGCAAAAGCATGGTCAGTATACCGAAGCTCTTACACGCGTCATCATCGTACAGTTAAAACACAAGGTTGGATGTATTTACCAGGCCCGGGAGGAACAGATATTCAAGTAACGTCCATAGCCGGTATAGGAACCGTCTCCAGACGCGAATGGGAAGAGTACGCTCCGAATTGGAGACTAGGTCATGGAGGATTTGCAGTACCAGAACATTTGGGTGGAGGTAATACAGTAGACCTTCATCACGCTTATGCCAGACCGGGAGAACGTTGGACAACGGAGAATAGTTATTGGCAGCATATCGGTGCAGTAGGAACACACGGAAACAGTAATCACGAAGTCGCGTTGAATTGGATAGGAGAATAAGTATGAGCCAAAGATGGAGAGGTGTAAGGGATGGCACGCCGTTGCATGGAAAATCGTTGTGTGATTCGTGCATCTTTGCCAGAACAATTCGTGGGGAAGCTACAAGTGAACAGCATGTTACGTGTGATGCTGTTTCGTATAAACCAATTATTGTTCCGTTTAGAACGGTAGTAGAGTGTTCATCATATACGTTACGTAATACTCTCAGTTTATACCAAATGCAGAAAATGGCGTATGTGATAGAAACGGACCCAAAAGGTAAGCCTATAGGATTCAAATCGAATCAAGCATTTAGGCAAAGTAGTGGATTAGATCGAGACGATGAATTGGTCCATGAGCCGTGGAGAAAATAAATGGCTAAAGTAATTCTCACAGGCGGTCCGTCGTTTGCTTTATTCACGCCAAGCCTCCATGTTAGCCTTGGTTTACTTTATCTAGGTGCGGCTTTACGTGAAGCTGGGCATGAGGTAAAGATTGTTGATTGTCACAAACTGACAGCGTGGGATAACGAACGTGGAAAGTTAATCGTTTTGAAAGAGTTGCTTGAGCCATGTGATATTCTCGGAGTAAGTTGCGTAACGCCTAACGCAGAATTCGGAGGACAGCTTGCTGCCACATGGCCAGCGAAAGTAAAGGTAGCAGGTGGTCCGCATGTAACGTATATTCTCCACGGACCACATAAGCAGTTCAAGCACAAGAAGTTCTTTCAAGGTTTTGATTATCTCATGGCTGGAGAGTGCGAAGACTCCTTCGTCCAGTTTTGCAACGATTGGGAACAAGGCAAAATTCTAAACGTGCCGGGTTTCGGATGGTTTGACTTAGATGGAACGATACATTACAATCCACAACCACCGTTACCGGATGTGTTGAAGATGCCATTACCAGCATACGATCTGTGGGATGGAGAATGGGGCAAAGGAGGTCTACTTGTTAATTCCCAGCATGGTAAATCAGTGGATGCAACAGAACGGACTATTGGTTCTTTATGGACTGCGCGGGGATGTATTGTAGCAGGAACGTTAGTAACATTACACGATGGAACAGCGCTTCCAGTTGAAGCGATTAAAGTTGGAGATTTAGTACGGGGTTTTAATACAGATAGTTCTGAATGTGTATCAGCTCCGGTTCAAGCAGTTTGGGAAAGAGATGCAACTGATGTGTGGGAATTAAAGTTAGAAAATGGAACAGTTTTACAGATTACCGGAGAACATCCCGTTTGGAGTCCATATGGATGGGAAGAAATCAAAGATGTCTGTGAAGGAATGGATATGTTGTCCACAATGTCTGACCGAGTTTCAGGAATACAAGATCAGGAAGGCAACGTATTGTTCTGTGGAATGTTACAAAGCTTATATGGCAACACACGGCAACAGACAGATGAGACGAATGGCGAGGAAAATGACGAAGGAGGAACGGTCCAAGTTTTGGGGGCATCCTCCTGTTCCTACCAAAAGGGTTCGGAAGCTTTTATCGGAATGCAAGAAAGGCGACTTGAATCCAATGAAACGTCCGGAAGTAGCAAAAAAAGTTTCAGAAACAATCAAGAGGAAATACAGCAAAATAATGTCGAAGGCTTTGACCAAGAGATGGAAAAAAGGTTTAATGACGATGCCGTGGGAACGATCTCACGGAACAGGGATCACGCAAAGCAGGCCCGAGGCAAGATTGGAAGTTATATTACGTCAATATCTTCCAGACTTTCGTTACGTTGGAGATGGACAGTTTTGGATAGGGCCGTGTATATCTGGCACAAGACGAAATCCGGATTTTGTAGATTCAAAGAAGAAAAAAGCTATTTTGGTACATGGAGAACATTGGCACAAAGACAAGAAAAAAGACAAGGTAGAACGGAAAGATTACAAGAAATATGGGTGGAAGATTTTTATAGTGTGGACTCGCCATTTGAAAACCTACAACAGGTCCCATCTAATACAACAGCTTATGGGGTTTGGACAAAGGTAGTTAAAAAAACATTTGTTGGTAAAGCAAAGGTTTATAATATTACCGTTCATCCAGTGCATAACTACTTTGCGAATGGAGTGTTAGTGCATAATTGTCCGTATGGGTGCTACTTTTGTGCAGACGCAAGAACAAAGTTACGTGAAGAAACCCCTGCTCAGGTGGAAGCAGAAGTTAAATGGTTGGCCAATCATGGCATTAATTCGTTGAGAATATGGGATGACGTCTTAACAATCAAAGCAAAACGTTGTATGGAGCTGGTAGATATATTCCATGACTACGGAATGCTCTGGCGCGGATGGAGTAGAGTTAATCTGATGGACCCAAAGTTGTTCGAGTACATGGCAGTACGTGGATGCACCGAAATGGGATTCGGTGTCGAGCATGGTTCCCCGAGAATGCTCAAAGCCATGAACAAAGGAACTACTCCAGAAGCAAACACGATAGGCATCAAGATTTGCCAAGACGCGGGTATAGTCGCCAGAGCCTATTTGTTGATAGGTTTTCCCGGTGAGACTTGGGAGAGTATAGACGAGATGCAGAAATGGTTGGAGACAGCGAAACCCGACGCAGCTAGTCTGCATATGTTTCAGCCATATCCGGGATCGCAAGTATGGATTACCCCAGAACGTTTTGGTATCAAAGAACTTCCGATTGACGCTTTCTCGAAGATGTGGGAACTAAACGACGACGATCCCAGTACATTGATATTGGATTTGGATACGATGACAAAGCAGGAGTTGTTTACTGCGAGAACGCAACTGGGAACATGGATCAAAGACAACATCAGCATGAGGCCAGCAAACAGATAGGAGAATATGAAAATTGGATTAGTATGCACGACGATTGGCGATGGAAAGTTTCTGGAAGGATACTGTAAGCAAGCGGAAGCCGAAGGTGTACAAGAAGATGTTACGTTTTACATTGTTCCAGATCTAAAAACGCCGCATGAGTTGTACGAACAGTGTTATAGGTTTTCATCCGCTGGATGGGATGTTTGGCATGAACCTATAAACGTGCAGCGGATGTTTTTACGTGAACAATTCGGCTTTGATCTTATCCCAGTAAATTCGGATAATCGTCGGAACGTTGGGTATCTCAAAGCACTTCAAGATGGGTGTGAAGTCATCATCAGTATAGATGATGATAATTACTGTCGCGAAGATTCTGGATTTTTTAATTTACACAGTTTAGTTGGACAAAGAGACACACAGTCGGAAGTACAATCGTCGTGGTGTAACATTTGCAATCATTTGCGTTTGAAGGCTTATCCCAGAGGATTTCCTTATAAACAAAGAAATGAAAAAGGGCCAGTCATATTAAAGAGTGATGTAAACGGAATTGTAGCTGTTAATGAGGGGTTGTGGATGGAAGATCCAGACCTAGACGCTTTAACGTGGATGAGTTTTACGTCAAAGCCAGAACCGGTATATAATAGTAGATCGTTCTTTCTTGGGGACAAGACGTGGTCTCCCATAAATTCCCAGAACACAGCCGTTAGTCGAGAAGCAATGGTCGCCAACTACTTCATCCCGATGGGAAATGTAATCAACGGAATGCGAATAGACCATCACGCTGATATTTTTACCGGATATTTTTTGCAAGCATGCGTTAAGAAGATGGGACAGAAGATCAGAATAGGTACTCCCATTGTAAATCACATTCGTAACAATCACGACTACATGGAAGACCTAGTAAAAGAATATGCTTGTATCCAGATGCTCGAAGATTTGACAGAATGGTTGCATGAAGAAAAGTTGGATGGTACGACGTATTCAGATTGTTATCTTTCGTTGGCAGAAAGAATGGAAGATCAAGTAGAGAAATTTACAGGAAAGATTTGGACTGTAGATGCCAAGTCATTTATACATCGAACGGCGTATTGCATGAGAAAATGGGTTGGGGCTTATAATCGAGTGTGTAGTCTGGAATATAAGGGAGTGTTGGTATGATCGAAGAAATGAAAGAATGTTTGATCTGCAAGACACCCGTAACACCGTTGTTAGACATGGGGGAGCAATACGTTGTTGATTTCGTAAAAGAGAAAGACGAGAAATTATTGAAAGCTCCGCTTATACTTATGAAGTGTCCAAGTTGCCATCTTGTTCAGTTGAAGAATAAAGTCAGCCCAGAAAGGTTGTACCGTAAGTTCTGGTATCGTAGTGGTATCAACGAACAGATGAGAGACGAATTGCTTGCAGTTGTGCAACATGCCCAGGCAGCAGTTCAGATGGAACCGGGAGATAGAGTATTGGATATTGGCGCGAATGACGGTACCCTATTAGGTTGGTACGATAAAAGAGTCATGACATTCGGAGTCGATCCGTGCGGAGAACTTATTGCCGAAGGCATGGCGAACGATAAGATAGATGTAGGTATACCGGAGTTCTTTTCCAAAGAAGCAGTCACGGTAATGGGAGTCGTTCCCAAGTTCAAGATCATTACGGCAGTCGCAATGTTCTACGATGTGAGTGATCCGGTAAAGTTTCTGGAAGATTGCCGAGACCTGTTAGATGATGAAGGCATTCTTATCATCCAGTTAAACTATCTCGGTACGATGCTGAAAGACTGTGCGTTGGATTTTATTTGTCACGAACATATTGCCTACTACTCGTTGTTATCGTTACAAGAAGCGGTGAAGCGTGCAGGTCTAGAAATAAAAGGTGTGGAACTGAGTCAGTCAAACGGTGGATCGTTACGGGTATATATTTCCCATCCGCCATTTGTAAACAAAATGACAGAGGAAACGAAGTCGTTGGGTGATACAATGTACACAACCCAGTTGTTGGAAATGAAGATGGGTCTTGATACGAATGCAGCCTACTATTTGTTTTCAGAACGGGCAAAGAATCTGGCTACTGTGTTGAAAATGACGTTGGAGAAATATGCTCCTTTGTATGCGTACGGAGCTTCTACTCGCGGTACAGTCTTAACCCAGTTTATGTTTCGGAACGGCGGATCGGAAATGGTCCTTGGTGTAGCCGATCGAGATGAGCATAAGATTGGGTTACGAATGGTTGGAACATGGTGGCCAATTATTACTGAAGAAGAGTTTCGTAGTAAGGCAAAAACAGCACTCGTACTTCCGTGGCACTTCCGTGAGAGTATTCGTAAACGAGAAGAGAAATGGTTGGAAGGTGGGGGCAGGTTTATCTTCCCACTTCCACGTCCCATGATAGTTGAGACAGAACAGCGAATCGCTACGATGACGATAGGGGCAAAATGAAAAAAGCTTTAATCACTGGCGCTCTTGGACAAGATGGAAGTTATATGGCAGAGTTGTTACTCGGACTTGGTTATGAGGTATGGGGAACGGCCAGAGGAAGTACACTATCATCTGGCGGGAATTTTATTTCCGGGGTTAGATATGCTTATGCCGATATACGAGACGAATTATCATTATTGACGTTACTCAGAAGAGTTGAACCAGATGAGATTTACAATTTTGCGGGACAGTCAACTGTTCCAGCCAGTATAGAATATCCCGTTGATACGTTTGATGTTAACACGAACGGTTTCATGCGGCTTATGCGTTGCGTCGAAAAGTTGCAGTTCAAGAATACTCGTGTTTACCAGGCATCTTCTGCAACTATGTACGGTAAGTTTGATGGGAAAGGACAGGTTGTAGTAAATGAAAATACTTCGTTTAATCCTATTACTCCGTACAGTATATCCAAGTATGCAGCACACAGAATAGTTGAGATGTACAGAGACAAAGGCTATTACGTGGTTGGTGGTATTCTTTTCAATCACGAAAGTCCTCGAAGAACAGAAGACATGGTCACGAGAAAAATTACACGTGCAGTTGCACAGTATGCGATCGGAGAGAAACCTGCGTTAAAGCTTGGTACAATTACAACAGTACGTGATTGGGGCTATGCCAGCGATTACGTCAAAGCGATGTATAAGATGCTACAACAGGATATACCGGAAGATTTTGTGATAGGTACGGGGATTGGTCATACGGTACAAGAATTTCTGAAAGCTGCAATGCAAGCTGCCGATGTACGTACAATAGATCTAGTCCCATTCTCTAGTGATTCGTTGCGACATAGTGAAACATATACAATTTTAGCTGATGCTACCAAAGCGGCCGTTAAGTTGGGATGGGTTCCAGAAACAAACTTTTTGGATTTGGTAAAGTTGATGGTTTTAGCTGACATAAAAGAAGCACAGCGTATGGTGACGGCATGAACCTTCAAGATTCCATAACGTTATACTGTGAAGGAAGTCAAGGAGGGGGCAGTTCCAAGATAGGACGTAAGTATAAAGTTGTCGATACGAAATATCAGGATGTAATCAGTGAGCACGATACGCCGAGTGAAGCCGAGACAGCAATGCTAGCTAGACCTTACTCGAAGATCATTTCGCGTCCAGATCCAAGCACTACACCGGCAGTACGGCAGAAAGCGAGACAAAGACTGGTCGAACATAATCCCGATATGAATGCGGGTTCGGATAGTATTGAAACTGTTGATCATATGATGGAAATGCGTTCTTTTGGGAAAGATAATAATTCAGTAACCCGTCGGATGTATTCTCGAAACACAGAATATGAAGGTGACGGAACTTGGATACAGGTTAATTTTGTAAATGGTAAAGTTGGAAAGGTACAGTGTTGGAATGGGAGTAGAACTGCTAAACCACAAGTTGCCAATGGGATTAAAGGAATACAACGATTTACTAGTACGTATGGTGACTAATGATATTTACCAAATCACAGATTCTGGAGAAAGCAGGACTGGTAAGAGACATTTGTAACATAGTCCTATTCCCGAAGAAAGTAGAAAAGATTCTGTTGATAGGTTCGTATGCATCGGGGAAGCAGACTGACTGGTCCGACATAGACCTTCTTATCCAGTTGCCACGTACAGAGTTCCGTATTGAGTATCCTTCGTGGGAACAGATTGCAGAAATTCATCAGAAACTTGGGACAAATAGAGTACACGTGATCTTTGGGACCGTTGAGTGTGCAGAATCTTTGCACCAGAAGCACAAAGGTAAAGAAAAGGATTACAGTTACAAAGAACTATCACTCCAAGGAGGGTATTAAAATGCCGTTACACGTTGCTCCACTATTGCGCGCTCGTGAAGATGCGCTAGAAACTGCTGGCTTGTTAGTAAAGTTGGCCTCGCAAGGACTTACCAACCAGAAAAGTCTTGAAAACGCTGGTGGTACATTTCGTGAGAGCCCGAAAGTAACGTATTTGTTCAACAATACGTCTTTTACACCGCCGCAGATTCCAAGTGGTTCGTAAAGTTGTTACTTATGTGCAAAACGCGTTTACACACGTCCTTTCCCTTTCCCTATCCAAACCCCTCTGCTACGAAAATAACCCGTCTCAAACCACGTAAACGCAGGCACGCCCTATCTCCTATACGTGTCTTAAACACGAGAATTTTGATCGGAGGGTGATGTGAAATACACCGTATTCCGTGGAATAAAGATTTGTATAGAGAATCCAGCCGGAAGCACCCGGTCTGGAGTTGATAAACAATCTGGAAAACCGTGGAGTACGGTACTTTCACATGATTATGGGTACATAGTTGGTACAACAGGAGCCGACGGGGACGCCATAGATGTTTTTCTCGGACCAGATACATCAGCAAAGTTCGTGTACATTATCCACCAGACGGACAAGCAAGGAACGCAATGGGACGAAGACAAATGTATGCTTGGGTTCCCAGATGTGTTAGCCGCCAAGGAAGCCTATTTCAAAAACTATGATTTGCCCAATCATTTTTACGGAAGTGTTACGGTTTGCCCGTTGAAAGAATTCAAGCAGCGTATCAAAGAAGAAAGTAACAAGATGTTATTCTCCAGTACATTCGGAGTTGGAGACCAGGTATACGTACACGGATTCCACGGACGTGGCGTAGTCATGAAAGTAAAAGGAACGCGAGCCAACATACGTTTCCGTAACGGTGAGAATATTTCTCGCGATTTCATGTATCTCACAAATCTGGCAGACAGAGAGCCTAGCATGTTTCCGACAAGTGTAAAGGCAACCCACGATCCTGACGATCCAGATGCGACGATTACGCACGAAGCCTATAAAGATGTTCAGTGGGAAGTAGACCGTAAGACGGGAGAAATACTACCACCAGACGATCACAATGGTAGAGAGCGTAAACATTTCCGTAAGCTCATCAGAAAGCAGAAACACGTTGGAGGATTAGTAGAAGCGAAAGAAGAGAATGTAGAACTGGAAACGTCGCCAAACCCACCAAAAGGGAAAAAGAGAATAGTAAAACAGGGAACTCAGTATTGTGTTGTAAGTGATTCGGGTGTAGACCGTAGCTTTGGCTGCTACCCCAGTAGAGAGATGGGCCAAGCCGTAGCCGACAGAAAAAGCTTCATAGAACCTAGTCTTCCAAAGAATCTATTCGCCGGAGGACCGGGAAGTGGCCGCAAGAAACAAGCAATGAAGGAGTACCAGCGTATATATCAGTTAGCGAAACAAGCAGGTATGAAGCACGAGGACGCGCATAAAGAAGCAACCAGTGCGTACGTAGAGAAGATGACACGGATGTATGCAGGGAAAGTAATCAGACAATCGCCTTCTGAGTTTAAGAAATCAGAGCGTCGGGCTGGAATAGAACCGTATGTGGATGCAGGTGGCCCCGGTAGTGGTAGGCATCCAAGTTATGGCAAGTTCAAAGAAGGGTTCAAAAGTACTAGTAATCAGTACTACACAGCTAGAGGCCATCAAGTAAATGTAGTAAAGCATCCTACTGATGTTGGACATGTTAAAGTTACAGAGATAACAAACGCTCCAAGAGCTACGGGAAATAAACTAGAGAGGATCGGTTACTACACCCAGCATAACGCAGAACAAGATAAAGAACAGTCTTTCAAAGTTGCGCTCAATGATTTGAAAACTTTTTTGAGTGAAAGGTACGGTATAGGTGGAGAGACAACTATCAAAGCGGGTGGACCAGGTTCAGGACGTAAATCTTCCGCAAAAGGTCTTAACCAGTGGAAGAGTCCGGAAAAGGAACGAGCACTAGCCCATAAGAACAAAAACCAATTGAAGTTGTTCCCAGATAGATCGGATAAGTTAATACGGCCACCGAAGATAGCCGCGTTCGGAGATCAAGGAGAACCAATGGCCGGAGCCCAGTCATGGGGTTATATCGATCCAATGACGTGGTTCGCTCCTCCTTCGTTAGCCAAGAGAGGAAAAGGGCAGAAAGTACCGGTAGACGATCCGCAGGAAAAGGACAACAAATTTATGGACGTACAAAGACGTAATAGTAAAGACACCAAGGAACAAAGAATGAAGTTGTTGAAACGTTCAAAGCCGGGTGGAATTCCTCCAATGGTACCCGTTCGTACTACAGCCATAGCAACACCTAGTGCCTATTATGCCAGTGCATTGCGTAACAGGAGACGCAGGATAAATGGCGGTGGTATGTTCCGCGCTTTTGGAGCTGCAGCAATATGAGACTTAGTACATTAGAACCGCAGTTCCTACGTCGCGAAGAAAGAGTAGAGCAATGGACTAGACGTAAGGAAGATGGTACTGATGAGGAAGTAACAGGACCACGTGAATATCAAGTATATGTAGATACACCACAAGAAGCTGATGGAATAACGTTTATGTGTCCTAAGTGTTTTGAACAGAATAAAGGATCGGTTGGAACACATTGGGTATTGTGTTGGTCTCCCAAAGTTCCACCTGATATTGATCCTAAGCCAGGGCGTTGGAATCTTGTGGGTACAAATTACGAAGATTTAAGTCTAGTCGCAGGTTCATCATCTGTATTGCTTACGAGTGGTTGTGAAGCCCACTTTTTTGTTCAACAAGGAAACGTTACATTCGCTTAGGTAAAAATGATTCCCGTAGAAGACATCGTCGCCAGTGCTGTAGAAGCAATAGCCGATACCGTCCACGATATTACCAGTGGTGGTCCGGGATCAGGTAGACACTGTGAAGTCTGCAACGTAAACACAAAAAAGAATCTATGTCCTAAGTGCAATGAAGCCGTAGAACGTTACGGCAGGCATCGTGGTATTTCCAATGCCGATGCGATAGAGGACATGAGGAATCAGTACAAGCGTCACGGAGAATCTTTCTTACGTAGGTATGCTACTTCTTTCCAAGGTGATTTAGCCGAGACGTTGAGGCAGTCTTTGAAAGCTGGTGAAGCAACTTACCCAGATGATCACAAAGCAGCAATGCAGGTTCCAAAAGGAGGAAGTAGTTGTGCTTCGTGTAAGTATGTGAGCGAAGATAAGAAAGAATGTAGTAACGAGTATTACATCAAGTGGAATGATGGCTCTAAGAAACTTCCCCTACCCGCAGACGAATTTTGTAGTGACTGGTGGGAGCCTAAGAAAGAGTTAGAAGCAGCCACAGAATCTTCCCCAGCAGGAGATTATTCCGGAACGTTGTGGCACGGAATCAAGATCAGTGGATTTACCGGACCGGAAGAAGAAGGTCTTAGAGCGATGATCTCCCGTGTACCACCAGAATTATTGGTATACGTAAAGCAGATCAAAAGTGCCAACGAATTAAATGCAGTACACGGTAAGTATGAACCGGAGACGAGTACGATATTCTTTAATCCGAAAAATTTCATCAACAGAACTAGGCTTGGAAAAGGAGAAGGTTGGATATACCACATAGAAATAACTGTGGTACATGAAGTATTTCATTCTATATACGAAAACTTTTCACAAGAGGAGAAAAAAGCATGGCAGGATTTATCGGGTTGGATAATAGGATGGAAACCAGGGCAATCCTTACCTTATGTTGAGAAAAGACCAGGATGGCCAAAAGCTACGAGTAAGTGGACACATAAAGCTGGAATAAAGTTCACCCGCCATTACGCAGAGCGAAATCCAAACGAAGATTTTGCCGATTGCGGGGCATTTGTACTTCTTGGAAAGGGATATCAGATGGAGCCTTCCAAGAAAGAGTTTATAGAAAAGTATATAAAAGATCATGTTCATAACTATCCCCAGGTTTCCATTCAGTCTCACAAACCAGTATCCATGTACGGAGGAGGACTAGGCTCAGGCCGTCATCCTTACGGGCGTAAACCCAAAGACGAGAACAAGATCGAGCGCGCGAAAGCATCGTATGTTCCCATGACGAAAGAAAAGTATAACATATCGACGTTGAGTGAAGGTCTAGTCGCGAAAGCAATAGGTGGTACGCAATTAGCCGATCACGAACCGTTCGACGTGATGAAAAAGGGAGTAGGTATAGAAGTAAAAACCCTATTCCCAGGAATGAAGAATACGAAAATTACCATGCACAAGTCTTCATTGGCAAGGAAAATGAAAGAAGCAAGACAGAAGAAATTGAGAACGTACACGGTAGTTGTTGATATGCGTCAAAAGAAATTAGATGTACTGGTACGAGCTGGGTTGGGATCATTTAACCTTCACATGATGAAAAGTGTCAATACTTTCGCGGGCCTGACGAAGTATATAAAATAGAAACTGCGTATCTGTATAATATGAATGAGGAACAAAATGAGTTTCTTTCTTGTGGACAGTGAAGGTTTCGTATCAGACATTTCCACTGCCAAAGGCTGGAGTGACGTCAGTAACGCTTTGAAAAAGTTACGTAACACTCCGCTCAGTAGTTTCTTAGCAACCGGAGAAACAACCAAACCCGATGTAGTAGCGAGTGAGATCAATCAAGTCCTACCTTTCATAGATGACAAGAGTATAGTTAAGACACTGACAAACCTGCAAGCTGGATTGAAGAAGTGCAAAGACATTGCAATAATTTCCCAGTAATTATGGACAAGTCACAGAAGGTAGTGAAAAAGATAGTCAGTAAAGATGGAAGTTTTCTGGAGCTAAGAAAAAATGGTAGCTTATACTCCAGCACAGATTCAAAGAATGCGTTTGCTCTTAGTGGTGCGATTTACCATGGTGTATGTAATATAGATGAAATGGTTTACATATACCGGTCGGGAAACTTTAGTAAAGACATTGACAAGAAGAAATACTTCCCGATACAAAGTAAGGTGTTGCGATTTAGTAGTAGACTGAAGATAAGAAAACTGCGGCTAATCATCCATGAGCAGAAGCTTACGAAATATGGTTGGTTGTGGGATTCTAAGTATGGTTACGTTAAAAGTAATAAGTTTGAACGTCTACTACGCAAACGTAGACAAGTTAGTTGGTATGGCAATAAGGTTCTTTTGTTGAGAAAGTCAGATGCAGTCTGGAGATCAGAGTAATGGTTCCACCGACCGACGCTATCGTGACGTATCATTCAGTTCCCCAGTTCCCCACGGGTGAGTTACTAGAACAGTGTCTTGCAACGTTGGTAGAACATACCAAGAACATTAGGATAATTGTCGTAGATGACGCAAGCGATATTCCAGGTGCACAATTCCTTGACAACCTAATCCGTAAGTATCCGAATGCGTTGTTAGTTCGTACGGGATTCCAACGATGGTTTACGCGAGCTGTAAATCTTGGTTTGAGTCTTGCCAGAACGGAACGCGTTTGTGTCTTGAACTCGGACATGGTATTCGGACCGGGATGGTTGGAAGAAATGTACGACGTGTGGGCAGAGGTAGAAAAAACCGGTAAGGTCGGACTAGTCGGTAGTCTGCAATCCGATCCAGAACCGAGAAGGTATCAGATAAGTGTTCCTGCCGATTATGTCACAGGTCACGCGTGGGTATTATCGATGCAAGCGATGAAAGAAGTAAGTGTAGCACGTGGTAATAAAACTGGAGTATTCCTAGATGAATCTACTCCAGGAAATATTCATATTCATAGTGACGTTGAGATTTGTTGGTTGTTACATAATCTTGGGTGGCAATGTGTGAAGTCATTCAAGTCGGCAGTCGGGCATATTGGAGGCAGGAGTTGGGGACATAACATTGCTAGAGTACAAAGTCTTCGATTGGAAGATGTCAACGAAAGGTACCAATGAAAAAGATAAAGTATTGGTACCGTCGAATCAAATTGTTTTTAAGTTGGATATGGTTTCCAGATTTCTTTGGTGATCCGATTGATGTAGTAACTGCATGGGAAGTAGCAAAAATAAGCGAAGGAGAATACAATGCAAACACGAAGAACGTTCGGGAAGTTGTTGTTAGGTAGTGTTGGAGTATTATCCACGTTGGGAACAATGACGTTGGAAACAGCCTGTACATTCGGAACAGTCTTTGCTTCGATACTCAAGTATGTAAACGTTGGGTTGCAAGCATTTCAATCTATAGTCGATCTATTGAGTGGAGCAGGAGTACTTCCTGTTGGAGAAGGAACGGTAATTGATACAGCTATCCTGCTAGTAAAAACAGGATTTGCTGATCTCCAAACGGCAGTAAACAATTACAATGCCTCTACCGGAGACAAGACAACATTGCTGGGTAAGATTTCCACTGCGTTAAGTGTTTTGCAAGCCAGTATTCAGCAGTTCTGGAACGATCTCAAGATTCCAGATTCAAAGTTATCGAGTCTGGTACAGGGATTGTTGGGAGTCATCCTATCAGTGCTTGCCGGGTTTGCTACTCAGCTACCGACACCAGCCACAACGGCAATTGCCAAACGTGCAGCTGAGTTGCCAAATAGGATTAACGTTCCTGCTCAGAAGCTTTCTCCAAAAGAGTTCAAAGCGAAGTTCAATCAGCAGCTGACCGAGAACGGCTACACCCAGTATATAGTGAAGTAGGAGGATAGATGGCAATACCAGTCATAGCAATTACCAATCAGTCTACCGTATTGACTGATAAGCAAGTATCGGATGTATTACCTGCGTTGCAGAAACAAGTCAGTAGTGACTTCTGTCCTTACTGGCAGATCGATAGTACGTTGATTTTCCTTCCCAAAGGAAACGTATTGACGAAAGGTTGGTGGCAATTAGTCATAGTCGATAATCCAGACCAAGCCGGAGCTTTGGGCTATCACGAAATGACAGCCCAAGGAACACCGCTTGGTAAGGTATTCGCCAAGTTGGATATCCAATCAGGTAATTCGTGGACGGTAACGTTGAGCCATGAGTTACTTGAAATATTAGGTGACCCTTGGATCGATACGTGTATTCAGGGATCGGATAATAACATCTACGCGTTGGAAGTATGCGACGCTGTAGAAGCAGATTCGTTGGGGTATGAAATAGATGGAGTCTTGTTGTCAGACTTCGTCACTCCGTCTTGGTTCGAGCCGACAGCATTGGACCGTAAGGATTTCAAACAGCACACGACCAAGCAGTTTGAACTCGCGGTAGGCGGGTATATTTCCATTTACGATCAAACGAAAGGCTGGACTCAGGTAATGGCCAAGAGTACAGCCGAAGTACAGATACCAGCAGGCAGCAGACGTGATCGTAGAACAGTCAACAAAAACGATTGGAGACTAAGTGCACTGTGAGGATTTATGGGAAATGATTGGAAACCGGAACGTGTAGATTCGGGCTGGTTAATACCAGGTGCGAAGAATAGTTTTTCTCAAGCATCATCGGTAGCAGATATACAGATGATGGAAGCGGAAGCACCACCAGACCATCGTGTATTTACAGATGCCATTGTCGCGTCGGGTAAAGTACGTGCTCCAGTACAACGTGAAGAAGTAGATTTAGTCCGTCCGCAGAAAGTAAAGCCGAAAGTGTTTGCCCGTGGAGCTAGAGTCACAGCCATTTCAGGAAAAGGCCGTGGTAAGAAACTTACGATCATAAAAGCCAACGTTGGAGAAACAAACAAGACACATACTCCAGTACATCGTGTAGCCGATGAGGATGGGAATGTATGGCTCGAAGTTGAAAGTAAGATACAGTTTAGATGAAGACTAAAAACAAAGTTCCGGTAAAGCCGGATACGGTTACGTTGAACGATCAAGGCAAGAGAACGTTAGCCATGCTCACGGCGTTGGAAGATGAAGCACAGTTAACGGACTGGGAGATAGACTTTGTTGCCAGTGTCAGTGATTGGTTCTACAAGGGCCAGAGCCTATCACCAAAGCAATTTGAAACACTTGAGAAGGTATACAGAAAATTCAATTAGCGTTTCTGTATAATATCTTATGAATGCAGAACAACAGATGAATGCAGAACAACAGAAAGAGCTTGACGCTTTTGTAGCAGAGAGTGAAACGTGTTTGGAGTGTCCGGGAAATCCGGAGTGGATGAAAGGTTACAACGCGGGAAGTAAAGCCGCAGCAGAAGCTATTCGTCAAAGTAATTGGACATGGGAAGAATACAAAGATTGGAAACAAGGGAAACGTAGCAGTTGAAGAAACAGAAAATATATCGATGCAAGCCGTGCCACAAGAAGTTTGGTACCAAAGCTGAAGGTGGTTACGCTAAGTTTCTTCGGCATAGGCGTAAGCATCATTCTGAGGCAGTAGCCAAGTCTCACGATTCCACTCACCGTAATCAGTATGGGCAAACATCCGAAGAATATTATAATCAGTTGAAGAAACAAAATAATCGTTGTATCTGCGGACGTGAGGTTAAGAATGTGGGTTTACACCAAGATCATTGCCACAAAATAGCTCAGCTTAAAATCAAAGCAGAAAAAACTGAGATGGGTACATGGCGAGCATACAACGAAGAATACAAGTATGCATATACCAGTCGTAGTCGTAAGAAAGCTGTGCGTATGGTTCGTCTCAAGCTTAAGCGTAGAAGTCGTCGTGGGATTACTTGCTGGCATTGTAATGCAGCAATAAAAAAGGTTGGGGACAACTGGAAAGTCGCCAAGGCCATAGCAAAGTATTTGAAATACTGGCAAGAAAAACAAGGTTGGGATTACGTCCTAAATCAAAGGAGCAGTAATGGTAACTAAAGACAGCAACGGAAAATACGATCTGGTTCTAGACAAGCATACGTTGGTAGTAGAAAAGAAAGAATGTTACGATCCAGACGATGAAACAATTGACTACGAAATTTGTCTCATGGCCGATTGCGCGTGTGAGCAAGGAGAAAACAAAAAAGATCACGTCAGAATAGTCATTACCACCGACGATAAGTTCATAGCCGACAAGTTCCAGTGTGGTAGGAATGTGGATATAGAATGTACTCAAACGCTAATGCAGCAACACGCCCTGAAAGCTGGGGTACAGTAATGGCTGGATACACAGTAACGCGTGAACACGAAATTTGTTGTGGACACAGGGTATATGGTCACGAAAGTAACTGTAGGTATATCCATGGGCACAACTACCGTTGGGAGTTAACAATAGGTTCACACAGTCTTGATAATCTCGGACGGGTAATTGATTTTGGAGTCATCAAAGACATTCTCTGTAAATGGTTGGAAGATAACTGGGACCACAAGACGTTGTTGTGGACGAAAGATCCGTTGTATTGGTGGTTAGTAACAAATCTTGACCTGGAAGAAAGAAAAGCATTCGTATCTATTCCAGTCAATCCCACAGTCGAGAACTTAGCCGATTACTTTGTTGAGGACGTTGCTCCTGGATTGTTGTTAGATAAAGGAGTAGATTTGATTTCAGTACGGATTTGGGAGACATCGAAATGTTCAACGACGTATACGAAAAAGGAATATGATGAAATCTCCGTTGGGAACAAGCGAAAAGGTTTGGAAGTCGACGCTGAAAGAACGGTTGCGGAATAAGTATGCCAAGAAAGGTTATAAAGCGTGTCTCGCGGGACAAACCAAAGCAGATAACCCATATACGTTAGACGAAGAGATATGGAAGCTGTTGAAAAAAAGAACGTTCTGGATCATGGGCTTTGAGGACGCAGATTACAGTAAGACGATGCGCCACAGGCGTAAGAAGCAGTCCGAGAAAGAGATCAGGAAATACGACAAAGAGCAAAAGAGAAAACACAAGGTTGTAAAAGACAAGAAACATGGGCACAAGTCAAAACATAGTTCAAAGTAATATTCCGATATGCTTTCTGCCAGCGGGCGTAGACGCATGTGCGTTGTGGCGTATGTTCCAGCCGCACATGAACCTGTACGGCTCAGCATTCATACTTCGTTTCGGAGCCCTTGACGTTACTGAGCTATCCCAGTATAAAGTTGCGGTCGTCCAGCGTCAAGTAGGCGAATTAAACCTTTACGCATTGAAACGAATGAAACAAGCGGGTATAAAGATAGTCTACGATCTAGATGACGATATATGGGCACTACCCGCTTCGAATCCCGGAAAGCAAGCATTTAACCAGTTAACGGATTCGTTTACTCGTTGTGCCGCAGAAGCAGACATACTCACCGTGAGTACGAGAGGTCTTGCGTCCACAGCCAAGTTCAACTTTCGTCTCGGAAAAGAAATAGTAGTTGTTCCAAACGCCGTAGACCTAAATTTGTTCCATCCCAAAGAAATAGTTGATAACAGTGGTTTCGTAATCATGGGATGGGGCGGATCGAACACTCACGGGGAAGATGTACAGGACTGCTTCTCGGTAATTCCAGATATACTCGATAAGTATCCGAACCTGCGAATGGAGATAGTTGGTGCTCCCGCGATAGACGAGAAGATAGTCAGTACAAAAGAAAAACTTGGGTATGCAGTCGGAGCACAACAGTTTGCGGTCTACAATAAACAAAGAGTACTAACCCAAAGTATTATTGCCACGCATCCCCATACGCTGTTTCGTCCTTGGGTGCCAGTCAGTGAGTATCCGAATCGCTTAGCGTCTTGGGCTTGGGACTTCATGTTAGCTCCTCTGTCTGACCATAGGTTCAACCGGAGTAAGTGTTTATCTACTGAAACGTCAATATATGGATTAATTGATGAAGTTCCAATAAGATGTAGTTTGATACATTTTTTAAAGGCAGATGGAAAAGAAAAACATTTACCCGGACCAGATGGTAAGTGGCGAAAAGTTATTACGTGGGAACTGATGCAGAAAAACAAAAAGGGAGTTTCAGTAGGCATACGTGGTGGTGACTTTTTCCACGTAACTAGAAGTCATAGATTTAAGTTGAGTAACGGTAAAATAATCAAAGCTAAAAATCTTAAGATCGGAGATATTTTGCAATCAGTCGGAAGTAAGAGTTCGGGCGAACGTTGGAAGCCGTTGATTGAAGTTACGACGCACCTTCCAGATCGTCCAATAAATCCTTCTAGGATTTGTAATTATAAAGCAGGATGGTTTGTTGGACAGTATGTAGCTGATGGGTGTATTAGTACTAATCCAACCGATACTGGGAAAATAGGTGGATCAACTTCTATTTTTATTTCTATTGATGGACGAAAGGAATGGCTTATAAAGAAATTACATGACGTGGGGAAAGAGTGGGGGGCTACTACTTTCGTTAGTCCATCATCAGAAGGACATGGTGCAAGCTTTACCTTTTCGAATTCGAATACATTAAGAGGATTATTATACCAGTTTGTGGGAGGTAAAGATTCATATACAAAACATCTTCTGCGTGCTGTTTGGAGAGAATCTGATGAGTTTATAAAAGGTATTATCGACGGATGGTTAGAAGGAGATGGACACAAACCAAAAGGAGAGAATTATGGTAAATATGCTGGAACTAGAGGGAATAAACATGTTTGGAAATTTGGTATTACACGGAATTGGAAGTTAGTGAGAGATTTGCAGTTAGCATGTTTGTTGGTAAGTTATCGTTTTAGATTTGGCAGAAGATTCGCTACGGGTTTTGGAAAAAAGTATAAAATAATTAGTGGAAGTATAAGAAAAACCATGGATAAGTATCAGTCCACAAGAGATAATGGAGAAATACTTACGTTGAGTAGATTGAAAGTAAATACAGTTGCAGTAGAAGTTGATGGAGATCATTTATTTGTGCTTCCATCAGGTATTGTAACACACAATAGTTGTATCAAAATGTTAGAAGCCGCTGCGTTGAAAGTACCTTGTGTATCGAGTGACGTACAACCGTACCGAGAATTCGCCGAGCTGGGAGGAGAAGACTTAAAGTGGTTACTCTGCCGTACACCAGCCGAGTGGACAGATAGAATCGTTACGTTGGTAAACGAACCAGAACGTAGAAAAGAGCTTGGTGAGAAGATGTATCGTGTTGCCGAGCGTTTCTACAACGCCAAGACGTTGGTAGAGAACTGGCGAAGAGTTTTCAACAAGGTGGTAGCAGCATGAAGGTATTAGTATGGATGGGAACGCATTGGGTAGTATGTTTGGTATTGGGTGTAGTCATATTTTTAGTACTAGCTGGATCGGCAATACTCGAATTTTTAGTACTAGCTGGATCGGCAATACTCGAAGCCTATCTCGAAGTAAAGCAACGTCCTAAAAAACCAATGTTGTGGTGTTCAGAATGTAAGTCTTATTTCACGGAAGAAAACGCGATTCAGTTGTTTCCAGAACTTGGGGACAAGATTGGTAATACCAAAGTCTGCGCTAGTTGTTATTTTAAGAAGGTTTTCATAGATCCAGAAAAGAAGTTGGTATAAAGTGGATAACATCCTAGTAACTATGTCCAATGACTTGCGAGAATTTCTATTTGGTATCGCTGTCGTTCAAGCATACCAATTGGAAATGGCAACGGGAATGTTTAACATGCAGAATGCTACGCGTACTTCCCGTGGACAGTATATGTTTACGTTCAGAATGCACGAAAGGTTTTCATTCTTTGAACCATGTCTGCGTGTAGTAAAAGAAAACGTTCCCGTATACGATTACTCCGGGTGGCGAGAACGTGCAAGACGAGAATACGATTGTTTCCTAGATTTCGATCAAGACTTTGACAGAGCGAAAAGTATAGCATTGAAACTGGGTCAAAACATTGTGGATGGTTTTAGTATACTGTATGGTTGCGGTGCAAAACCTAATCCAGTCTTGAATGCGTTACGTTTGCAACGAGAAAAGACAGACAGTATCCAAGTATTAATCCAGCGTTGGGATGATACAGAAAGTGAAAAGTTTTACGAGTACCTGCAACGTAATCATCCTGAGATTGAGTTAACGTTAGATCCAAGAGATATAAGCTCTTTCCCAGTAAAAGATATAGTCAATTACGTGAACTACTTTGACGTAGTAATAGGACAGTGTGGAATTGTTCCGTATCTCGCCGCATCGTTGAACAAAGCCGTATTCGAGTTCTTTCCCAGTAACGAAGAAGGTATTTTGTATGGTAGTAAGAAGCCATTGTACAACGGAATAACAGGAACGATTAACGCGAGTTGGTTGTGGATGTTGTGGAGTCAATCATGGCAGAAAATTTCAGAGACTTTGTCCATTTCGAGGTCCCCCGTAGAACCGATGGTCAAGGAAGAACGCCAATCCATTGTCGGAGATGCGGTCGGTTAATTATGATGGTCATAAATCCCATCATACGTTCAGTTACTGCTTGCCAAATCTGTATAATGAAGGAGCAGGGGATAGAGAATCCAGAAGACCACGTGTTAACATCGTACCAGTTGACGTCGGGAGTAGATGGATTACCAATACCGATGGATGCGGACATTTCCCAAGAAGGAGGAGTCTTAGTCTTGTATCCAGAAAGTGATCCGAGACAAAAGAAACTTCCAATGGTTGGGGGATTGTTCGGCTCAGTACGTTCGTTGTTTAAGGTATTAGGTTTTGATATGCCAGAGAAGGAACCACCGCCGTCACAAGAAGTTGCAGAACGAAAAGGCCATACCGGGTTGTATGGAGAAAGAAAAGGAAAGGAAGTCAGATAATGGAAAATGGGAAGGTGTATCCAGTAAGTGAGACGTTTGTATCTCCGCAAGGAGAGGGAGTTTATTGTGGGGCAGTTATGGCTTTCGTGAGGTTGGCCGGGTGTACAGTCGGTAAGCCTTTTCCTAAGGAACGTTATGTTGAAAGATATAGTACGGACTCATCCGAGCGGCCATTGCATTTACCGATCTATACCGAGCAGTGTAGTCTATATGACGGCAGACGCTTCGCCTGTGATACCGATTACCGTGTAAAGCAACGAATGACAGCAGAGGAAATAGTCAACGAAATTCCAAAGGACGTAAAACGGGTATGTATTACCGGTGGAGAACCAATGATGCATGATCTCAGTACGTTGCTTTCCTATCTTTGGAGCAAGTTCAAAAAAGTGCATATCGAAACATCAGGAACAATCGTACCAGAATGGGCATTCAAACAAGACGTGTGGATTACAGTAAGTCCGAAGCTTTGTGTGAAAGATGAGATGTTGAACCGTGCAAATGAGCTGAAGATTCTTGTCGATAAGGATTTTGTTCCAGATGAAAAACTGTTAGCCATATCCAAAAGCAAGCCGACATACTTGCAACCCATCAACAACGAGAACACTATTCGGGGAGAGAACGTTAGGTTGTGTATGGAATGGCAAAAGAAATATCCCGCTTTCCGGGTCAGCTTGCAGTTACATAAGGTGTTGAGTCTGTACACGGAGGAGTTGGTACGATGACACCGGGAATACCACAACCGCAAATAGATCCTATTCAGTGCCCGAACATGGCCGAGTTCACGTGTCCAGACTGCCAAGAAAAAGTCACAGCACGGATACAGCGTCCAATGATAGCCAATTCAGGAACGTGTAGCATTGTAGCATTCACCCATGAGAACTTGGATGTATGTCCGAAGTGTGGTGCAATATTCTTGTTCAAGATAGTGGGTATAAATCCTATGATGCATTTGCAAAC